ATGAATAATCCCAAAATACTAGATATCGCACTCGCATTTATATTCCATAAGCACCCGGCTGCTAACAATAAAGCACAAGCCATCCGCGAAATGAGCGATGAAGAACTTGCTGCGGCGTTAAATGAAATTGTCGCCCAACAGGATAACTGTCCACGCACAGTAAGTGGCTGGAAAGAGTGGTTGTCAGAGGAAATAAAATGAATAAAATAGAAGTGATTTGTTGTAAGGACTGCGATCTTTGGAACGCATGGGACAAACATGGGAATCTGTGCAGTTGTGCCCACTTTACACAAGATGATGCAGCGCCTGTATATACTAAACCTGACGATTTCTGTAGTTACGCAGAGAAGAAATAAGATGCTAAAAAATGGGGTACCAGTCCAATTAAGGATTGATACCCCATTCGTTTTATATCAGCTCAATATCGCTTGGCTCAACATAGCCTGACACATTCACTGAGATTGGATACTTGCCAATACGGCTTTCAAGATTTGTCACTCGATACCGTCCATTGACAAGTTTTCCGTCATAAATAAACCACTCACCAGAGCGGCGCATCCCGCAGTGTGTTTGGCTGTTTGAATATAGTATTCCGTCTAATTTGATTTTATCTCCTGCACGAAGAGTATTCTGATGTTCCATCAAAACGAACCCCATGTAGCTGGCCCACAGATACCGTCAGCACTCAAGCCATGCGCCTTTTGCCATTCCATCAGTTTTGTCTTAGTGCCTGCTCCAAAGATACCGTCCGCTTTCACGCCTAGATGCCGCTGCAGCACGGTGACTGTATACGAGATGCCGCCAGTGCAATCTTTCGCGCCTTGACGAATTGTAGGCATAATTTTACTTACTGATGCATATGCAGTGCCAACCTTACTGATCCAGCGAGACTTCCAGCTCCGCACATCAACATGAACAAAGCCTCCTGTTAGCTGCACTCGACTGTAATAGCCGATGCCACCCCGCTTCTGGAAATAAGGCATGGAGGCCAAATATAGAGCAATCCGAATTGGGTCAACACCTTTGATGGTAACATCCGCCGCCGTACCCAAACAATGCTGACTGCGAGGACTGCCGCCGATGGAAATATTATAAGAAGGGGAGCGGTAGCCGGAGTTGATATGGACAGGCTTGCCAAAATGGGCTCGCACCTGTTCAAGAATGTAGATGAGTTCTGTATCGATTAGAACAGTATCGCTGTGGTCAGAGCAGGCGAACTCATAGACGGAAAAATGAGCTGACACCTTTTTGTTCCAATCTTTTTTCATTGAGTATGTATTTACTGCCATGCGGCGCACCTCAATTCTTCTTCAACTCATTCTCGATTTTTTCATTCTGAATGTCCAGCTCCTTGACGGCAGCTTCAATCATCATATCGATAGTAGGAGTGATCTTAACACCCATCTTCTCAAGAGCAGCGATAACATACTTCTTCTTGTCGGCTTTCTTGATAACACCAGTTGCGCCAACCTTCTCAGCGGCACGAACAGTCATCTGGACAAGCTTATAGACGCCAATTTTCTTGAGATAGGGGATGCCATAGACCATAAAAGCGGTGCCAGCACCTGCGACGACCAGCTGGGCAATAGTAGCAACAACCTGATTGAAAAAGTCCATCATAATATACCTCCTGATAAAAATAAAAGACCCCGAACACATCGTTAGAGGTCATGAATCACGTGATCTTATTCTTTTGGTTTCAAAAAACCATTAGTGCGTAGCATTTCGTCATATACGCGCCCCACGTTCTTGATGGCGAAGGGCATCTTGTTGTTTTTGTAGTTGGAATGGGTCTTACAATAATCTTCATACTTTCCAATAACATCAAGGATGTCATCAAAGTCTTCTTCGGTGTGGCCAAGCCCGCGAACAAGCTCATTATTAAAGCGCAGTACCTGACTACGATAACCGTCAGCTTTGGTTTCTTCACCCTTTTCGATGTGATTGTCTAGCTTTTTACGAGTCTCTTCTTGCTCGGAGCGAATATCTTTGAGCTCGGATTTGGTTTCCTTGATCTCGTTCATCACACCGGCATTCAGGGCGTTTCCAATGTGAGTGGCCACCTAAGACCACGGATTGATCTCGATTTTAGAGACTTGTATCACTGACATAACAACGGCGATCAATCCGCCGCTCCCGGCCATCACTGAGCCGAGATGATTTAGGATAAAATTCAATAATTCGTCCATACGATTTTAATCACCTCGATTCTTTTTATGTTGACAAATTTCACACATCATGATATAGTGGTGCTACAGCATGATTTACTTTCGTCGAGCAAATTATGTGTTACCTACTCTAATGTATGTGGGGAAGAGGTCCTTGGCCGAAAAGCCGAGGGCTTCTTTCTTTTTATGTGGCGCTATACCACAATCGCGGAGTATTGGTTGAGTCGCCGATATAAGCTTTTTGTACCACCACATTGCCCCCACCTTCTGGAAGCCCGAAATATAATTTTTCGGCTGCTGTAGGAACGATTGCGCTTGGAAGGCCGCTTAAAACGACATTATAAATATGTGCAAAATCACCATTAGTGCTGTTTGAACTATCTTTAGAATAGGTCATGGAAATTGTTTGTCCTTTAGAAATCGTCCCGCTCTAAGAATTAGAGCCCGTCCCGCTAACAGAGCTTATTACAGTTGTCCCTGCCACTACGATAGTAAATTTATCATAGTTTCTCTCAGAACCCCATCCATAGTCAAATCTAATGGAAGATGTTTGATTTGCGGTTAATGTAATTGTTGCAGCCGTCGAATTTTGGTTTTTGTTGTTGTTTTCGAGGGTTCCGCCACTCTACACAAAAGTGTATGACCCATTAGAAGATGTAAAATACTTAGAGACATTTGATTCGGTGATAGTAACTGAAGTAGTGGCGATTCCGACATAGATACTCATCACACCACCTCCTTATGTGCTGTACTGGATATATACCGTCCCCTCAGGCAGAGTTGTTGGAGCGGTAGTACCCCACTGGAATGCCAGCAAGGTAGGACCATTCAATGTGCCATCTTCAGAGATGGTAAGATTTGTGCCAATTTTTACTCCACCAAGAGTATCTGCTGTGGCAGGGTTCAAAGAAAATTTCGCATCAGCCTCTGACTTGGTGTAACGATCCTTCAGGGCGTCACCAGTAGACTTGGCTTCTGCAGGAACATTCTCTTGAGTTAGCGTCTTATCAGGCGGCGAGGCTACAGAAAGTGCTTTATCTGCATTTTCCTTCGCACTAGCAGCACTGGCTGCGGCGCTAGTCTCGCTGGCAGCAGCATTGGTTTCGCTTGCTTTAGCCTTTTCGGCACTAGAAATAGCGGACGTCGCACTTTTAGAAGCATTTTTTTCGGAAGTTCGCGCGTTTTGCTCGCTGATCTTAGCTTTTTGTTCTGAGACCGCAGCGGCTTCTTTACTTGCAACAACAATCTGTTCGCAACTAATGGCGGCATTTGCCTTTTCAGTAGCAACGGCTTCGCTGGATGCTGCTTCACTAGCTTTTTGAGTCGCCGTATTAGCCGCATTGATGGCGTCTAAAGTTACAATATCGACGCTCTCAACACGCTCCTGAACCTCTTTGGCATATTTTAAGAGACCAACAAACTTATCAGTCAGGGTTTGTACTTCTCCAGATTCAATCTGCACGGCTTCTTCCATAGTGTCCAACCCGCTTTTGACTGGTAATACGGCAATCTCTGTGTTAAAGTTATAACTAAAAATAATCCTGTCATCGTCCTGTTTTGTGGAGTAAAATCTTACCGAAAATTCAAGATCTCCAGGACAGGATGTTGCATCGTTCTGAACTTCCCATCCAAAAATGATCTTGCCAGGCACGGTTGTGATATCCAATTTTGTGACAGGATAAAATCCGCCGTGCTTGTTTGTCTTGGATTCGTATTGAACGATACAGGTTTTCTGACTAAGATCAGTCTGATCATAATACCGATCGATTTCAAAATATATAGTCTCAGCATTGTGGTCATTTAAGACACCAAGAAAAGTAAAGCCATCTGGAATAGAAATCGTGCGCTCGTTTGCGTCAATGATAAAACGAGGTTCGTCCGTGGGAAGCATAACAAGAGAAGGGGAGTTGAACTGATTTTGTATATCGGCAAGCCGTTTCATGTATTCATCGGCATTTGTTTTCAATCGAAAATCACCTCCTTATGAGTAAGATTAGTGTTTCGTTTAATAATAATGATAACCATCCACTCTATAGGTGGCGGTGCGTGTTTTATAGTTGCTATTATAACCGACTGTCCTTAGTTCGCCAGATTGATTGAAAAATACTGCACACCGAGTTTTCCCATCTAGTGCAGCGCGAATCTCTGCGCCACGCACTACTCTCACACCGTCTAGTAGGCGATATGTGCCCATACCGGAATGACAAGCGGTACAGGTTAATATCGCATAGTCAACTGTGCCTGGAACATTATAGACACCGTCTTTATTATAAGAAAAAGTGTCAGAACCAGTATATACCTTTTCTCCAGTAGGGAATTCTTTCCGTTTTAACATTTGTTTTACTTCAGAACGCAAGAAAATACTGGTATTCATTATACCAGATAAGTCCCTACAACGAACAATAAGAGCCCCTAGAGCCATTTTTATAGTCACCTCCTATCGTTTTATTCGAGCGACTTTATATCGCCCTCTTCATCAGAAAGTCAATCTCGTCTTTGGTGTAGGTGAGGATTCCGTTACTTGTGCTAATGCTCCCCAGAACCATAAAGATCCCTCCTTTCGATATAAATTTATATTGTTAACAATAATGATAGCCTTCAATAGCGCAGGTGAGTTCGTCCAAGTTGTACCCGAATCCTGGATAAGTTAAAACACCATCTATGGAAAATTTGCACGTTGGATATCGATCGTAACTTCGTTCTCCAACATAAGGAAGCTGCACACTGGTGTTTCGTGCAATTCTCACACCATCACTAGGCCAAGAGGCTTGAGGGCCTTTGAGGGAATGTAGATGCCGAAGCTTAATATAATCAACATCATCTGGTAATGTTACACTACCTGAATAATTATGACCCGATGCAATATTCCCAGTATACACCAATTTCCCTTCGGGATACGCTTTTCTATTTACTAGTGCATCAATTTCAGCTCTGGTAAAAGGGATGACGCTTGTATTTCCGAGCAACGCACCAATTTCTGCTGGTGCAAAACTAACCATATTTACACTTCCAAGCGCCATATCTTACACCTCGTCCGCAGTATATGCCCACAAAAACTCATGGGGGGGGGGGGCGAACACAAAACCCTTTTTATGATCAATAAACATTTATTGCCTCCTTAACTATCAAAGCAATGGTAACCTTCGATCAGTCCTCGGAAATATGCATTATCAGAAGTGCAACGAGGATAAGTCAAAACTCCATCAGAACTAAATGTTACAATGGGACGTCCATCATCAGTACCTCCTGCAGAACACTCAATGGCTACGCTTGTGCCACGAGTAATCTTCGCACCTTCTGCGGGGAAAGTAGATAGTGCTACGGTTGAAGATATTATTCGAAGCCTAATATACGATACATTCGAGGGCAATGTAACCTGAGCAGAACCGCTAGTTGTAACAAAAATCGTTTCAGTATATACCAGTATTCCATTTGGATAACAATTGGCTTTACACATTTTATCAATCTTTTCTCGTGTAAAAAACGGAACGTCTAATGTGCCAAGCAATAGTCCCATCTCTCCAGGAAGAAATGACTGAGAATTGGTAATTCCTAGCGACATGTTAGACCTCCGAAACTTTTTTCGCCGAATCTACAGACGGACCGAATAATGATACTTGTAAATTGATGACACCTTCAGGAACTGTTTCACTCTAAAAAGTAATGCTCCCATTTTTAGTCTCGCATACGCCAGCAAGACCGGCTGTAATAGCAGTACTAAACGTCTCTGGCGTTGGAACAGCAAAGGGGATCGTTGCCACTGTTGCGCTTGGAAGCTCTACAATACACTGGTAGTTATATCCAGCCATATCAACATGCTCAGTCCAGTTTTCTTTTGAAATCCACCCATCTGTATTTAATGCAATCGTCCAAATCCCAAGGTATCCTCCAGCAAACCCCTCTAGGGGAGTCAATCTATCACCCACGGCCTTAGCGTCAGCGAATCCACCATCGACACTCAGGGTCTTATCGGTTTTGATATTTTTCAATTTGTCATCGATTTCTGCCTTGGTGTAGCGATCACTAAGTCCTTGGCCGGTAGCGGCAGCATCTGCTGGCGCACCAGAAATCGTTAAAGTTGGATCTGCGTTTGCAAACTCTTTAGCTTCTTTTGCGGCTTTCTCAGCAGCCAATCGGTCTCGCTCAACGGAATTGATCCACTCCTCCTCGGTCCCCTCGTAACCATGCTGTACAGCAATCGCATATGCAGAATAGGGACCGATTGGAATTACTTTGCCCATGAAAATCACATCCTTTCTGCGCTAGGCATAGTTAGAATTGTGTAGATAGTTAATTTAACATTGCGCATAACTTTTCATACTCATCTTTTGTCAATCGGTCACCAGCATAGAAAACATCTAACTTTTCACGCAAGCCCTGTGTTTTCCCTTTGTCAATAAGACGAGCACAGACATTATAAAGTTCCATCATGACACCTCTTTCTTTTACGTTGATAATTCTAGCAGGGTCAATCTATATTCTTGGTCTACCACCATACTATCCGTATCACTCTGAGCTGCGATCAATAAAGACAGCTGGTCCTTTTCATCTTCAGCAGCTTTTGCGCTCGTCAGCCAACTATCATATGTGGCTGCGACATCTTTTTCAAGATTAGGATACCACGGAACTACCAACTGATATTCGTTATATGTCCAACCAGAGACTGTTGTCTTATCTACAGATTCTTCATACGGCTCCACATTTGCAAATAGCCGCACCAGAGCCATACCGGGTTTCTGTGGATGAGGTTCGGCAGTACAAGGCATTTTTGGTTTTACACTTGCAGTCACTTTCATACTACTCCTCCTTTTATGATGAAGATGATTCGTCTGGTGGGACAAAGAGGAGGCGAGCGCCGACGTCTCCGTTCGTGTAGGACGAGCCGTAGTAGCCGAAGAAGCAGAATAGGCCCGCATTCGACCCGTAGCTCCAGCTGCCGCCCACATACATCACAGTCCAGCCGCTCGAATACCACGAGTAATCCGGGATGTAAGTAGTCGCGCTACCTCCAGCGGATAAGGGGTAAATAGCCCACGTGGCAGTCGTGGACGCTCCGAGAGCGCTGATGCATCCGCTGGAAGTGGTTCTGGTGCCTGCATCGGTGTATCCAGTGGAGATATCATCGGCATACTTGGTTGGGTCAGTGCAAACATAGACCGTATTGTTGCTGAAGTTTACTCCGTCCACCCAGTCAAGGACGTTGCCCCACGGATTTTCGATATATCTGTATTGAACTGCAGTTGCGCCATCCGTCCCGGAAGCTCTGCCAGTATGAAATATCATGCTATCAGTGCCACCGGATGAAATCGCCGCGCTGCTACTAGTGTTACCCTTGCCGATTTTGCTCTGGCTGTCCCAATCGGCATACTCTACAATATAGAGCAACCCAATAGCGCACCAACTCGCGTAGTCATATTCGTACCAACCAGCGCCTTTATTTTTGGAGTTATTTCGTGCAGTAGCTCTAGTGATACTTACCACTGGAGCTTTTCCTGTGCAAGAAGTGCTATTACTATCAGTGTTATATCGCCCAACATATCGACCAGACCCAGGATGCTTTTCGAAGCCGCTTTTTTCCTTGCTGGCGACGTAGAAGTAACGCTTCTTTCCAGTTGCATCGTCAATGATTTTATAATAAAACTCAGGAATAAACACCACCACATCTGCATCTGAACGAGTAAACCCATCCTCTCCAAATTTGGGACCAATTTTACCAGAGACGATATTGTACTCTTCCATCTTTCTCCAAGGCATATATGAGTCAAACGGACTGCTTCCACCGTCAGCCCCCACGGCAGGGGACGGCTCTGTCGTAATATCTATGTTGACCAAATTGTTGGGGTCATTAGCACTGGTCAAACGAGTACAAGCGGTAGAACTGTTATCATAGTTCCAACATACGCCTTCGATAGTCAAATACCCCATCGGAACATCATAGTCTTTCCCAAGTTCGACATTGATGCTTTTTTCAAGCCAGTCATCATCAAGAGTTGCTTTAATATCCCATCTTCCAGCCCGAGGCAATTTAACAATAGCTTCTCCAGTATCGCCAACCATAGTATTTATGACAATATCACCACATGAGAACTTTAAGTTACTTCCTGCGTCGGTAGATACAGTTACCTTTGGATAGATAATGTCGCCCACCGTTTTAGAATCAGCAAACCCGCCTTCCACACTCAGTGTTTTGTCGCTCACAATACTCGCGATTTTGTTATCTACCTCTGTCTTGGTATACCGGTTGCCAAATTCACGATCGACCTCAGTTTTGGTATATCGCTCATCGAATTTCTGACCAGTTATCTTGGCATCCGCTGGAGCGCCGGAAATTGTCAGTGTGGCATCAGCGTTGATATATTCTTTTGCCTTTTCAGCAGCCGCCTCCGCAGCCAATCGGTCTCGCTCTACAGATTTGAGCCAGTCTTCCTCAGTACCTTCAAACCCGTGTTTTACGGCAATCTGATAGGCGCTATAGGGACCGATAACGACTTCTCTATAATTTTTCAAGACAACACCACCTCCAGATTCCCATGTCCATCGTCACGCATGGTTACATTATCAGCGACACTGTCTGCGACATACAGAGTCAAAATTCCGCTATCATTATTATCATCCAGCCAAATCCATCCTTTTGTGGCGATAGTTTGGTCGGCTTTTTCGGCAGCCTCTTGCGCTTCTCTCAAGGAGTCCAATGCTTCAGCAGCACTTTTGGCGGATGCGGCTTCTGATGCTTTAGCAGCAGTTTCACTTGTTTTGGCAGCGGTTTTACTATCAGCCGCAGCATCTCGGTGCTCACGAGCAGTATTCATAGCCGTTTGAGCATCATTCATGTAAGTCTGTGCATTACTTTCTGATGTAGCGGCGTTCTTGGCACTTACTGCCGCCGCATCCCGACTTGCCGCTGTGTTTGCAATACTGTCATTCGCTCTTCGCTCAATATCCGCGAATCGTGAAATCATTGTTTCAACAGCGGTGGGGTCAACTGGCGTTCCTTCTCCGGTAGTATTCAGACTATTCTTAATGGGCAATGTAGCAGGAACAGTGTTGAAATCGTAAGCAAATTTCGGCTCGTCATTTTCAGTCTCGATACTATAAAACCGTACTGAAAACACTAAATCACCGGCATATTTGGTGGCATCGCTTAAAACAGTCCAGCCAAAAAGTATCTTTCCTGGAACAGTATCAATATCCACCTTAGTGATAGGGAAGAAGCCCTCGTTTACATCACCATTTGGGCCAACGGATCTGAACTGAATAACACATATCTCGTCACTCAAATCATGCTGGTCAAAATAACGGTCGATTTCGAAATAGACCGTTTCAGCGCCATGGTCATTTACGACACTTAAAAATGAAAAATCATCAGGGATGCTTATGGTTCTGCTATTAGCGTCGATAATAAATCTTGGCTCATCAGAGGGGAGCATTACAAGTTCTTTTAGGTTATCTTGGTTCTGGATGTCTTGTAGGCGCTGCATGTATTCATGAGAAGAAGTGATCATGAATTATCGACCTCCTTCAGCATCTGAACATTGACTTCTGACATCTGCACTACGCCCTGATAAAGAGCGAGTGTCTTATTATAGATGTCCGCCGCATTCCGATTAAATTCTTCAAGCATGGCGATTTGAGCCTTGAAATTATAGATGTCATTTTTGATATTCAGTGCAAAGCAGCCGGTTGACAAAGCAATAGTTTCTGTGGCAGGGTCAATACCCATAATGCTAACAGAACAGGGACCATCACAAATCTTGACAGGAGTTGCCATGTCGCACTCGTAGTTGTAATAGTTGGTACTTGTGCTGTTGACCTGCTTGAGCCCAACGATATCCAGATGATTTTTCTGGTCTTTCAGAATCAGATAGAGCCGCAGTTTGACATATTTTTTATCAAGGAAGAAGGTGATCTCATCAAGACTGTATACCTGCGACTCTGAAAATTTAGTAGCCTTGAAACCTTCATTTGAATAGATAAGGTTCATAAACACCTCCAATAAAATAAGCGCCCATCGCTGCATAGGATGAGCGCATAACACATTATAATAAATAGTGGAGTTAGCCACTATCAAAATAATCCATTGTCAACCTCCTCGTCATCGTACCAGATGCCCGGGTTGGCGATCAGGTCGCCGGTTCGCTACCCCACTCTCTACGCAGGGCCTCCAGTGTAGTCTGCATAGAGCTGTTTCCTGCTGCCGCACCCTCAAACAGGGTAAGTATAAGGGTTTTGGCTGTGTCCGTAAATCCCGGGCCAGCGTCACCTTTATCGCCTTTGAAGTCGCCATTGACGATACCATCCTTCAATTCTTGTAATTTATCAGCGGCTGCCTTTGCAGCATCAATAGCGTTTGTAGCGTTTGTTGCGGCAATATCAGCATATTGAGAAGATATTTTAGCACTGGATTCGGCTGATTTTACGGCTGAATCAAATTTTACCGTTATTGATTCCACTTCTTCAGCTTTATAAATAGGAGAGGAATTACTAGTATTGAGCGTGTCAAGAACAGGCAAGGACGCCTCTAGTGTATTAAAGTTGTATTTAAAGGTCGAAATATTTCCGATACTTTCAATGCTATAGAATCGAACAGAAAAAGATACCGTAGCTGCCTCGGCTGTCACAGTATTTCGGATTGTCCAGCCAAAAATTATTTTTCCGGGAATGGTTGTAATATCAATCTGAGTAACAGGGAAGAATCCTTCGCCAAGTTCAACTCCAGTAGATCCCACCATTTTGTACTGGACGATACAAGTCTCTTCACTTAGATCATGGTCGTCGAAATAACGGTCAATCTCGAAGAAAATGGTCTCTGCATTATGATCCCCTTTAACACCAAGAAACTTAAATGCCACAGGAATCGTAATGGCACGAGTATCAGCGTTGATAACAAAACGAGGCTCTTTCTTGGTATTGATTGATAACACAGAAACGCCGCCCATATTTTGAATATTAGCAAGACGTCTCATGTAATCTTCTTGTGTAGTGGTCATTTTATTCCTCCTTTCTCATTTTTATAGCAGCTGCTTTTTGTAACTCGAAAAGTTCGGCAGCCGATTTTTCATCAAGAATATCGACTACTTCGTTATATGGCATATAAATCACGCGCGGCTCAACGTCTCCAAGTTCGACAAATCTTTTGTTTGCGTAATAGTACGAGGCAAGAACACGACCCTTGTGTGCTAGACAAATATTTGTACTGCGATGATTCGGAGTACCGAAGCATTCGTAGTTGTAGCCAGAACAGCCGCCACAGCCCATAGCTACGGGGCATTCGAAGCACTCTTTTGTTGACTGACTTTCGCGTGTGATAGCATCCAACATGGCTTTAGTATCCTGTTGGTGTTTTGTCTTATACAGTCCATCAAAGCAATCGCCGAGACACATCGGCGCAGACTTCTCTTTGCCGACCGAAATAGGAGCGTATCGAATACATGGATAAGCTTTTCCATCAGGAGCAAAAGAAAGCATCGAGCCAGTGCCGCCACAGTAATTTTGGTTGTCACCTGGAGCCATAGGATGTCCGGTATCATCATTTAACATTGTAATATAAACATCACTCTTATCCTCGACGAGCCAATCAGACAGTTCTTTCAGCGCGAAATAAATATTCGAAGCATCCTCTTTTGTATAGACTGGCTCATATGCGAAGTTGCAGTGAATGATTTTACAGCCCTCGTTAATCATCATCTTTACGCTGGGGCAAATATACTTAACAGAATCAGGCACAAATGTCATTTTCGAATTATACCAGCCATACTTTTTTGCATCCTGAAATGCCGCATACGCCTTAGAAAAAGACCCGACGCCATTTACGTCAACGCGAAAAGCGTCATGCAATTCTTGGATTCCATCAATAGAAACAGTGACACTCATAATGTCATGATATTTTTTAATGAGATGCTGGGCTTCGGGTGTAAACCATGCCTGTCCATTCGTGGTAAAACTAATACGGGACAGAACAGCCAGCGGATTTTTTCGCAACCAACATTGTTCATAAAAATAGTCACAGATCTGCTCGATCAGATTGGCTTCCAGTAGTGGTTCACCACCGATAAAATCTAAAACAAGAGCTTTTGTTCTCTGTGTAATGAAATCTTCTTCGTTGCGCTCATATAAGTCGAGTAGGTAATCAATGATTTTCTTTCCAGTATCAAGTGTCATTACGGAACAACTTTTGCAATGTTCGTAACAATAAGAACATCTCAAATTGCAGCTTCCTGTCACCTGGAATGTTATATTGCGGGCGGTTTGCTCGTTGTATCCGTTAGTAGAAGGAAAGAGTTTACGAATGCGTTCGGCATAGTCGTCTGTGGGGGTAAAACTGCTTACCATTCACACACCACCTCCTGCTTATAAAAATCGAATTCGTAATAAGAAGGAATAAATCCAAGCAAACTTTCAAACAATGTATTTTTTGTATATGTAAATTCGATATTTGCTTTTTGATAAAGCGAACGATAATATTCAATCATCTCGCGGTAGTCGCTAGAATTTTCTTCAAAATATTTTCTTGAGATGACCGAGAGCAGAGACTCATAGCTCTTGTTTATATAAAACAGTCGTTCTATCAGCATGGAATCTTTCTCGTTTAATTTAATGGTCTTCTTCATATAACCCCTTTCCTATGCGATAATTATCAAACTTTTTTTCAAGCTCTGGAAATTCATTTTCGAGGTCTCGCATCTTACCCATAAATTCAATAAAATAATGTACTCGAAAATTTTCTTCAAGTTCAAGCGAAGCCAAAACCGTGTTTGCCACGATATACATAGCCCACTTTTGTTCGTCACTTTTAAGCGGCACATTAAGAATTCTTTTTAACTTGTTATCAGAGATTATATTAGTATTAGCAATATATTTTTGTGCATTAGGATATACACGGATGGCAATAGCGTAAGAGTACAAAATCTTCTCAGAGGTAGTCAGAGAATGATTGCAACTTTTTGATATAAGGTCAACAATAGACCTTACATAATTCAGCCACCGAGGAAATGAATATTCCTCTAGACTTGGGTTCTGAAGACAAGACAAATATCCAATCCAAAATTGGAAGGTGAATTTTTGAGGATTTGACTCATAGGGGGCAGAGAACCCGCCTTCTGGAATCGGCATCATTTGAAGAAAATCAAAAAGCACGAGATTCTTTCTATATTCGGAATCCGTAGAGGGGCATTTTATAAAAACAGTTTTATCTCTTCCCATTTTCTCCCTCCTTAATTGGACTTAACTCCACAACTTCCTTTACACCACCCCCGACAACTGCCAGAACAACCCTCGCAACTGCCAGTGCAACTGGCAGTACAGCTTCCGGTACAGCTTCCATCACAACTTCCGGAGCATCCGTCACAACCGCCACTGCAACCTGTGTCACAGCTTCCTTTGCAAGTTCCGGAGCAACCTCCACTACAACCTGAACACCCAGAATAACAAGCGGAAGAACACAATCCTGTGCAACTAGAACGGCAACCACTGGAAGATCCAGTTAAACTCTTAGACGATAAATCATTGATTTTAACAAGGCAGTCTTTCAGCGTTTGTGCATAAACCAAAGATTCTTTGTCAGGAGTTGGGGTGTTTCCATCGATAGCATTCAATGGAGTCGTGATTTTCTGAATATGCTCGTATGTAATAAATTTTCTATTCGCTGGAGTTTCAGAAAACTGCTATGTACTCCCGTTGTATGCAGAAAGAGATCCGGTACTATTGGAATTAGAACGACGAGTAATCTCAGTATTGATGAGTTTTTTTAACGAAGTAAAATCTTCTGGACTAATCAGTCCACCCTGTTCAGCCATAAAATCACCCCTTTACTCGTACACGAATGCGACGCTCACAGAATAAATCATCGCCCTCTACTGCGTAACCAACAACAATATCCGGTGAGACAACTTCCCCGACCTCAACAGCACGACCAATTCCGGGAACCTTAGAAGGAACAATCAGATCACCGGTTTTGACCTTACCAATCACTCGCACGCGCACACGGCCAGCGAGAGATACCGGAATATATTTATCGATATTATAATCATCCAAAGAAGAACCGTTGCTCGGTAAATCTCCACCAATGAGCATTGCGTATTCATCCGTGTGAACACCAACCACTCGTTTAGAAGTGTCGTCAGCTCGGACATACCGCTCCGTCTGACTATCTGTGTCAAGAGCAATAATATCGCCCGGCTGAGTTGTCCCGCCACGCGGGAAAAGCTCTGCGTAGTCATTATAAACAGCGCCGTATGCTTTGCTAAAAATAGCTACACCGGAGTTGTTGACGTAATAATTAGTAGAGCCGAAAAACAACGTACCATTCATAATACCGCCAGAAAGGGGGAGAGCTCCAAGGCTGATACAGGCTTTAATTGCTGTGTCACCACCAGTACCGCCATGTTCAATCGGAATAATACCAGATTGAATGTCGGCGGCGTCATGTTTATGGCTCTCGGTGGTTGCTCTTAACTCTTCGACAGAAGTACGAATATCTGCATGAGAGTGCCTATCTGTATTATGAGTTTGAATTGTTTCATCAATATAATTTCTGGCGTCAGCAATATCATCAGTATAATCTGTAAAGTCAGTGGGCAAAGTCCCTTTTAGTGTTTTTAAGTTTTCTACAATCTGCAGACTTTCATCGCGCTTCTGACTGGCAATATCACTGCTCGCTTTAGCCGCAACCTCTGATTCTTTAGCTTTATCCGCACTGTTCTTGGCAGCATCTGTAAATCTTTTAATATACGACTCTATCGTACTTGTGAACATTCGCTCTACAGCCATAATAGAATGCTTCAAACGATTGATAGTATCGGCATTGATCAATGCATTCCTGAGACGAGGATTTGAATTCAGTACAGCTTGTGCGTTAGTGTAATTGCCATTTTCCATCGCAGCACGATACTGATTTGCCGCGCCGATCAAACTAGAAGAAATATCCTCAGAGTTCGTCCAATTATCACAGCTTGCTGGAAAGTTTGTGTACTCAAGGTCGGCATATTTCCCGTCTTCGTTTAAAATCCAATCACTCAAAATTTTCCCTCCAATCAATATTTGTTTTTGACAATATAAGGATAATAGGGCCAATAACGGCTCATAGTAACCGTCATAGTACCATCTCCCAGCGAAATATCTATTTTCTTAATTAAAAAATCGACGGGCTGATTTCCGGTATTGATATATTTGGGAGTATACGAAATTTTTTGATTAACATCTAACCATGGAATCAGTACGCATTCTACAGTTACGTTATCAGTCAAACGACTAAGAGTCCAGTGTTTGTACTCAGCACAGTTCATGGCAGATTCATTAGTCGTATAATTTTCGTAATCTTCTCCACTCAAAATCTCATTGCGCCGCCCAAGCTTTTCAATAGTAAACCGAGAACTATTTATCCAATCAACATCCGCTGCGTTTGACAAGCAAACATATCGAATGTACTTGCAATTTTCAGCTTCTTTATCCTTTTCCTTCTCTTCATCAGTGGGTTCCTTATCAACAAGCTTGACCATAACGTGGATTTGTTGTTCCCCCTGATAATAAAAGTGCTTAGTATTAGAATCATATTTAACGACAATCACAGTGTCTTCAGGAATGGTTGTCCCATCAATCAAGACATCGTTTCCTTGATCGTCAACATTACGAGCATACAAATCGTATGTTCCGTAACTCAATGATTTAGTAGACGTTGTAAGATTTCCGTTTGAATCAGCAGCCTGTACAGTTAAAAGGAGTGAGACAAGAATTTTTACGTTCTTCTTGAAGCCAGTTGTGGGAGTGGTAAAAGCGACCGTCAATTCAGAAGGGGAATTCTCCATAGATGTAAAAGTTGCGTTTGCAGTAACTGTAGTCGTATCGCCACTAACAGAAAAAGTTGTTTTGTCTTTCGCAGAAAAAGCATCGTATTCAACTGACGCTCCCCACAGCTCGACACAATTACGAATCTGGGAATAATCGTATGTACAGTCTTCGGAAATGACAAGATCTTCAAAATCGGAAGCGCTCATAATTGTCAAGGCATCATATCCAGTAGGAATCTCAGAGCAGATAAATGTAGTTCCGTCAAAATACATCTCAAATGGATAATACAAATCACGCAGTTCAGTAAGTATCTGCCAGATGGTCGCACCAGTATCATATTCAAGGTCATACGGAACACTCCGGTTCCAATATCCAACGACGCAATCCTCCATACCACTCAAGCGAAATGTTTTTGCGATCGCGTTACCAATGTCTGAACCAACAGGTATTTTTGTTTTCTGACCTGTTAAAGTACCGCCAAGCGTTCCATCGAGCTTTGCGACTAGGTCTACGCATGAAATACTAAGGATATGTTCAGTGCTGCTGTATTTGAAACCGTTCTGATTGAAAGCGTATACTCCTTGAGAATACCAGTACAATTTACTGTTAGCTGACTCCATACCGATATAAAGCCTTACATATTTATTAGCCTATTCATCTCCGAGCATAGAAGAAATGTCTTTATTTCCCTCCAGATATATAGAAGCAGAGAATGTCCGTCGAATATCCGCGTCTGAATCGATAGAGATAGAACCATCAACAGTCAAACCTTCAAGTGAATTTAGAAGATTCATATCAGTGTCCAGTAATTCTATCTTACAATAGAGATGTTTAACACGTGTTTTAAGCAATGCGAGCTCTGCTTGTGAAGGAGTATAGTTTTTCATGGCACACCTCCATCTATCGTTATGATGTCGTAACAACTACAGAACATGTGGCAATCAGATTGTCCATAGTCGCAGTAATTGTTGTAGATCCCGGGGAAACTCCTTCAACCACGCCTTTATCAGTGACAGTCGCAATTTTCGTATCCGCGCTCTTCCATATGACAACATTCTGAGAAGCACCTGATGGATAAGTTGTATACTCTAACTTGTGATTGTTGCCAACACTGAGCGTAAATTTGCTCTCAGTTAGACTAAAGCTTTGAGCAATAATGCGAACTCGGGTTGCAGATGCGATAATTGTGACATTGCCATAAACAGAAGGAATATTGATTTCGTGACTTACTTTACCGGTAGATTCATCAGTACGCTTAATATAAGTCGTGTTTGTGACATTTAAGCCGCCCATAAAAACAACAACGCCACTGATTTCGTAGTCTTCAACAGGAGAAAGAGTAGCGGTATATGGTTTACCTTCGAAAATGGTAGTGTCCGTGTTGTCTGAATCGACATAGTAGAAATTGTTCGTGATATTGTAGGTTTCTTCTCCGGTTCTACCTGTCATCACGTTCACAAAACCATTATTTAGCATATCATTGTCATCGTTAACGCTTCCAACCTCCGTAAAGTCAAAGCTTAAAGTAACCTTGTCAGGATGTTCAGAATTCGAAGATTTGACGTTGCCATCAATAGCAATCATCCAGATGCGGCCATCTTCAATTTTCAAAATCTTAGTACCGCCATTCGTGAGCCAATCAATCATATCTTCACGATACCAATGACTATGCGCCACATCGAAAGTATCATTTTTTAGATACCGAATAGCTGTACCAGAAAAAGAGCCTGAAGTGTAGTTTGATTTGCCTCCGAAAAATACGAATGGATATTTACGATTTAAGGTTGTCACAACAGATGATTGACGATTTCGATCGGTTTCAGTGATTGAAGGGTCGAGCAAAATATGATAACTTACAGTTCCATCTGTGATGATAGCTCCATAAAATTTACTTTGAACAGTTGTCTTGATATATGGGAGCTCTGTTCCATCACTAAGAACGGGTACTAAAGCGTACTCGTACTCTGTTTCTCGCCCACGTGCAAAATAATCGTTGTAAACAAAATTGATGTTTCCATGTCCGGCAAGCTGCTCATAAAGCAAGACCCACGGTTTTTGATCTGCCCCGATTTCGCGGCGCTTCAACTTGATTTCGTGCAGATCCGAGCCATATTCAAAGTTGGAGCCACCAAGAGTTTTTTGATTAAAATCAGCAAAGAGCAAAGTATCTTCCGTCCATTTCATACCGGAATCATAAAAGGTAGAGAACTCGTCAGGAGATCCTGAAAGATAGACACCGTCGTAAATACCATTTTGAATCACAAACCCTGCCAGAGAAGGATTCCCAGCACAAGGGGAGGCGTCAGAGCCAGTTCCGAACAAATCGTATCCTAGAAAGTTCATTCTTCCACCTCCCTAATCGTAATATCATAAGCATTATCTTTATGCTGTAGGCAAATCAGCACGTCCATACTGGTTCGTTTCATGTAGTTACTGTCAATAAAATAAACGTCGGAATATGCAAAACCGCCATCCTCGCGAATGATTTTCAGCATAGCATAAAAATATTCGGACTGGTTGGCGGGAAGATAGCTTTCGTAAGGAAGTTTAGAAAAAGCTCGAATATTAGTGGAAATAACGCCTCTATATATCATTCCATCCTGATCGAACGAGAATTCTACAATATTTTTTCGAATAACAGGACGAACCTTGAATGCCATCGCATAGTCTTTGACATTATAGAACTCCATTTGATACGGAATATCGAACGTGACTTTTTCACCATGAGTCAAATCCACAGCATAACCACCAGATGATGTTACATAAGAAATCTGGTCTTTTGTTATTCCAGAAATATCAGCGAGATGGCTTGAAATAGCAACATATCCGTCACTTAATTTATTCTTACACTGTAAAAAAGTGCCTCCTTCTGCGCTCGCATAATATTTTGTTTCGAACTGAATAAAGCCAGTATCCAAAGAATAACCGTTACGAGTTGTGCCGGTTCCGCGAATATAAAACACAGTTCGATTATCCAAACCGTTCACTGTAAAAGACGCTCCTACAGCTCCATAGAATACTGCAGATTCTTTAATCAAATTCTTACTTTCATCGTATAGATGATACTGGTAGGTACTTAATGTTTCACCCTGTACAGTTACATACTGATACGATAACAGAAACAAAATTGAGGAAGTAGGGATAATATTTTCCGTATTAGAAGAAAGCCCGTCGAAGCTCAATATTGGTTTTTCTTTGCACCAAAGAGGAATAGGGTCACTGAAATCCCCACATTCGTCTTCACCAGAAAGTCTGACCTTGACGCGAATAGTATAGTTGCGAGACTGATTGTCGAGCCAATCTGACGAAGTAATTCTATAACCATAACCAAGATTAGCAGTGAAACCAGTCACAGCGTTTGTAACACTTCCGAGCAACTTGTTGGTCATGCTGTCATACACTTCATAGCAATACGTGGTCGTTGCCTTTTCCAGCGCGGCAGTCTTCTCTGCTACATTGTCTTTATCATTCCAAATCTTTCCCTGAACATCATGCATAGCCCAGCCGACAAATGTGCTTGTTTTACCATAAGTTTTCTTTAGTTCGGCCTCACTCCAACCAGCGATAGCACTGACATCACAGGCAGACAAAGGAGCACCATCAAAAGTATCTCCTTCAACCGCAGCAATCATCTTTTTGACAGTGATGGCGCTTCCACCAACCGTCTCTGAAATTCCTTCCGCATCAACGGACAAGATGTTTGCAGCCACAAGGCCATTGGTCATAGCAGTTGCTTTCGTTTTGACATCAGATAAATATTTTGAAATCTCAGATTGAGTGAGCGGAACGAGTTCACCATTGTCCGTCTGGAACAGAGGAGTGTACGCCACCTGTAGACTGCCCATTTTATCATCACACCCGAGAACGGTAGAATAGTCGCCCTCAGAAATGATGGTTTCGTTCGCATTCATCTCGTTCACGAAGGTCTGATACTTTGCAATATTTTCAGCTGTCCATACAATTCGAGCACGATTGAGATTGTCAATATTCCCATAGGTCTCGACACCACGGCTTTTAATAGCAGCGATAGTAGTCTTCTGCTTCTCAATGGCCTGATCGTATGCTTTTTGAGCATTATTATATAATGTACCGTCATAGGTGGTTGCCACCTTAAAATATGCAGTAGTCCCTTCGTTTGCATCAAAAACAGAAATGGGGGACAGTATAGGTTTCGCCAAGGTAGAATCACCTCCTAAAATTAAAAAGCCGCACTTGCAGGGTTATCCGTCATTGGCGGAACTACCTGCATTTTGCGCGGCTTAGAGTTTATGAAGAATCAGCGTATTGTAGTTGCTTTGAGCAGCAGTTACCGCAACCCGTTCTCCAACCTTGAAGAACTGACTGGATTTAATCGTGTATTCCTGTCCAGCAGAAGTTACGATGTATTTTCCGTTGCTGGTTCCTGTTACAACACCAAAGAAGGTCTTGTCAAACGAAGCATCCTCAACAACACGTCTGGCAGTATCGCAAATCATCTTCGCGAGTTCACTGACAGCTTTTCTTGAATCAGTCATTTAACGCACCTCCTTATCGTTTACTATATTCCTGATAAATCGCATTAGGCAGACCCTGAACGATTTCACGAGCCAGACCATCAGCGTCTCCAATCGGCTTCTGAACATAAATGTCGCCAATGCTGATAGACGGAGCCTGACTGCGATTCTGAACATTTGCGGTAAGACCGCCGTTCTTTGCAAGCTGCCTCTGGAACCATGCATCAGGATTACCGCCCAAATCAAAGAGCTTAGATGTAATATCAGCAGGAACAACGCCGTCACCAGTCTCAAGATAGGTATAGCGCCCAGCTTCAGGCTGGCGGACGATAAGTTCCTGGCCCTTCTCATCAACATTATAAGTACCAGACTTGTTAATGCTGCGAGAACCGGTAGCTTTCTTACCTGTGATTTTATCGACTTTGTCTTTAACCCAATTCTTTGCCGAATTAGTCTTCTCAGAGACGGCCTCTTTGATATTGTTGTAAGTCTCTTTCACTTTATCAACAATTTTTTCAGCAGTCTCTTTGGGATGAGTCACTGCGTCTTTAGCTTTAGACGCGACTTCCTTGCCTTTGGTGTACGCATCTTTTGCAGCCGCCGCAATCTCTTGAGCCGCTTCCTTCGGATGAGTGACCGCCCAAGTGACTTTTTTGCCGGTCTTGACTGCGCTTTCAACTGCTGAAGCAATCAGTTCTGCCGGATGAGTGAGTAGATGCAATGCCTTTTGAACCATGTTCGGGTCATTGGATTCATTGTATTTTGTCAGCTTGTCCACAGCGGAACCGAGAGAGTGCTTGTTTATCCACGCACCAAGCTTGCTGTTGGAAAACTTCTCGAAGAGCCCTTGGATAGTTTTCTTGACCTTGCTAAAGCTAAACGATGCAGAAGGTCCAACATTGGCATCCATTGAATTGCCATAGTAGCCACCACCGCCAGACAAACCAGGAGCCGGAGTGGTATTCATGGTGTTTTCAACTTTTGGTAGCCAACCAGATATAACATCGCTAATATTTGACGTATCTGCATTGTAATCAGCAAAAATGGTCTCAAACAGCTTATTGATTGCAGTAGAAGCGTCCGTAGACATGTCGGGAGACAGGGAATAGAGGTTGTCCCATCCATTCTTATACACGCTACCCATGCGCTGGAACATTTCAGCACAAATAGTTTTGATTTGGTCGTCGGTTAGATTCTTATTGCCAAGGGCAGAATCCATCGAATTAGAAATCATGCTGCCCATCCGGTCAAAGATGGTACTACCGATGGTGTCAATCTGCTCTTCAGACAGTCCGGCATTTTTGCCAAGCCGCTTCCACACTGTATCAAACTTATCACGCAGACGCTTCATCTGGTTGTTTGCCAGACTCTTCGTAATAGATATCAGGTCACCCTTGGTTTTGGCATTCTTCAGGTCGTCAATAGGCAGAGAACCGACCGAATTGCTGGATTCTTTCATGGCATCAGATAACCATTTCTTTGGATCTTTGCCGATTTCCATCAGGTTCTCTGTAGTGTCAGCCGGAATAACGCCATCGCCCTTTTCGAGATAAGTCATTCGACCCTTTGCGGGATTACGAACAATTATCTCTTCGCCCTCTTCGTCAACATTGTACGGAGCTGCTTGGTCGATATGCTTGTCACCCTTAGCACGGCCCCAGTTCCAAGGCCAAATTTTCCAAGAACCGATGCCCTTCTTTTTAGAGCCGCTATCGCTTGAACTCTTACCCCAGTTCCACGGCATAAGTTTGCTGATAAAGCTACCAACACCCTTTACCGCCTTGCTGATAGTAGAGCCGATGCCCTTTACTACATTAGTAATACCTGCGCCGATTCTCTTAATGCCAGTAGTGAGGCTTCCGCCACCGATCGCGCCGACAGCAAGAGTACCACCAAGCAAGATCTTGCCGATGACAGGAATATGACTGACCGCAGCCGCAATAGTTCCGGCAACACCCGTACCACCTGTAGTGCCAATAACGGTGCTGACAGTCTTACCGATTCCCTTGAAAATACCAGTAATACCAGAGAACAGCTTGGTTCCACCCAATGTAGTACCGATGTCACCGAAAATTGAGACAAGTCCGCCAACCGCTTTTTTGGCAATAGATGCGACTCCACCGAACCCTTTCTGGAAGATAGACTTCAATCCGCCATTGCCGGAGAAGAGCCCCTGCGCAGATTTAGCTATAGACGGTTTTGCGGCATCCAGTCCAGTAGTGATGCCATCACCGACACCAGACTTTATGACTGGAGCAATATCGGTTGTAAGTTTACTACTGGCACTGCCATCGCCGATTCCAAGGATACTCTTTCCTGCATCCAAGAGGCGACCAAAGAATCCCTTACCGGAACTCTTGTCGGAGAACGTACCAATGGCACGCTGCAGTCGATTGAACAGGCCGGTAATACCGCCATCCTGTGTAGAACCATTAAGCTTACCAAGAACATTGCCAAGCTTGGTCAGAGTGTCGATGAGGGTTTCGAGTCTAGTGACGATATTAGAGACGTTTGTTGCGGCCTGAATCGCCTTCATATTGGAGATGACGGCGTTCGCAAAGACGTCGTTATGAGAGACCATCTCATCGTAGGTCATTGCCTCGAACTGCGCCGTATAGGCCAGCTTCTTCTGATGATCATCCTAACTTGTGTCAATCAGGTCGATATTCTTTTGGATCTCTTCTTTGAGCTTTGTCAGCTTATCGATTTCATCTTGCTTACGATTCTCGCGGATTTTATCATTGAGATTGTTTCGGGCTTCACGAACGGCGCTTTCATCAGCCTGCCACTCATAACCGTTTGACGTGTAGACACGGACGGTCTTTTGTGTTTCGGCCTTTTCAAGCTCTGCCTGAAGCTTTGCCAGTTCAATCGCACGCTCCTGAGCATCGTTCTGCTCATTCAGCGCGTCGATGCGCTTGTCAATGACATCCATCCATGCGTCGCCCTGAATTTTCAGGTCATTAGACTTCTTATCATTGGCGCTGTTCACGAGGTCAAGCAGGGAAGAGAAGAGGTCTTTGATATTAGAGAAGATAGTCTGAAGTTTGTCGGCTTCGTATGTCATGCCGGCGATAGCATTCACACCGTCTTTTTTGAGGGCATCAATCATCTGCTGAATAATCTGGGCCTGATCTTCAGTTTCCTTTTTGGATGCAAGCTCTTGTTTCTTGACCTCAAGCTGCGCAATCAACAGCTCAACCATTTTGTCTCGATTGAATACTAACTGGTCACCGTTCATTTCGAGACATGCTAAATACTCAGGCTGCATCGTGAGCAGCTTTTGCATGGCATCGACACTGAGGCCGCCGTATGCGTTATACTCATTCACCACATCATCAAGGTCAGTAAACGCGCTCTGAATGTCGTCAATTTTTGTATTGACTTCATCGATTGTAGAGCCCAAACCATCAAAGTAGTCCTGAACAGAGATAATGTCGTTCCCGATATTCTCAGCGGATTTCTCATAGCTCTGAGCAATGGCTTCTGCGGCCGCACCGCCTTCAGTACGAGCAGCTGTGGCTTGATCTTTTAGCGACTTGACCACCGCATTCTTAAGCATATCACCACTCAGATCGATTTTGCCGGTTTCTTTGTTGAAAGCTTTTCCGATCAGCTCGGGGTCGTACTCGCTGTACTTGAGCAAATCTTGCAGAGCAGAGGACTGGGCCTCGGTGCCTTCGTAATCAAGTGCGCCGGTGCGGCTCTTTTCGGTTTTCTCCTTGACGGCTTTACCGTTATCCCACGCATCCTTGAAGGTGTCAGTGATACCCTTGGCCTTCTCCAATGCTGCGCTATATCCTTCGATTGCGGCAACTAACTGCCAATAAGAAATCGTGTTCTTTTTGACATTCCCGTCTACCCATTCGAGGATCTTTTTGAATTCTATAGCGCTTTTTCCAGAATCATCAGAAGCGTTCGCTTGTGCGATTTCTGCCAACATCAAATTCTTGAACTCAGAAGTGCTAATTTCCATTTGCCCATTTTGGACATTTAGTAGTGCAGTATATTCATCTTCAAGACCCATCAAGCTAGTCAATGTACTAACGCAAAGAGCTCCTTGTTGATTATACTCCTCCATTGCTGCGGTCAGTGTTTGCCATGCACTAACAGGATCGGTTGTATTATCCTTTGATGATTTATTGGAAGATTTATCTTTCGGGTTCCTAAACTGATTCTCAGCACTTTGAGCATTAGTCTTGTCTAACAAGTCCATCATAGCACTATAAGTGTTGATAATTCGTTGTTGCGCCTGAACTTGAGTTGCAAGAGCATCGCCACTCAAGCCACCTTCATCAATAAGACGCTGACCCTCCGCATAAAGCAGAGATTTCATATCTTTGACTTCTTGTTGTGCTTGAGATAAGAACTTACTTGCATTTGCATAAGTGTTCGTGTTTGCATTCAGAGATTCAATAGCTTGAGCATACAACGCAGCTTTTGCCATTTCGTAGTACGCATCAGCCATCGTATTGATGTTCTCTGTATTGATTGCAAGCTGACCACTTTCATCAACTAGACAGTCATAATACTCTGGGCCAAGGTTAATGAGATCAGTAAGAGTGCTAACGGTTAAATAACCATTTTTATTGTACTCATCAACAACATCACTTAGCGTACTATAAGCAGATTGAATCTTATCAAGACCATCAGTTGCTTCTTTGAGTTGATCTGCGGCGGCAGATGCGGATTCCGACAATCCATCTACTTTAGAAGCGGAGGACGAAGATACAATTCCAAGCTGGACAAGCACATCAACAAAAGCCTGTGCGTCAGAAGTATTATCCTCAAATCCGAGATTCAGCATTACGTCTTTCAGCTGGTTTAACGCATCTGCGTATGTGCCGCCTAATTTCTTATCACCACTCAGGAAACTCACAAGGTTGCCAGACGTAATACCGCCGTAAGCACCTTTCAGTCCTTCGAGTGCATCAGTCACAGCCTTGATATCTTCCTCTGAACGCTTAGAAGACGTAGAGGATAGTTTTTGCGCCGCAATAACTTCCTTTAATGTGTCGGAAGAACTACGATATGCGTTTGCTTGGTCTTCAATGGCATTCTTCTCGGACTTCAGCTGGTTGTATAGACTTGATGCTTCAAGAGTTGCAGAATCATAGTTACTACCCAGATAGTCCAGAGCACTACTCAACTTATCATAGTAAGCAAGAATAGAGTCTGCATCATTCGGGTCAAATCCACCAAAATTGAACACACCAGTGTTACTATCAAGAGAACCACCAAACTTGCCGCCAAGAGCATTTGCCATATCGGTATCAGAGGAATCGCCGATAACATACTGACCGCTAGACTTTCCTTTTGCAGTTTGCTCAAGTAGTTTGCCTTGGTCAGCCTTATTCTGCGTTAGCGTAGAAATTGAGAGTTCGTTCAGAAGGTCAATCTGTTCCTGGTACTTGCCATTCTCAAGGTCAAGCTTGCGGAGTTTTTCATCCATCTCAGTAGACTGATTCTTTAGCAGATTAAGAATTTCTGCATTCAAATCTTTCGCCTGTGCAAAATCATCCGTATCCCATCCAGACTTATCTCCCAGTTCTTTATACTGAGAAATCAAGTCGGTTATAGAAGAGGAAAGCTCTTTAGACTTCTGTGCATTAGTCTCAATGGCAGTACGCCATTCGTTGAACTTTGTGATAATGGTATTAAGTGCAATACCAGCAATCATACTGACCGCAGCATTCAACGCAACAGTTGCAAGCCTCAGTGCAGTTGTCTTTGCAGTATTTAAGTCCAATACACCTTGCTCTTTTGTAAGCCATGTGATAAAATTTGTATTAGCAAGAGTTGCCTTATCAAGATTCCAACAGTATTCTATATACCGGTCAAGAAGCCCACTCATGGATTTACGGACTTTATTTATGGCATCAAGAGAGCCAGAAGTAATTTTCGTGCCATCAGTAGAAAATAAAGTTAATATCTACTTTTGAGGAGAGATTATGGACAAGAAAATTTCTTACTGCCCTAGATGCGATAAATATGTAGAGCGATTTGTATGGTTTTGCCCGTTCTGCGGAGGTATGGTTCCAAAAGTATCTGTTTGGGAGAAATGGGACGACGCAAAACGTCAGGAGTTTTTTAAGGATTCTCCTCATTACGACCCTCCTAGACCAACCAACGACAAAGCAGAGTTGGAAAAAGCAGAAGCCTTTGATAAGCAAATTAAAGAAGAACTCGCTCAAGAAGCTGAACTTGCAAAATACATCCCCAAGTGCCCAGTCTGCGGATGCCCTCATCTCGACAAAATAGGTGCAGGCTCCAAACTCATTGACGTGGCAGTGTGGGGATTTGCTAGTAAGAAACCGGGAAAGCAGTTTAAATGCAAAGCATGTGGGTATGAGTTTTGAGGATGTGATGCACTATGTCTTTAGTAATGGCTATCGCGAATCAGAATGGAATTGTTGTTTCAGCAGACCGCAGACTTACCGAGACTCACTTTTATAAAGATCACGAGAGTATTGTTACCCACAAGAACCATTACAGGAAACTATTTGTAACAAATCGTGGTCATGCTATTGCATCTACTGGAACAGCAATCTTTCAGGATGGCACGTCAGTAAAAGATATTATTTGCAAAGCGATTGATGTTTTTAATTCAAAGCCACTGTCTATCGACAAAGAATTTCGACACCTTAAAAGAGAACTCATAAAACATTCTGAATCAAATGATAATGTTGTACTCGTAATTGCTGGAATCGAAAACAACCAGAATGTCGTAATGGTTGAAAATATCAAGAACCCCAAATTTCGGAATAGAGTTCAAGATCAAGACGCCTTTATATCAGCAGGAAACAATAATCTCGTCTCACCAATGTACAACTCCTTCGGCATTGATCTAAACACGTACAATATAGAACGAATGGTTCAATACTTGGAATTTATCAACGAGACAACGGCCAGACTTCAGAAGTTCAGCCCAAATCATCAAACTGTGAGTGAACAGTGTGATATTCTTGTGATTCAAAAGAACTGCTTTTATTGGAAGAACGAACCTTTCGCTCTTGAAGATGATCTGTGATGTTGCAATCTGAATAATAGTATTTTACCTTTTGAGGTCTCGGATATAAAACAAGGATATCATTCATATAAGACCTCCAATGTGGCATTCTGGGGCTTTGCCTCCGGTAAAGTGAGAAAGACGTTCCACTGTAAGAATTGTGGTTACGAGTGGTGATGTATTATGAGTCTCGTGATGGCTATCGCAAACAAAGAAGGAATCGTTGTGTCTGCGGACTGGCGACTCATACGTCATAGAATAGACAATCCGTTTATCGCTATGCCGTCCGACCATAGCCAGAAAGCGTATATTACAAATACAAACTATGTCATTGCGTTCACCGGCGATGCTAGACTTGACACAGGCGAATTTCTAAACGACGTTATCCTTCATACACTTAAAATTACGTCAGCTCAAAAGATGCCTATCCAAGAAGAGCTTGGATTCTTGCTGAATGTGCTGGTGCAGAAAACAGGGAATAGTACTATTTATTTAATCGAATGTGGCATCGAGAATGGCAAAAATGTGATACTTAGAGCAGATACAGGCCATAACAAAATTCAACCGAATACATTGGACGACATTGGTTATGCAGCTAGTGGTGAGCATAAACTTTATCAATCAAAACTCATCAAGCTTGGAGATAATATCCATACACTTAAACTACAAGAAATGGTTGAGTTCCTTCAGGGTATAAACTACGAAATAGCCGAAATTGACAGTTTAGTAAGCCCAAAATGCGATATTATTACAGTTACTTCCGAAGGCGCACAACGTTTATATACACCTGAACGCTACGGGTGGATTGTCGATCCATGAAAAAAATTCACTGACAGAAGTGAATTGGATCAGTTCTTCTTTTTGAGATTCGTAATTCCATACCTCGGCATAAGCAATCGTATCTGCGTTTAATGGAATGTTGGTTCTTGCCCATTCAGGATTAACTGTCCCAAACATAGACAAGTTCTCCTGGTAAGGTTTTCTTTTTCCACATTGACAAGAAAGCAAGTGACTCACCTCCAACAAAAGAAACACATGATTAGAAAGCCCGGCAAACAATTCAAGTGTAAAGCATGTAGGTATGAATTTTAAGCACACATAAATAAAGCCCCTGTTAGATAGACATCCATCTAGCAGGGGACTGATAAGTTATGTTTTGTTCTTATCGCAAAACATAACTTGCAATTTTCGATTCTGTATTACAGTACATGAATTCAAAGCGTTTAACGCTGGACATAGGAATACAGAGCGCAGTATCACGGTTCGGATTGCTTGCGGCAGCTGTCATACTATCGCCCATGCGGTCTTTGCCGATTGCGTGTTCAGTTAAAACGACATAATCATCATCGGCATTCTCAAGCTTACCATAAATAAAAGTTCCGTCATTCATGTGAAGCATAAGATAAGTGCCTTCTTTGAAGTCAATATGTCGGCTCCAAACATTGTCGCCTGTTTCATAGCCTAGTTTTAAACCAAACCATTCCCGCACCTTGACCGAATTCTTGGCTTTGAAAAATATTGCGGCACATAGAATGCCAACGATAACATAAACAACTACAATTGGAAATCCGACGATTACAAAATTTCCAAGTAAATAATCTATGTAATCAACACAATACTTTATTGTAAAACCAAGTGCAATACTAAGTGCTAAAAATCCTTGGTACTCAATTCTCTTCAATGAAAGCTTTGTATAGAACCAAACACATAAGGCACCTGGGACAAAGACATTGAAAAGCGTTTCAACATTATTTATTAGTTTTATTACCTCCGTCATTTGATCCTCCATTCATTCTATCTCTGTTTTTGAAATATGGACTATTCTGCGCCTGTTCAGACCCGTGACCGGAATATGTATATGTATTCTGCGGTGGCTGTTTTTTAGGCAGGACGGGATTATAGGTCGAGGTCTCGGGAATATGATTTTTCTTTTCCATGATTCAACACTCCTTTTGTAAGAGTGTATCATAGGCTGTCGTAAAAAGCAACATAAATTAAAACACCCGGCCTCCCAGTAGTAGGGAAGTCGGGCTTGTTTTATGACGATGCTTTACTTCAGCTTTTCCAGAATCTCGTCTGCGCTCACACCGCTAGACAACAACTTCTTGAGCATATCCTCAGCTTCGGCCTTCTTTGCAGCTTCCGCAACCTTTGCGTCGGCATCAGCCTTTTTCTTTTCGAGTTTCACAATCTCTTTGTTGAGTTTTTTCAACTCTGCTTCCTTTGCTTTTCTTTCAGCATTCAGTGCGGCAATATTCGAGCCGAGAGATGCGATTTCTTCAGCGATAGATTTCGTTGCGGCATTTTTCTCAGCGATCTGCGCTGCGTAATCAACACCGTCAAGAACCTTTGTTTTGTTCTTGCTTCCTTTAGGTCTAGCCATAATAAAATACCTCCGTATATTTTGGATACGCGATTGTACTTTTATTATAGCCAGAAAATCTTAGAAAAGCAACCTCTTTTTATGTATTATAAATTACATTATAGTGATATTGACAGGATATAACAGACTGGTGTATAATAGACAGGCAATCAAGGGTTCCACATCGAACTTGTCCAATCATAGATGTAAAAATAGGCGGTCACCCTCCCAGTAGCCGGAAGGCAAGAAGGAGCGTGTATTTCTTTAACTGCCTTCCGGCAATATTGTCGGAAGGAGGATGTTGCCATGAATTTTGACATTCAGACTGTCTACTATGTCGCAATGCTGTTCTTCGGTTTTGCTGGCTTTGTTAAGACTGTTCTTGAGATTTTCAAGATGCTACATCATCACAGCGAGAGCCGTGATAAGTAAAAGAGCCGCCTATGTCCAGTAGGCAGCTCTTCATTGGGATTGAAATTGTCCAGATTTTAATTCCATTTGTTTGATGCTAACCGAGGGAACCGTCTATTGGAACTCTTGGTTGCTTTTATTATACACTTTTTAGAGTACGCTGTCAACGAACAACAGTGTACTTTTTCTTTTTATTCAATTATTCAATCATTTTTCTCTTTCTTATATCGCGCCAGAGAATAGCACGTCTCCTCATTCCACCTACTTCTTTAAGTCGTCTGGTTACGTCTGAGGTGGACTTCTGAACTTTCATCCAGAACTGACTATCCTTCCAGTGGTTGCTCACTGACCCTTTTTAGTCGATGGACCTTCCACTCTCCTACATTATATAATAGGGGAGTGGATCGGCTGCTGACCGCCCATTGTAAATACTATTTAGCACTCAATTGTTACCATATTTTAACAATACGATAAAACCGAGCTTTTATCTCAGCATATAGCATCCATATCCTTGTTTCTATCTTTCGATTCCTACATTATATAAATATAACAATAGGCGATATGGCTCTTAGGGTTTCCCAGCACTCTAGGGGCTATTTTATTTTTACATGGTGCCGCATCCTATATTTTTATACACAACAAATATAAGAGGGCATATTAACTTTACCCGCACCATTCTTGAGCTTTCCGCTCATCTGCATTACGGACAACACGCCAGAGATGGCAGCTGTAATGGCCGGAATAGAACCTGCAAGGTTGACCATTCCGTCTGCTGCATCAACAATCTTTGTTGCAAGAGTAACAAAGAATTTGATGAGGTCACTGCTCATAACGTCGTTTGAGAATTTCTCAAAGCTGGCGTTAAGCTGCTTTAAGCGACCCTCAATTGAATCCATCATGCGCTCTTGTTCAGTCATTGCTGAATTAGAGCTGTTAGCGGCATCTTCCATTGATTTTTCAGCAATGGAGAATTGCTCGATCACGGAAAGTACCGCATTCGAGTTCCTTTTGCCGCCAAGCATCTCTGTGACGTTAGCTTTACTAACATCAGTAAGTTTATCCCATACGGCAGAAATCTCTTTCAGGATCTGATATGTACTCTTAAATTCTGTACCGGAGGCATCCTTCATAATGTCTACGCCAGTTAAAGATTTCAATTCACTTCGCAGTTCAGAAACAGAACTTGCCATATCATCAACTGAAACGCCAAATGCCTCTGCGTCAGTCTTACTGGCTCGCAGATACATTGAAATTGTTTTTAAAGTTGTGCCTACGGTATCCGGGTCCTGAAGTACAGAGTTGGCCGCACTAATCAACGAAACGGACTCTTCAAACGAGTTCCCGGCTGCCGATAATGCGCTTGCCGATCTGACGAGTGCCTCCGCAATACCACTTTCGGAAATGGGTTCGTTGTTGCCCACTGAGTTAAGAACATTGACGACGTGTTCTACTTCGTCAGCTTCCATTCTAAATCCCTTTAGAATAGAGACTAGATAAGAAGCTGCGTCAGATGCACTATCAATTCCATCACCAATGTTACTTAGGACAGTGGACCACTTTGCAAGCTCTTGTGATTCGTCCAGTGTATAGCCTAGACGAGACCATTCTGCTGTACTGTCAATAACATCAGAGATAGAAGCACCAAGCTCACGCGCTTGACTTGAAGCAGACGACAAAAAGCTTGAGTATGCCGATTCAGTCTCATTCGTGACTTTTTTCAAGTTAGTCATAGATGTATCTATATCTACGACGTTATTATAAACTTCTCGTAGACCCTGTTTAATCATAGCCACGCCAGCCATAGCGATAGCAGTCTGGAAGTGCTCCTTAAACAGACGAGACAGTTTTTGACCAAGAGTTTCTGTAGTGGCCCCACATCTGCTGGCCTCAACCTCAAGGTTTGATAGTCTTGCACTAAGATCAGTAACATCGCCTTCACAGCCAGCAGCAGAAGCTTTTATTCCGTTTAAACTATCAATTAGCCAAGAATATTTACTTTTATTTGCAATAGAGTCTTCTAACTTCGTTGCACGTTCATAAACACTCTTAAACTTCGTCATGTCAACATTGGCTTGATTTAAATCTCTAAAATCAAATCCAAGTTCTTTTAAATGTTGACTTGTAGAATCAATAGTTGTATCAAGAATCTTGCATTTTTTATCAAAGTCTTGAATTGCTTTCCCTGGTGTAGTGTTCTCAATAGAAGCAAGCTGATCTCGCAATTCTTTTAACTTTCCAGATGTTTTTCCAGTGCCATCTTCTCCATATAAATATTTTTTGATATTATCATTTTTATAGTTGGAGTTATTCTTGGAATAGTTTTCAAGAGACTGAATCTTTTTTTGATACTTTTCATACTCGGATTCTTGAGATGTGAGAGTCTTTTTTAAATCATCTGCAATTTCTTGATTTTGTTTTTTTAGTTCTTTTGCAACCGAATCAGCACCTTTTGCAGTATTTCTGTCAGCATTGAATTTTCCGGCTTTTTCGATATCCTCAAGCTTTAACTTCTGAGATTCCGTAATTACACCTTTTGTTTTTGTCTTGAGTTTATCCATCTCATTGTTGATTGCGCTCAATCTGGTCTGTACCGTTTTCAACTCAGATGATTTGTTTCCATTAGCAATTAACGATGCTTCATCCGCTTTTAGCTTTGCTTGACGATTTGCAAGGCTGAAAAGGCGAGAAATATCACTTTTTGAAGTATCCTGTGTTTTTGTGGAACCAGACTTTCCGGTATCGACCTTAACTGTCTGCTTTGCCGCAGATTGCATAGCTTTTTTAAGCTGTGCGGTTACTTTACTCTGGTCTATCTTAACATCAAGTGTAACCTTTGGAGTTTTTAACTTTCCGCTCTTGACTACCTTATCAAGCGCATCATTTATATTACGGATAGTGTCGTTTTGATTTACTCCAAAAGCAATTTTTACTGGTTTTTCTTTATAATGCTCCTTGACAGAATTAAATTGCTGGTCTAATTCTTTTTTATTTGTGTCAATAACAACCTTGACCTTAATAGCTGTTACGGCAGAAGACTCTGCGCCAGTATTTTCTTTTTCATCCATACTGTTGGTCACCTCTCTTTTCCATTTTCAACAATTCCTTTCAAAATAAAAAAGAGAAGCGGCCAGCTTCTTCAAGCCAGCCTCCTCTCATTCAAATTTTCCAAATAAATTGTGGACTTACAATTCATGCAATGCCGTTTTTACAAGCATAGCCGCTTCAACTTGTACCTTTGAAATAAATGGACGAGCCGGACGTTTTGGTTTATTTTCCTTCGGTCGCCCCATTCGATTCCACTCTGCAATATCCATCCATAAACCATGCTCAATCCAATTAGCAAACATTGTTCCTTCTAAGGCTGCATTGTCTCCTTCTCGGAATGGCGTTTTGCACCATGATGCTTGCGGTCTTGCAATATCCTTTACCGTCATGGTTACAACATTATCGTCAGTAGTAACGCTACTTACGATATTTTTTTTGCTTTCGATTCCGTCAGATCGTCCACTCTTCGAGTGTACGTTTTCTACAATGCTCGCTTGTAGTCTCGTTTCAATTTCCGGCGCAACACCTTCAAGGATGTCTTGAACGCTGCTAACCACACCGGCCAGTAAATCATCAAAGTTTGTATACGAAGAAGCAAGACTTCCCATTCACTCCACCTCAAATCTCAAACCGATCCTTTGCAGACTGAATCTTTGTCGTATCCTTTTTGATGTAATACTTGTTGGTCACATCCGTGCCAGCATGGTTGAGCAGGGAAGAGACATCTTCCAGACTCATGCCCGCATTCTTCAGCAGGGTAGCACCACTATGCCGGAAGTCATGCGGGTGCAGCGTGGGCTCATCAATCATCTCACCAATTTTCTTACACCAATCACCAGCGGTGCTTGAAGTAATCGGCATCCATGCACCATTTGTTTTCGTACCAACAAACACATAGCCGCCATCCCCGATACCATGTTCAGTGCGGTATTCCTTCAGCTCTTTCAAAAGCTCAGAAACCTCCTTGCTGAACATCAAATCAACAATTTTACCTTCCTTTTCCAGAACATCATGCACCATACGATTCTCATAGTCGATAGACTTCCAGAGCGTATTCCGCACTGCGTTGACACGAGCCATCGTGGATAGCGAGAATAGTGCGTACAGACGCAGCGTCATCGCATTATCCTTCATGTGAACGGTGGTTGCAGATTCAACCATGGCGTTCAGCTTCTCTCGCATCAACTTAACCTCATCAGGCGTAAGGTATGTCTGCTTCACTACAGCCACATCCTTTGTCGGTCGGTCAATGAACTCCATCGGATTCTCTTTGATGATTTTCTTCTTGCGAAGATACCGATATAGCGCAGAAATCGTACTCATACGCCGTTTCATACGAGCAGAGTTATTTCCGTGCTTCTTACAATAGAACAGAAACTCCTCAATATCCTCTTCTTCAAGTTCCGTCACAGGAGCGTTACCCTGATTATCCAGAACATAAATCATCCACTGCTTGAAATCCGATTCATAATTGTAAACAGTAGACGGACTGAGATCACGGATGCCCATATCAGTCTCATATCTATCCCAGTATTTTAAAGACACTGGGTTTACGTTCTTGAACTTCTCAGCATCCCATAACTTCAGCGGTTTACTTCTTGTAGCCATATTAAAATTCCCTCCAACCCACCTCTAAAAGTGTTTATTCCTTTTTATCTTTCGCCAGCACAGCGGAGATCTCCTGCTTATTGTCCAGTAGGGCAGACATAACCTGAGAAGCCTGATTTACATCAAAGTCTCCAAGGCTTTTCTTTGCCTCGTCCAGATAATCCTTCAGGTAATCAATAAACTCGGCAAACGCATCGCGCTTGTTGCAAATTGCCAGAGCCAGATACTCATCGTGAGAACGCTGCACACGCTCCTGCACTGCCTTCTCCAGAGAATCATACTGATCCCAGAACACAGCGGTATCGCAACCTGCAGCTTCAATCTTCAGGTTAAAAGACTCATAAGCAATACGCGGCCACTCGGTCTGCGGCTCATTGCGATAATCATAACCAACAAAATACTTCAGGCAGGTCAGCCGAAATGCCACATCAAACAGCGCAGGCTGATAATCGTCCTGAACAGTACACATCTCAATGACCTCTTTCACGAAGTCGATTCGCTCCTGAAAATTTAAAACCTTCATTTTATCTCCCTTTCATCTGTGCTTGCTTTAATTTCTTTCGCTCTTTTCGAGCTTTTTTTAGGTCGTCGTAATCGACCCAGCCTCCATCAATTTTGGAGTACGTGATCCAGCGGTAGTCTACGTCAGGATAATGGAACCAGAACATCTTGCGCTTCATCAGCGCAACACTGTCAGCAAAACCCTTCGTATCAATTACCTGTTTACTGCCATCACTGTATGTAAGCTCATAGTCTGCCACATAATCGATTTTTCTTACAGCTACATCTTTGCCGTCCTTATCGACCCGGCGGAACGCTTCCTGTAATACAAAAGGAACCTGTTTACGGCACTCTACGACTTCACCATTTTCCAGCCCAGGTAATACAATATCCCGATAGAACATCATCTCGGCACGGCTATCATAAACCACACCATCATAGGTTCTATCTGCTGGATTTTTGCTCACATTAAACTTTGTTCTGTTCTTTTTCTCCATAAAACCACCACGAAAAACGAAGGGGCGGTTATGCCCGCCCCTTACGATTTGATGTTTTCTTAACTACCGGCTTCACGGGCGTTTCATCTTTTACATCACTAGATGATTTGACTTCAGCCTCTACAGGCATATCCATAATCTTATGGAATGTATCACGAACTGCTGGAATGAAAGTTTCCACCTCATCCAGCGTGATACGCTTATACTTTAAGAGGTTGTTCAGGCAAGCCTTAGCTTCCTCCTTGGGACGAACTCCAATCTGGAACTCGTATGTATTCACCCACACCTGAAAGTGAGGCTCAGTATCACAGATAACACGCCATGACTTAGATGGATCACAATGCGGGCAAGCATTGTACATCTTGCCACATACACGACACCATGATTCAGCCATAGCTATTACTCCTCCACAACCTCGATGCGAACCAGCTTCTTATCCTCAGAGCAATACTCCTGAGTTGCATTGATAGTCACAGGATGAGTAGTCTCATGGTTGAAGTCGATCTCAACAGCTGCGTCCTCCTTGGCAGAAGGGAAGATGATGTTGGTCAGGATCTTAGTTGCCTTATCACAGGGATTGTAGCACAGAGCCTCAATGACAAATACACCCTCCTCAGAGAACTTATTTGCGCTGTTGTCAATAGCCATACCAGACTCAGACTCGTAAGTCATCTTAACAGCAAACTTATCACCAGCCTTGCACTTGTCAGTAGGCAGAGTGACCTCAGTGCCAGTCACAGAGAAATTAGTAGCAGTCTCTGCCCCCAGCTCGTAAGTTTCCAGGGTAACATTGCGGTTATCAACCTTATCAATGTACTTGAAGGGAACACCAGTAGTGATGTCCACAGGAGCATGAGGCAGAGTCAGCTTCTTGCCATCAGCTGTAGTCAAGAAGAACACGCGGGTAAACTTCTGCTTTGCAGTACCAGAAGCAATCTGCTTCTCAGTACCCATCTGGTCAGCCATAGTACCCAGATGCACCAGAGCATTAGACCACTCGGCGGATGCAGTCTTAGAACGGTCAAAACCCATAATGTTGGTGCCCAGCTCGTCCTGAGCATAAACAGTCTCGCCGCCCAGAGTCAGTTTCAGATCCTTCAGGTTGCTCATTGTCCAAATGCGCTTACCATCAAAGTTATACTTATGAGCTCGGAGAGGCCGATCAATAATCAGTTCATCAAAATTCATAATCATGTTTCCTTTCAATTTATTTGGATAAAATAAAAGAGCAGGGCGACTTACTTCGCCTTGCTCGTCCAATCCAGTTGTGATTTTGGAATCTTTCCAAATTCCACGGTGCCAGCATAAACGCCATGCATCGTATTGTCGTAATTCTTAATTTGCTGAACCTTTCTTACATGGTTCATAAAGACACTCACTGGATACTTCATGGCTTGAAAATAATCAGCCTTAAAGCCCTGCACACAAGCCATCGAAAGTACAAGTTCAGCTAAGTGCGATTCGTATGGCTTGTTTTTTTGAAGCTCCATTTTATCTTTCGCTTCTTCAATAAGTGCCTGTCTCGTTGCTTTGTTTGCAGCTCTTTCTGAATGCTTCTCAACGCCATTTGCTGCGCATAGATACTCAGACATTAAATCATAAGCAAGTCGGTCAATCACAACACCAGTCTTTTTGTTCACAAGAACAATTTCTTCAGTCTTGTTGTCTTTTGCCATCACAAAATTTTTAGTATCTAAGTCTCCGAGAAGAATCGACATATCTTGGTCTTTATTTCCAATAAAAAGCTGACGGAACATATCGAAGTCCGATAAATCCTGCTAGTCCACACCAATAGAATCAAGTTGCACTTTATAATCACTCGAAGTAGAACAAAACAAATACACCAACGAGAAATATTTCTTTTCGCCAAAGCGGATAATTTCGCCAACAGTTGGCATCCGAACCATAATCTTGTCATTGATAGGGAAGTCTTCGCCCATCATCAAACTCGGCTCGTACATCTCTCGAAGTTCCATTAGTTGCACCCCACTAGGTCATCTAAGTCCTGAGTCTTGAATGTCATAATGCGAACTCGATGATGTAAATCCATGTTATCTTCGACGTTTGACGTGATTTTGAGCTGTTTAATACCAAAAATTGTACTACCGTGCAGTTGCTTCTCAACAATGCCACTCAGATAATCAACTCGTGTTGCACCACCATAACCAGAAGGCATCTTCATCAATGCCTGATTTACAATAACCCATACGGTCAGGGTGAAGTTCTCGTACCAATCATTGATGTTACTGCGGTCGGTCATGTTTACCTTGAAACAAATATAGCTATGTGCTGCTTCAATCGTGTCAGGGATATGAAAATAGGGGAAGATATAAGTATAAATTGCCTCATCTGGCTCTTCGATATCATCATTGCCCATCGCCTCAACAAGCCCTTCCGTATTGACCAACTTCAAAGCTAATTTGTTTTTATAGTCCGTAATCAACTCACTTGTTGTCACAGCAAACTCACCACCTTACACTCAATGGACGTATTTGCCGTACCATCTGCATTTGTTAGAGAAATTCTAACAGTTGCACCGTCCATGATGCTATTATTCAAAATACGAATTTTGAAAACACCATCCGTAGCAGCCTGCACCTCAACAAATTCATTGAATTCATTAAGACATTTTGTACTCCACACAGGAGTCTCCGCAACCTCTTCGCCAGTGATGCTTGTAAATACAGGAGTGAATTTCTTCCAAGAACCACCAACACGAACTTCCGGCTTGCCTGCGTACTTAATAGCAGCAGTCACCTGAGAGTCAGTATCAGGCTCATTGCTCTTATTCGACTCAAAGTAATCACAAATCATTTTCTCGGCATTATCCGTCTTACTGTTGTACTGATCCTGCCGGATATTCAACACAAGGAATCCCTGTGGCTTACCGTGCAGTTCATAACGCTCTGTGCTCTGGTCAACAGAAGTCGTAACATATGTTTTCGGTTCTCCATTGATAATTTCCAACATAAAGCGCTTATCAAGGTCAATCAACGCAGTCTCATCATCAAAAGGCATCTGCACCTTATACTCACGCTGACTTAGTGAAGTCACCACAAGTTCCTTGTTGTTCGCGTAGTATGGCTTACTCAGCGTTGCCCAGCGAGAGACTATTTCACCAGTAATCGGGTTCTGCCACTGAATCTGGCGGTTACATAACTCCATCTTACCACGAAGAAAAATCTCATCGTTTGGTTCAATCTCAGTTACCAGCTATTTACAATTGTAGCAGTCAACAATGTCGCCAAGATTCAAAGAATCGCCAGGATAAGCCCAGATTTTCTTTTCCTTGGAAATACTATTACTACGGCTAACAACCAGCTTCTGAGGCAAACCATTCACAAGAGTATTATCCTCATAGTCAACACTATCCTTGAAGTGTGCAGCAAAGTCACGTTTCGCAAAAGCAATTTTGACATCCTTTTTATTAGACATCTTTGCGGCACCGCCAACAGCTCGCACCCTCGTATAAAAGTCCATCGGTACACCTCCTTACTCAGAGTAGGAAGCGTATGTATCATAGTCGATGGTCTTACGCTTGCGGGTCGAGCGGTCTTTTGCCATATAGTTGTCCAACATCGTCATATTCTCCTCGTGAATGTCTTTCACAAGAGCACGAATACTCGTGCGCTCGTTAGCAGGGGAGAATACCTGTAAACTCGTAGGAAGGTCTTGCGCACTAAACGCTTTCAATTTTCCAAATTCACGCTTAAAATGTTGCTCTAACATCAAATGCGCTAACATATCAATCTCATCGAATGTGAGATCTGAATTAAACTCTTCTAGTTCTGAATCGTAATCATCGAAACTAAAATCCTCTTCCGACTCAATGTTTCTTGTAATCACAGAAAGTGATTCCATCAAATAACTTTTTGCACGGTCATGTACGAGATCTCGCACTTCATTCTCGGTCAGGTCAAAATACTGAAAGAAATTACTGTCAGTTTCGACCAACTCGTAAAATTTGTCGTATACATCCGAAAACGCGGTCATTTAATCCCTCCAATCTTACTCGGCGGGAACGACCTCCGCCTTTTCTGCCTCTGCCTTCTTACGGCCACGCTTAACAACAGCCTTTTCTGCAGAGCTGTCCTTTGGAACAGGCTGCGCACCTGCCATCATAGACTGCATCTGTGCCATCATAGCCTGCATCTGCTTCTGCATTTCAACCATCTGGTTCTTTGTGGCCTCAAGCTCTGCCTGAACATCAGCAGGGGCAGACTTGGCTGCAGGCACAACAGACAGCTCACTGTTACGCTTGCCAGCACGAAGCTCCTTGTAACGCTCGTCAATCAGGCGCTTGACCTTAGTGGACAAGTCTTCACCGGCATTCGTCATGCGATAAAAGCGACCACGAATACGCTCAAACTGTGCACCATCCTTAATATCAATCATTCGCTGAAGATTCTCGATAGTAGGGTTTAGAATTGCGTCATCAATGTCCTCAATAAACAGGACGTTATCGCCCTTAATGCCAAGTGCATCAAACAACTCGCTCTGCTCTTCGGGACGGAATCGCAGAACACCATTCTTAAAAGCATTACAAACGCTATTCATATACTGAATCTCCTCCGGCGGAATGGGAATCACACAAGGATCTTCCACACTACCGGGCTCGAAAGTATAGCCCTTACCGTTCAGTGACGAAATGGTAACCACATTATCATCGCAGTTCAAAACGTCAATAAACTTCTTTTCCATCACGGAACTCATAAATTATCTCCTTTTCTATAAAAGCGGGAACCGCAAAGCCCCCGCCCAGATTTGCCTTTGGTAAAAATTACTGCAGGACGATCTTAGCAACACGCTCAATATGATCGATGCTATAGCCGAAGGTGAAGTCTTTGACCATCAGGTGGATCTTCTCATTGTTGTTGTCGTAATCCTCGTAAGTATGGGTCTCGCCCTTCATATCAAGGGTTCCGATCTTTCCAGCGATACCGAAGATCCGCTTGTCCGGGATCAGCAGAGAACCATCACCCAGCTTCTTGGCAGAGCTAATGCCAGTAATAGCCACGCCATCATAAGTCTTAACCAGACCATAACGGTTAAACTCATCCTTAGCTGCATTAGACAGATACTCGGCATAACCGGTCATACGACGCATCTTAGAGCAATACTTCATCAGACTAACGGTAAAGGGATTGCCACCATCTGCGTACTCATTCAGGCGCAGGGTCAGAGCGTCCATATCCTGCATAGTGGGCTCCTTACCCTGAGCATCAATCTTCTGCTCACCACCAGAAATGGCATCATCAACCATACCGAAAATGTCGTAGAACATCTGGTTCTTCAGAGCCTCAGTCATAAAGGTGGTCAGAGTAGCGATACTTTTCCAGCCGTTACGTCTTACTTCCACAAAGCTAAGATCACTTTCGATCTGCTTATTACGCCAGACGGGCTTGATAGTCTCATAGTGCAGGTAAGACTTCGGCACATTGCCGCCCTTAGCTGCATCATAAGCCTGCAGGGTGTTTTTGATCGTCCGACCAGCCTCATAGTCGTCAAACTCACCAACAGTGCCACGAGTAAACATGGCGTCCAGCAGCTCATCAGGTGCGCCATACAGCTCATCAGTCACGGTACGGTTGACGAACTGGGCAATCTCCTTATTAGGGTCACCCTTATCGATTAGCTCCTTGACATGAGCGCCAACAACCTCAGCAATTTCCTTATCCTCGGCATCCATAGCGCGATTGTACTGAGTCTTCTCAGCAACTTCATAAACACGACCAGGCCGCTTCATCAGCTCGGCCACTTCAATATTCAGTGCCATAATTCATTTCCTTTCTCTTCGCGCAAAATAAAAGAGCTACCGTCAAAAGACGATAGCCTTAGATTTCACGTATCATATTCAAGATTTTCCTCTCAATCAAGCAACAGTCTTTGCCTCGGGCAGTACACTAATCATAATCAGCTTGTGACCGTTATCATCCATCACACCAGCAAACTCAAAACGAGAAGTACCAGTAGTAGCAACCTGCCACTTACCGTCGGTATTAACCTCCAGCAGCTTGCCGATATTAGTGTCCTGTGCATCAGCAGTCTTGTACTGGTCAGTGCCATACAGTTCGCCAGCATACAGAGGAACGCGCTTCACCAGCACACCCGCCTCAATCTTGGTAACCATCTCATCATAGTCATCAAAATTAGTCTGGCTTGCATAGATGCCCTCGGGAATAAACTCATGGGCAACCATCTCGATGCCCTCAGCGGTAGCTGCGTCAGGGAACTTAACCTGACCAGCCTTGTGGTCAACCTGGACACCCATACCGGTGACCATAGCGACCTTTGCGGCATAGTTAGCGGGAATATTCTTCGCGCCGTTCACCATCAGTTCACGAATCATAATATTTTTCCTTTCTCTCAAATGTTATTACTTACCCAAATATTCCCGCCATGCGTCACGCTTGTTAGCGTTGGTGGTGTTATACTTGGTTTCATTCAAATTCAGCTTGATACTCTCAGGCTTATGTACCTCAGAGGTCTCAATCTTCTTTTCGGCAGGAGCCTTCTTAGCGGCTTCAACGCAACGCTCGGCAATCACACTCTTGATGCCGGTCTCATCCAGATTATCAATCAGACTTGCGTAGTTGCCACCCTCAGAAACCTCAGCTTCAGTAATCATCTTGCTGGAGATTGCGTACTGACGCAGATCCTCCTTCTTCTGTGCAAGCTCCGCAGCAGCTTTCTCAGCAGCTTCCTTCTCGGCCTGATCCTTATATGGGGTCAAAGAAGCAACCTCTTCCTTTGCACTCTGCAATTCAGTATTCAAGCTTGCAATAGTGTTATTCAGCTCCGCAATCTTGGCGTTGACCTGAGAAATAGAAACGGTCAGAGTGACATGTTGCGGCTCGCCAAGAGAAACCTCGTTGCCCTCAACGGTGTAAGAGAACATGATATAGTCCAAATCGTTCATACAACGACCGAATTTCTTACACCAGATAGTGTGATCTTCGGGGAACACTTCGGCTAGATACATATCTGAATTAAACTTCACAACAGCCTCATTCAGCTTCTCGTACAGGTCATGACCGGTCAAACTGGAAGTCTCAGTAGTAGACTCCGGCTCTGGCTCACCAGCAGGCTCAGTACCGGTTTCAGGCTCAGTCGGGGGAGGGGTTTCACCGCCTTCCTCGGAAGTTTGAACATCAGGCTCTGCCGGAGTGGTGGGCTCGGTGGTAGACTCAGTAGTGGTCTGCTCTGCCTGCTCAGTCTCGGTTGAATTCTCAACCTGTGCGGTCTGAGTTTCATTGTCCTTATTCAGTTCCAAATTTTTTGCCTCCTTTTCATTAGATTCTATATTTGAAATCTCTTTTGTGTCCTCAATGTAGGCATTTGCCAACTCAAGACCAAAATCGGTTTCAGCGACTTCAAGCAGTTTAGAACACTTATATGCCGGTTCAACATTTGCACCAAGCAGACAATGTGCAGTAAACACGCCATCATCAATAATTTTTGCCATGCGGCCACCCACGATTCCCTTATGAGCTTTCAGCACATCAATTTCCCAACTGGTATTTAATGTGCCGCTCTCAATACGACGCAGGATCGTCGCACAAGCTTTTGGATATCGCTTCCAGATCTTACAAGAGGCAACAATAAAGTCGGTATCGTCAATTTTCTCGATACCGACCGACTGAAAGCTACCGAACGCATCAGTGTCAAATTCGGCAGTCTTGTATTCATTGCCATCATCGTCTTTTCTGGTGACGACTTTCATATTGTGACCGGAGAAATCCAGTTCACCTCTAGGAGCTACGACCAGCTTGCCTACAAGCGGGTTGCCAACCAGTGTACCCATCCAACTCTCAATGGTTTCACGGTTCAAAGCAACCTGATTCCCATTCACTGAGAAGTCACAGATGACAAACTTGGCAAGATAGTGGTCTGGATGCTCCGTAATCTCAGAGCAACAGATGTTTCTACTATAGAAATATTCCTTACTCATTGTTCATCACCTCACTTACTATCTTCATTTCTTTGCTGGTCATAAATCTGCTTTTCAGTTTCCTCACCCTTTGGACGACCCGTCTTTTTATCGCTGTCGCCGCCACCGCTTGAGTTGCCGGTTGATGTATAAGAGGTCTGTCGAGCCACAAACACATCATCATAACCTTCCTCAGTTTCGGCCTGACGTTTACGGAGTTCGTCTTCAGCATGAAGCCCCATGTACTCGTAAGCAGTCTTGTAAGAACAATTCAAAGTGGTAAACAGGAACTGAGCAATCGCCTTCTTCATCTCCATACCCATCATTTCAGTAGTAGATACCTTTACATCAGGGCAGTACATAGTGTCCACACCTGCATCTTCAAGGCGAATGCGATACCATCGCTTTAATACATCCTCAATCTGTTCCGCAATCTTACCGATATTTTTCATCAGCTGGTCAAGAGACACCTTTGCAGTTGAAACAGTCTGTTGACCATCAGTGTTTAAGAAACTGATACCCAAAGCTGCCATTTCTCGGTTACGATACTGTTTGACAGTCTCGATATTCGTCATCTCAACCTTCGGCTCAACATATTTGATATCCTTGACGTAGGGAGCAGTCGTCACAAGCACGGTATTTTGCTTCCATGCACGCAGCAGGTTATCGTGTGCCGTCACCTGTTCAGAAAAACCCTTCTTGTCTTTGTTTGGACCCATCAATTCAGGGTCAAGCTGTTGCCAGATGATTTTCTTTGCCTTTGCCTTAGCATTCACACGGTCCGAAGTATCAAAAGTCTCAAGCATCAATGCCGGGCGTAAGGCGCGGAATAGGGGAGAAACACCATACTTCTGACCCATATTGCCAATGCGAATTACACCACAGTGGTCAACATCCAATTTTGCATAGGTGTCACCATTCTTAAACGCTTGATACACCTCATCTGGATAGTTGTTTTGAATCTCAGTCTCCTGATTTTCAAAGAATAGTGCCTTATTCTTCTTGTCCTTCAGCATGGATTTGCTCAAAGCGGACTTCAATTTAGACATATTGATAAGCACAACAGGCTGTCCATTTGACAAATAATCACTGATTTCAGCAATACCAAGAGGGTAGTAGTCTACAATATAATTCTCATCTTTCTGGCGCAGATATGTAATGTAAGTGCCCTCGGCGTAAGTCATCGGAATGGCAGTACGCAACAGGCTTCGCACATTGATTTGTGTATTGAAATCATCAATCACTTCACGGGCATAGTTTACCTGTTTAGTTTTATTACGCTGTTCAGGGAACTGTGCGAAACTGCATTTGAACTCCGTATTAACATTCGCCTCAATCGCATCATAAGTAATGCCAATTAGGTCATCTTTATTGATGTAATTACGGATGATTCCATTGACCGTCTGCACATTCGTCAGGCTCGACTGTAACCCTCGCGCGAGCTCATCAATTCGGTCAACCGTCAGTGTCTCAGAGGAGGCTGAAATTTTCAGGTATGTACTATATTGCTTATTTTCAGGATCATAGGATGCGATAGCATGGCGGATAACATTGTCCATTCTTTCATCTGAAAGCTCGTTTACAGATGTAAGCACAACAGTACCATCATCTGTCTGTGAAGCGGTCACGACATCAAAATCTTCCTTTTTCTTTCTTGCCACATTTTCACCTCCTCTGCTTAGAAGTCAATGTTAGAAATACAAATCGGCGGAGCAGTCATTGTCTCCACCGCAGACTGGCGCACTTTATCCTTACGACGTAATTCGTATAGACGATGAGCAAGCAAAATAGCAACATAGAACCTATCATCGTGAATTTTATTGGCAACATCGGGTGCCAAAGCATATGTTACGGTCGTGTTTTCAGAGTTTGTCGTTTTCTGAATGCTTGTAATCTCGTTCTTCATCAAGTCGATATTAACCCACGCAGTCTGTTCCTCTAATGAGAGTTCATGCGTTTTCAAAATTTCTTGACCAGTTGATTTGTCAACACCATCTACTACCTGAACGTAATCTCCTCCGTTATATTCAAGAGGGAAATGAATGACGCCAAGATTCATCAACTCAATAAATTCCTCAACCATGGCAGTACGGAATTTACGTGGACTAATTAGACGTAGCTTGTCAACAGCATCTGGGTAACGGGCATCATATCCTTCATATAATTCATGATTTGCGTCGATAAAACCACGATGTTCCGCACCTGTTTTATCGGTCCAATTATTAAGCAAACCGTCCGCATATGTGGAAGTACCACCGCCGCCAGCGCCTTGATCAATCATCAATCTATCAATGTACTCGTAATCAGGATTTTGACCATTGTAATGTAGAATCAACTCATGTAACTGCTCAAGCTGACGATTAGAATCGAGCTTGAATTTTTTCTCATTTGCAATATCAACCATGTTCACACAGTTGATAATATCTCCACACATGCCGTTTTCTGGATCGTTATAAATACGCATAACACCAACAATAGAATTATCCATTGTGCGGGCAGGATCAAACGCAAGAATATACTGATAGTTCTTATCCCAATAAAGCTGTGGGATATACTTTCGCTCATTGCGACGAACTGTACCCCATTTGATAATCTGGTTTACGCCACCATCACGACTTGGGCGATTATAATATTCACGCAACGCCTTCATTTTATTTGACTTTAGAGCGGCTTCCACTTTGTCTCTTGTCAACAAAGCCTTGTATGGTTTACCATTCATATAGACCTGAATTGCAACATCGCAAATCATGTCGCAAACAAAATAATCACGGTCACCGGCAATCATACGCTTTGCAAAGTTTTTATAATAACGATAGAATAGTTTATCCATCGTATCCTGACTCGAAGCATACACAAGTTGTGTAGGAACCTTGCGAGGCTGAGTTTCAGGGTTATAAGAATCATCCGTATCAGTCACAAAGTCAGTATTCTGAGTGGCAAAAGCTTCACAGACAACAATCAGTTCGTCAGAGCAAAACGCAGCCTCGTCAAAAAACACAAGAGTTGCACGACGGGATCGGTTGGAATCCGGGTTGGAGTTTAGCGTGTTAATGGAACTACCGTTGTAAAACTCAACAACATACCCGGCGGGATTATGACTAAAGCCACTCTTATTGGTTGCAGACTTTTTTGTTTCTTTTTCTGCAATATCTTGCAGACTACGGATAGACGCAGCTGTTTTACCAACACGAGTGACAATTTCTTCGATTTTATTAAAAGTTTCCTTACTCTGATCACCAACGCTACTTACGATGTAAATAGCTTGATTCTCATATAGGATAGCCTTTAGTAGAATGAAAACAGAACCTACAAAAGACTTACCAAAGTTTCGACTACATGCCCAAAGAACATGACTTGCATTCCAGCTTTGTTCCAGCATATATGCCTGAGCGTCAAATAGTTGGATACCCAATAAATCTCTGGCCGCAATAACAGGATTACGCCGATAGAACGCAATCGTTGCCGCATCACACTCATAAATCTTACGTTTTACGGCTGTAATAATAGGCGTTCTTTGTTTCATTCTCATACGGCATCACCATCCGTATCTTTTACGCTTGCGTCAATACCGGCATCTTCCAACAGCTCCTTGAGCCGCTGATTCTCGATAAGAGACAGCCTGTATTTTTCCTTAGCGTCATCACTTTCTTTCTGGAACTTATCAATCAATTCTCTTTGTGTATCGAAAATTTCCTGCTGGTCATTCTCGTCAAAGAAAGCGTTTTCCTTAATGGCCTTAAAACTCATATCTGCCGCCCATTGAGTTCCCGGAGACCGTAACTGGTCGTAGAAGTTTGCTTCTGCACCAGCAATATCCTTTTCACGCATATCCTTCATCAAGAATGTAAGCGTATTACGTCCAGCATCCTTGTTGGAACGGTTCTTGACAGAAATCTCATTTTCCTTAGCAATCTTATCGTTATTAGAAACCAACTTGACCTTGATATCGTTCAGACTCTTAATAGCTTCCGCTGAGTTCATCGGATTCAACCGAGCAATCTGCAAGTCAATTTGTCGAATCTGGTTGTTATTGTTCACGACCTGAACAATCTGTGATAGTTTGAATGGATCGTCTTCAATACCATCTTTAAAATACTTGATGAGTTCACTAAACAAATATCGGCGATCACTTTCGTTATAACCTTCGAATGGGTCATATCCAATAACAGAAATACAATCATCCTTTGCTTGAATTTCAGGTTTAGACCACTTCTGTTCTTTCTCATCACGGACATCGATTTCAGTTTTGTTCAGTTCACCATTGACGAGGGTATTTGAAAAAGTTTGGAACTGGTAGTTACGAGCGTTACCGATTATTCGTAATAGAAGCCCCATCTTGAACGATCCGTTGTTCTGACTGATTGAATCAAAAAGAGAATTATAGAATGGAATATCAAGAATATGGCACATCAACATACACGCAGTACGGTCATTTCCGTACTTTCTTGAATACTCATCAAACATTTCATTCACACAGTCTTTACAAAGCGGAGCATAGCAATCATTTGCCTTCTAAAGCGGGCTGTAAGTGATTTTATAGAAATGATTTACTGCTACGTCATATTCCTTACCACATCGAAGGCATTTGAATGTCTTCTTGTTCTCGGTTCCCTCTAAGATTACAGAAGGGTCAACCACTTTCTTTTTTCTAGGCAAACAAACACCTCCTTCTAATAGGGCGCATCGAGAACATACCTCGATATTCGTTTCACCATTACTAACTACCGTTTCGGTAGGAAATATCAAAATAAAAGCCGTAGAACGTGCGCACATTCTACGGCAAACAAAAGATCCACCCTCATGAGCACCAATAATCTGGGAGGCTGGGTGGATTTCATTCTATAAAAGACCTATCATGATACGCATCGTTGAGAGGCTTGATAGGTTCTGTTCAAAATTCGGCCTCAGCATTTTGACACCGTATTGAGCCGAGGTCTTTATCATATATTTGAGCTTGCGCCCTGCCTACGAATAGGCCAAGTTTCAAAATATGCCTGCCGCCAGAGGGAGTTTAACTAACGGCAGGCTTGCAAAAGGGGAGATGCTGGGTACAGAGGGTGGATTCGAACCACCGACCTTCTGGGTATGAACCAGACGAGCTACCTGACTGCTCCACTCTGCGTTATATAATGCCTAAGTGTCATCTATTTCTTAATCGTATGCGCATTACAGGTTAATCATAGACTGACTTCGGACTTGCCTCCAACCGCGAAGTGGAAACCATTTTTGGCACGCCCAGCTGCTTTCGAGACAGCACATACAGGTTTTAGAGACCTGACTTCTACCTTTGAATTATAGGCGCACAATTGGTGTATTCGGCGAGATTTAAACTCTGCGATACCTCGATTAAATCGAGTGCCTTACCAGCTTGGCTACAAATACACAATAAATCCTACCTTTTAGCCGGTGGTAGGTGACCGGTATAATATAGGTCCTCCTGAAGAAGGACTGGCGCGGTCTCAGAGATTCGAACTCTGGCATCGGGGTTACCGACCTAACGGTTTTCAGGACCGTTCTCTTCAACCACTTGAGTAAGACCGCACAATAACCCTACTTTCCTGCACAGCTACCTTTATATAAAAGGTGTAGGGAATAGCCGTACAATCTTTGGTGAGCCAGGTTGGAGTCGAACCAACGATGTTTCTGATGTCACGGAGTTACAGTCCGCTATCTTCGCCACTGGATATACTGACCCATAATAAAACAAGCATCCATCAATCCATCCGAGCTAGTTGAATTGTTCTCGTGTTGATAAAACGCTTGTTTTAAACTTTAATGGTCCGCACTTACGGTGGCGGAACACCAATGCCAGAGGTCGGGTACGATCCGACAGTCTGCTGATTACAGGTCAGCTGCATTATCCATTTATGCTACCCTGGCAAATAACCCGTAGACACTAGCCTACGGGCATAGAAAAGGAGACAACAAATGATGTCCCAAAGCAGACCTTGCGGTCGTACTTCTTTTTTAATTACCCACTTATTGGTAGGGTGTCACCGCTTTTAATTCAAACGCACAATATGCGTTTTACTCTCAATCAACTTTCCATCCTTGTCCTGATAAACAATAATAAAACCCTCTCGCTGGGAAGTAGTTAACTTGCCTTCGGCATACTGCATTTTAGAAGACTCACAGCAACAACCCTGCTCGTAAACGACAGCGCCATCACCAATATCATAATGACCGCACTTGTGAGTATGAGCGAGAACCACTGCATTGACATCCTTAAATCCGTTATCACGGAAGTATCTGAATGCCTTCTCAGCAGTCTTCAGTAACCCAGATGAATAAGTCAGCGGATGCACAAAGACGGTATCACCAATCTGACTGAAATAAGTATCGTTGTAAACAATCTCGATACCAGTGCCATTGAACACCTCAATCAAAGGGTCATAATGGACCTTTGTATGAAGTTCCTTGTTATAATGGTTGAAACCATCAACAAAAACAAGCTCCAAAGATGTCTTCGGCATCAGTTCAAGTAGGTCGGTGTCCAGATTCTTAGCAAGGTAATTCTGAAAACGTAAGTCATGATTGCCATAATTGATAACAACCTTCTTGGGCTGAAGCATTTCAATCAAGTCAATCATATACTGACGAGCAATCAGGATTTCCTCCATTGGACTTTTACGATATACTTTTAGGAAGCGAGAAATGGAGCTGCAGTCTACAAGATCCCCGTTTACCTGAAGGATATCAATCTTACCAGCGCACTCACTAAAAGTGTCAATGGGCTTCTGGAATGGAATATGTAGGTCGGAAATAGACAGAATGCAGGTTCCCACATCTCTATTAGATAAGGACTCCTGATACTGCATACCCGCACGGAATGCCTTAAAACGCTTGCGATATGCGCACTCGCCAAAATTCTTGCCCAACTCATCATTGAGCACCTTGGACGCGCCATCCCAAGTCAACTCTCTAGCCAGAACAGCATTCCCGATTCTTACAAAGAAGTCATCGCTCGTTTCTTCTGGCCGTTTATTATAGCAACCCATTGGCATCAAGCCGGGTCGCCCAGCAGCTCATCAGAAGTGGAAATATTGATAGTGACACCCTCAATACCATCCCACTTTGCCAGAGCTTCCTTCAGATTGAAGACATTCTCACCGTCCTTGGTAATCTCGGTGATAGTGCCCTCAGCAGTATCAATAATAGCGTTCTTAAAAACAACACTCTTCTTAGCAACCATAATTTTATTCTCCCTTATATTTTAATTTTAGAATTCAAGCATGTCAGCCCAAGTGCTAATCCATCCACGGTGATTGATCTTCAATTCGCAAACAGCAGCACGCTCCTTATCACGGAAGTGCTCAAGATAAATTTTAAATCCTGAGTTCTGCGGATTTTTATATAGGTCACACTGCCCAGTATGACCCAAACATACGACCTTGCAACTATCGTGGCACCGTGTAAGAATTTTCTTTAGGTCCTCCCGATATACATTTTGACACTCATCAACTAAAATTACTTTATTTTTAAAATTGATGCCGCGCATATATGTATGAGTAGTCGCCTGAATATAGGCACCATACTTTTCACTCTCTGGATCATCTTCGCTTTTGACAACTCTTGATGGGTTGATACCAAGCGTCTCAAGTGCCTCAAAGAGCGGTTCCATGTATGGAGCACTCTTTTGCTCTTGAGTACCGGGTAAATAACCCTGTTTCTCTTCCTGAGTGGGGGATGCAATATAAACGATTCCATTGTATCGTTCATACTGGACAAGCAGATTTGCAACACCTACAGCGATAGTAGTTTTACCAGTTCCGCTTACAGAGTTTGTAAAGACAATATCAACGTCTGGACTCCACAGCATGTCCCTATAGTATTTTTGTTCATCATCAAGCGTCATACCATAAAAACTAGAATACTCATCCAGACTCTGCGGAATATCCTTCTTCTTACGCATTTCAGTCTTATCAGAAGCCATTTACAACTCTCCCTTAATTGAATTCATCAATATCGTCAGCAATCTTATCGACAATACCGTACTTGACCTGCTCATCAGCATCCAGATACCAATCCTTTGCCTGATTCTTGGTCATGGTCTTCTTATCAATGCTCGTATGAACCATGATATACTCACGCATCTTTCGAACCTGCTTTTCATAATTTGCCATGGCCTCTTTCGACTGTTCAAAAGTACCAGAAGCACCGCCAGAGCCACTGTGAATCAGAGCCATAGCATGAGGCAGGGTAAAGCGCTTCTGACCAGACAGAAGCATCACAAGAGCTGCGCTCATGGAAATACCAACATTGATAGTCCACACAGGGGTCTTGCTCAGTGCAACAACATCAATGAAACTAAACATAGCGTCCAGCTCACCACCATAGCTGTAAATAAACAGCTTAATGGGCTTGCGCTGCTCAACAGGGGTATTCTTATCGATACGATTGTATTGCAGAATCTTACGCTCAATTTCAATCAGGGACTGGTCAATCTCAAAGTCAATAAAGAAGATGCGATCCTTCTCGTCAACATAGAAGTTCATCATCTCAGGAGAGGGGAGACCGCCACCATTCATCAGGTTAGTGATCTCTTCTGGCAGTTGAATTTCAAAGTCCAATAGTCTATACCTCGTTCTTTCAAAGATTAGTAACGTGCGTTACGCTGCATCTGCTTCAGCATCTCGACAGCGGCAATATTAAAAGGAAGCAACTCAAGATATCGAACAGACTCTTCCAGATACCGCTTGTGACGGGTCTTTGCAATGCAAGCATGAGGGAAGACCTTTCGTACAGCCTTCGCTTCGGACTTAGTGATTTCAATCATTAGGTAAAACACCCTTTCAAAATAAAATAGGTAGGGAAGAGAGAATGCGTCCACGCTCTCTTTCCTACCACAACTATTCCGTAATGATTTTCTATGTAAACGCCAATTTATAACGCATCTACGTTAAAATATTGCGATTTTACGCCGTGCATAAATCAAACATTTTTCTATTTTGTGCGGTTTTTTCAATATTGATGCTTTTTGCGCATTTACGACAATATTTTTGTCTTCTGCCAGTTCGTACAACTTTCTTCCCGCAACATTCGCACTTAATATACGGCTTGCCACAATACTGGTTCCACTCAAGGCCAATATTCTCGAAATCGTCCACAAAAAGTTCCTGCGGATAGTCTTCCTCGGCAATCAAAACATGAATGTTCAGATTGTCGATTTTCTTCAAACTTGCAAAACCAACGTAGCCAAGATTATGCAGCTCGCAAATCATCTCGTTCTGTTTCTTGACATTCGCAGAGACGTTTGCCATTCTAAAGATATCTCGTGTATCTTCCGTCACCCAATAGCTGTTTTTTTCATTTATAGCCACATGATATTTTGCAAGACACAATAGTGTCAACATCAAACGTTGCATTGGCTTTCCATCAAGAGCCTGGATCTTTTCGATTTCAGCCTTTGTAATGATGACACCATCAAGTTCAACAAGCTGCTTTCCTTTAGACGAGGCAATAGCTTGCTGAATCAAATCCTCGTCAAGAACCCTGTTATATCCATCCATATGAGAGAGGAGAAAGTCATCCAGCTTCTCTTTGACCTGTTCTTTCTGGTATCCTTTAGAAAAATACAGTTTCGCAATATAATGTAAAGCGTGCCCGGCGGTTCTCCACGTCACATCTTCTCTTAGTAAATCTTCTGCATATTCACGCTCATTCAGCACTACTACCATCGACATCCTCCTTTTCGCTCTCACTCATATTAACAATCACATCCTTATAATGCTCTCCGCAATATTCAATGTCGCCGTCATCCTGCTTTACAAGAGTATGTACCTTGTTTTCGTTCTTTTCCAGAAGTCTCTTGATAATCACATCAGGGAAGAGAGCCCATACAATAGATACACTAGACGAATTCTTCTTGCACATATCAAAAAGAATGTCACAAAGCACGTTATCGTCAGAGCACTTCTCGTGCAGGTGTCTGAGCATACTCTCGTTATACATTGCCAGTTTCTCAGTGCGATCTGCGCCGGTCTCCTTGTTTTTCATAGCAGAGTTATCGATAACAGAATTGCCACTGGCGTATTTCAAGTAATCTTTGAAGACTGGGCGAATGCCGTAATACTGAGAATTCTTATAGGCTTCGCCAGACTTCAGCAAGTCATAATCAAAAGCACGATGAATTTTAAGCTCGGCCATGTGTTTCTCCATCTCGTCCTCAATAATCCAGCAAAGACGATTCATCGTGCATGAGTTCACGCCGACAGGCATCCGGTAGAGATAATACTGAATAACCACCTCATCATACTCATCCTTGACTTCCTTCTGCATGATTTCATCCAAGCCAGCGTAACCCTCCCATTCGATACGCTTACGTGCTGCGGCTACATACTTCTTGTAATCTCGCATCTGAGCGGGGTAAATGTAGCTCATGAAGTACGGCTTGCGGTGAGCACAAATACGCGCCCATAATTTCTTGTCCTCGATTGTGTCCGGGTTGTCATCGTCTTTAATAGTACAAGCTTTCAAATCATACCAATACCGTGGCATTGGCTTACATTTAACCCCTTTCACAGCGTCCAAAACATTCTGCTGATATAGCTGACCACACATGATACGATAATCCAATTCTTCGTATTCTCGGCTTCCAGACTCAAACTGGCTTTGAACATCACCCATTGAGGTAATGTGGTTTGTTGTCGAGCCAACGTCATTGCCAAATCCAGCAGCATTCGATTCTGCTAAATCATCCTCAGTAGGAATCTTCTTTTCTCCCTTTTTCTGAACACACAAAAGAGTTGGCGTTTTTCTTTTATTCCTAACAAGCACATCATTATCTGTGCTAAAAATAAGATCGCCATCAAAATCTGCGCCATTCAAAGCAGCACAAGTGTTGTCCCACGCACTTAGAATTGTGACTGTCTTCATATAGCGATACCAGTTTTTACAATCATCATTAGAATTCAAATCCCGAAGAACAATATTGTTATGACAGGACATAGGAGCTCTAAAGCAAGCCACTCGCTTAACATCCCTATCATTCCAAAAACGGCTGTAAACCTCACCGGCCTTTAACAGTCCAGTGACTTCCATTCCAAAGATGGATTGGCAAAGCGCATATGGATCTCCGCTCGCTACTTGGAAATTACCTCTAACTTTGACCACACCTGTTTTTGCCTGAGAAATTCGTTTCTTAATAAAGTACCGAATCCGATTCTGAACATACGGGTCGTTAATCATGTCTGGCTCAATCATGAGAGCCTTAATGTAATCATTCTCAAGAGAGTTGACATACCCTGCGTCGTCTCGCATACCGCTACCACGCAGATACAGAAGCGCTTGCCGCCAGTCGCCGCCCATGACACCCTTGATCTCATCCAAAGCCGGCTTGACCAATTCTCTAATCTCATCGTTCGTAAGCTGATAGCTTTGAATGAATTGATAATTCAAATTGCGTTCCTCATCGAGTTCCAACTCGCAGGTTTTCGTTACAGAGAAGTGGTAATGGTTTTCTCGACAGTTCTCAAAGTAGTCATCGCAATCATGATAGCTGTCCCAGAGTTTTAACATGGATGTGGTTAGTATCATTTGAACACGGTTAATATCCTTGTAATCGCCCCAAGCGTCCTTCACCATATTCTTTTTCGCAATCTTCTTAGCAAACTCACGGAAAGGGAAGGGAAATAACATACCCTTACAGAAAGCATTTCGCACGCAGAAACCAGATGCTGTGGATGGCAGCTTTAAATCTTCGCTCCACTGTTGAGCAAGGTCATAGCTAATGAGTCCAAAGCCATCGCTGGCGCATAATTCACATTCATGTTCCATATCCTCGACCATCGTAGGCTCACCGGATGCTCCATCGTCCAGAACGATTACATGGTCTTTGAAATGAGTGAAACAATCGTCTACGACCAGCACACCGTCTGGATTAGTGACCGGAATGGATGCAGAGCAGGCGAGTGCCCGATATGCTTCCAGCTTTGCCGGAATAAACTCCATTCCCTTGTTACGGCCATTATCGATTCGTTTGCGGATTTCATCAATAAGACGGTCGCTCACAAACACAATCGTACTATTCTTAACACCACCGGTGGTTCCAACTAAACGACGATATGTAATCCCATTGATTTTGAACCCCTTATGAGAACGTGCCCGGCGGTAATCATTCTTCTTGTCAACCACCAGACACATATAATCCGGCTTGAACTGAACTGCATCAAGCTCAGTATACAACCTCCGAATCTCCCGGCGGTTCTCTAAGCAAGAGGGTTCATTCCGCAGCATCTTGATTCTACGCTTGATACTCCGTGCCTTAGCCTCTGCATCTGTAACACCATTCAACTCATCAATCCATCGTAGAACAGTGCTATCAGCCAGCGAGATGATTTCGTGGTTTCGTCTGGCTTCATCCAATGGTAGGGTTAAATCCCATTTTGCTTCAACCAGACGCTTCGTATGGATCTTAAAAACAAACTTCTGGCAAGTTTGCTGCTTTGCCATTCGGCAGTCACCTCCGTATTCTTCTTAAATGTATCCTGTAATGTATAGCTAAAGGGAAAATATAAAAGCAGACTTTTATAGATAGCAGCTCTCGCCATCTTCCATAGCCTTGAGCCAAAGTCGTTCACGCTCCTGATAGAGTTCATCCAGCATATCGTCAGCAGCCTCGTACTCCCGGCGAGTCAGGCTGGCATAATTCATATCCCGAATTAAATACTTAATTTCCGCATCAACATCCTCGTAAGTACGCATTACTTAACCTCCTCGTCCATAACAGCTCCGCAGTCAGGACAAAACTTTGATTCATCGACATTTTTGCTAGAATGACAAGCCGAACATTCAACAAAGAAGCTTTCTCCAAAATCTTCAAAATGTTCAATCCAGTGGGCGTGAACCACTCGACGGAACTCACCGCCAGCGGCCATCTCTTCTTGCATGTATTGAATTGCCCCATTCAAAGTCATCTTGCATACAGTTTTCTGAAAAGCAGAAACAGGACTGTTATCAATCAATGGCTTTGTATCTTCCAATGTCTGAATCAAGTGTGTTGCGTTAATAAACTTATCCATCACTTAACCTCCTTAGCTACCAAACGAATTGTCTCGTCAATCTGTTCAAGTTCTGCCAGCAAGACATCCACAGTATCAGCTTCACTCTCGGAAATATTCAAATCCTTAATCTTATGTAAAGCCCATTCAAGGTTCGGGTAATAGCCAACCGTAACCTCCTTTACGCCGGTGCCCATCTCACCAGTCTTTGGATTCTTGCCAGCTGGCCGCTGCTCAATAATAATGAGATTCCGCTCATCGCAGTTCTTTATAATGTACTTGCCAATCTGAATACGCATTTCTTAATCTCCTTCTTTAACCAAATTTATACAATCAATATATTTATCATAAATTCGTTTTGCGAGCTCTCCATCAACATGACTTACATCGCCAGTTTTATTATTTTTAATTGTGCAAGAATACAATACAATAGGAGACTCAATCAAAATATGACCATACTTATCGTAAACGTTATAACGACGGTCAAGTTCTGTTGCGATTTGCTTAACAAAATACTTTCCACTAAGCAGTTTTGAAAGTTCAAGATTTAGTAGCTCCGAAGCTTTTTCACAAATATCCTTTTCACTCATATGTATTCTCTCTTTTAATATGTATTTATATTTCAAATAAGAGCCACACAAACTCTTATTTAATTCTAATTTGTACGGCCAGCCTCAAATGCAGCCACATCGTTCATGAAATCATTGATATGTAAATACTTGTCACCCTTCCGCACAGTCTTAGGCTTAAACTCTTGACATTTGCATCGCACCTCATCACAAGTAGTGAAACACGGGATCTCATATTGGCATTTTGTACAGACATGCTTCTTGTGGAATTCTGGTAAGCGGCCAGCAGCTTGGTAATACTCATACGTTACCTTTAAATCAATCCAGTAGGGGTTATCAAAATTCATTACGTTCAACCTTCTTCCTTATCTTTTATAAGAGCCATACCATTTAAATCCAGCACGAGGAATTCCAGAATTCGCAGGAACACGAATCATTCCATCTATAAAGAGCTGAAGAACCTCATCACTTAACTGTCTATGCACAAAGCGAAACGGTGGTTGAGAAGCATCATTATAATATTCTGGATTTTCTTCCAACACCGCTCTACCTCTTCTGACGGTAGAAAGCGTTGGAATATTCTCACACATAGCATCATTCATCTCGTGAAAACTTTGCTGTTGCAATTTATATTCCGTCCGTGCCGCAGATCGCTTCAACGAGTTCGGCTCAATCGTAATATGATACATTGGTCGTGCTAGGTCGTATGTAAAAATTTCCTTGAATCTATTATCTAGTTCTTCATAGAACTCATGAAGTCGTCCGGTCAAAAATACGTCTTGTTCACTCTGACATACTCGTCCAGATGATGTGTAAAACTCATGAAGCACATTCGTATACATCTTCATATAAATGACTTTTTGGTCTTCAGAAGGAATATGGTATTCTTCTGGGTCATGGTTTATAAACACGGCAGGGCAGTCCTCAAAAAATATTTCTTTGTTTTTTGCCATGGATTTAAGTGCAGACTCAATGTACCCAACCATTGTAGATTTCGTACAATGCTGAAACGTCTCAGCATCCGCTGCTAAATTCTCTCTGAACTCATCCATTTGCTCACGAGCAATATTTTCTAATGGTGTACCAACTATCTCAGCCCAAAAGGTATCCTCACCATGTAGGTCTTCTGGATATTGATAAAAATTCTTATTGGTCATTCCACACGCTCGTAGTATTGCGGCTGGCGTCCAAAAGAACTCCATCCAACCACTTCCATCACATTCTTTAAGTAGGTGGTAAGCAATCTGGTTCTGCAGACGCAATGAAAACTTTCCTTTATTTCTTGTTGGTAGAGGAGGAAGCACCTCATTGTCTGAACGAATCTTTACAATGATAAAACGCTTTCCTTCCTTTTTAAACTCAACGAATCGATTTAACTCTTCAAGGAAGTGTTTTTTGCTAGTTCCATCTAGTGGCTTTCCATTTTTGCCAAACACATTAAGATAAGTAGATAGTTCTAAAAAATTAGAAAAAATCTGACCATCATTCAATTTACCTGCTATCTCCGATGTAATCTCGTATTTTTTCTTGTCCATGTAACCTCCTACTCAATTTAGTTGGATTGACGAGTCTGTATTATATATAAGTATGAAGATACATAGTCGTCAGTCCAAGTACAACTATCACAAAATATCTCTTAATGGTTTACTCGACTTGAAGCTATGGCGCGTAAGCGACATAGATTCAATTTGAGTAAACCTACGAGCGTCCGCAGACGCGAGATCCCTCTCCACGCCCTGTCTGGAAGACTACTATAAATATCCATCGCAAACATCCCAATATCATCTCCTTAACAGTATCCTGTGTTGTATAGCTATCTACACTCATTATACCATGAGATTGCCAAAAATTCAATAGCTACATAACACAGGATACCGATATTTCTAGCGCCTATTAAAATAAGGTATGTTTCTGGGAGTATTGTTCTCTATGAAGGACATCCAGATACCCTGTATGTTCAGTATAAGCTGCCAGAGGCTACAATCATGCTCCTTGTAGGTCTTTAGAGTCTCTGAGAGTGCTGCTTAGATGCCAGATTAGTCCATTTATGGTGATAGGGGAGTACAGATGGGTACAAATAGGTATTTTATGCTCCGAAGAATGGTTATTTTCGGTACATTTCGGGTACACATCGGAAAAACCCGCATAAATCCTAGCTTTTTCGGCTTTTATTGGGTCAAAAAGAAACAAAATAAGGATAAAAAGGTACAAATAAAAAGAAAAACTAGCCAAAATATAACGCAAATACGTTAAATTCTAGCTAGTTACCGAATGGTTTACCGATTGAAAAATAGCGATTTTAAGCCATTTTTAGGTATTTTTGATGGAAATTGATGAATTTGTGGGTATGTGTGGGAGAAGCTATAGGGGGTGTATTTTGGAGTGTTTTCGTCAGGGGAAAGTGTATCCCGGGGGTGGTAGGATTGGTTGGAAAGGTGTCAATAAATAATTTATTGACAGATTGGGAAGGATAAAAAGTAGTAGTGTTGGCTGCCAATAGGAGAGATATTGATGGAATTATTGGGAATTGAAGATAAAATAATGTGTAAAATATTACGATAAATCGTTATTTCTTGAGGATGAATAAGAAAGATGTACTGGGGCTTCTTCCTGCTGCCGGGAACGTCCAAAAAATGGAAAGTACGCCCCACGGCTTGAGTGCTGGAAATGCTCAAAATACGACACTCAACACGGCAAGGGCAAGGCGGGATTTTGGCTGTACTGCTATTATCTGATAAAGTATCAACAAGTGCAGATAATAGTTAAAGAATTCTAATTGTTTAATAACAAACAAAAATGTTCGATACAAAACAAAATGTTATGTTGATTTAAAATCAACTTTAAATTATATATTGTTTCTTTTTAGTCAACCATCTATTTTCCCTTATAAGGTAATTATATATTATATTTTATCCTTATTTCAGCCGAAAACGCCCACGACTTGCCAAATAAAATTTTTAACGATATATCGCTATTTTCTAAAAATCTATAATTCTTGCAACTTTTGTGCATGAATTGCAACTTTTATACATAGACTTCCTAGCAAGGAACCGCTATAATTAAGCCACAATCTAGCAAGGAACCTAGCTAGGAACCTAGCTAGATTGCACCGAACTTTGAAAACTGAATCAATCTTTTGTGGGAACGGCTAAAATATTCCCGCTCAATCTAGGCAAGTGCAATAAGCCCATCGTGGTTATAAATCAGCAGTCTACCGGAACGGTAAAGCACCTAGAAAGTTTGATTCAGTCGGAAAAATTCGGTGGTGTAGCTAGCACCGATTCAAAAAATGCAACGCTTGCAAGTGGGCGCTGATTGTGCATTCTGCACACGACAAAACACACTTTGCTATCCTACCGTATAGGCTAGAAAGATACGGAAAACAGGAAACACGGCTTGACCGTTCAATTACTGTTTTGGTTTTGGCAATGCAAGCCGAAAAAACCATAAAAAGCCGTTTGTCCAATTAAGGCATTAGAGGGCAAACAATACGCAATCAACAGGATACTAGATTGTACTGTATGCACACAAACACGTTGTACAGAAAAGAGGGCAACGCCCATACAGCACATGACTAGGCAAGGAAGGGCAAAAAAGAAAGTACAGTTTGAACAAACCACAAACTAACTTTTATGGGTTTATATCCATGTACTACACGTTGCAAAGTTTATACTTTGTTTTTATGGTTTATACCATTATCTATTGTAGCAAAGTCAAGTATAGTTTGCAAGGGCTGTACAGCAAATGTTTTAACTGTTTAATGGGGCAAACCCTTACAACGTCAAGAAAAAAACAGTACAAAAGGTGTATATACTTTGCCCTATTTAGGGCAAACCATAAGCCCATAAGCAAGGCGTTTTGTCTGGTTTGTGGGTTTTGGTTTGCGCTAAAACGCAAAACCATCGAATATACACACAATTTAGAAAATTAGAAAAGAGGATTATTATGCGTAAAGCTATCACTATGCCCGAATTCCGCACTGCTATTCAGAACAAAACCACTGATTCTTTTAGCGCACGCGAATTGCTGGAATTGCTCAATAATTCCGCTGAAATGGCAACGGCAAACGGCAACGAAACGGCTGATTTAATTAAGGCTATTTCGGACAACAACAAAGCCGAAAATGAATCCATTTGCACCGATAAATGCAAGGTTTTGATTGCTATGGAACGCGCCGAAATGTTCCGCACCTATTGCGTAAACCCGACTTATATCGGCCATAAATTCAGCGGTAAAAAGAACGACAAAACCGGCAAATATGAATTGACTGAATCCGCTATGCGTATCAAGTTTGCAAAGCTTGAAAAAGTTTACCGTGATACTACCGGCAAAAAGTATGATACGCTTTGCAATTCCGACTTTTACGGAAAACTTGTTATGCTGTTTAATGGCTTTATGGCTGAATCCCTTTGCACTGATTTGACGGCAAACAAACCTGTTCGTTCCGAAAAAATGCTTGACGCGCTCAAGAATGCAAAGCTTGATTGCTTTACTAGCAACAAAAACAACAAAGAAACACGCCTTGCACAGTTGCAAGCAATTTACAACGCTATTCTGCCCGAAACCTTGACGGTAAAGGCACTTTCTTGTGATATGGCCTATATCAAGACGGCATATACTAAGGCTAAAATGGGCACTGTTACCACGCTGAACGACAACGCACTGATTGATGAAATTATTGTAACTATCGGCTATGCACTGTCCTTTGATGAATCTACTGGAAAGCGTTCTCGTGCATACGATCTTCAGAGCAAGTCTGCCTTTTTTAAGAAAGCAAAGTAAGTAAGCTACATCTAACCTAATAGCACTCTGGGGCGGGCAATAGTCCGCCCTACTCTTGCAAAATCGGTTTGCCTTGACGTGGCGCAAGAGTTTTCTAACTAAATAACCGATATTTCCGCACAGGAAGTGTGCCTATTTTCAAAAAAGGAAGTGAACACAATGAAAATTTCTTTGCATCAAAAAAATACACCTGTAGTGTTTCGTGGTGTATCTGTTCCGGCAAATTCCATTTACGGAACAATCAAAGCAGAGAATTATAACTTTGTCTTTGTTTCAATGCCTAAAATGGATTCTTTCGACAAAATGCCTTTTGTGTTCTACCAGAACGGCAGAATCGTTAAAAATATCTATTCGGCTATGCTTGATTCTGCTATTTCTCAAAGCGTGAAAAGCCTTGCAAATAACGGCAAAATCACACTTGCATACTGGAACCATAAGGCAGAACAAAGGGCAGAAATGCGCATTGTAGAGCGTGAAAACAAACGTAAATCAGAGCGCAAGGAAAGGCAAGAAATTCGCTCCGCACAGAAAAACCGTGATTCAGCTGGGCACAAACCTAGCAAGCACACAAAAGCAATGCGGGCAAAGCCTAACTTTTATACGGCAGAATACAACGATCTTTCTAAACGTATCTATGGTGAATCCATTGATATGAATGGGACGGTCAGGCGTTGCCGGAATAGAACGGCAGAGTACATGGACGGCAGCGGCGCTGGAAAAATCCGTGGTGATATGCGTCCTTTGACCCCGCAAATGCCTTTGAAATCCGGCAAAAAGGCAAGGTGATAGTATGGCTATGAATCCCTTGTCAGAACGGCAGAATCATGCTATAATTGTACCATCAATGAAAAACAAAGGTGGTGCGATTGTGAGCAGACCTAGCAAATATGATAACATGAGCAAAGAAGAAATCCTTGCAGCAATGCGTGAGCGGCAGAAAAAAAACGCCTCTTATCAGTGGAAAAAGACTTGCACTCTTACTTTGCAAGAGGGTGAAACACTTGAAAACGACTTTCTTGCAAAATTTGAATGCGATAACGTTTCTCAGTTTTTGAAAAAAATCGTTCATGGTGATTTGATTGTTTCCCTGGCAGAATCCAACTAATAAACCCCATAACCCCGGCACTGAACGTCTTGTGAATTTATCGCAAGGCGTTTTCTTTATGCCCTAAATTGCATAAATATGCAAATGATATGCAGAATATGCAAAGTGAAAATACAACACATAATAAAAAGAGGAGTTTTAAGCTATGTATAACATCAACAATAGCTTTACTTACAGCGATCTTTTCCCGGCAAAGGCAGCAAAGAAGGTCTTTGACGCTGGCGATTTCACCAACGATGAATTCAGCTTTGCCTTCTTTAGTGGTAAGTGGTATTACCGTCAAAATGGAATTAACCGTTGGTTTGAGCTGTAAGCGATAAAACCTCACATTTATGCCGTGCGATTAGCGGTCATGGGGAAGATAGTATACCGCTACCAGCCCAACAGGGTGCGCAATAGCGTTATAAAAACGAATTGGTAAAGCCTGGTTTGTCCTGGCAGAAAGGATGTTTGTTATGAAATCGCTTCTCATGTTCTTTGGTTACTCTGCTTATCAAGCAAGCTGTGTTGCTCCTGTGATGTGGATGTTCGTTGTTGGTGTCATCGCTATGGGCGTGGCAGAATGGAAAGGGTGGTTGAACTAATGAGCTACTGTATTATGAACACGGCATCTGGTGCCGGAGTGTATTTGGCAGAAACACCGCCTGTTGATTTCAAAAAGTATGAATCGCTCAAACAGTCTTACCTGGACTATTTTGGCAAGGTTTGTGCAAGCGATGCGGTGTTATTCGACACGAAAGAGCGTGCTGAAATGACGCTGAAGCGCTTGATCTGTATGGGGCATGGAACGCAGTGGTTCTTGCGGAAGTATGACGCTTGTATGAATAACGTACTTCCGGCAGAGCTGTAAAAGATATGTTCTAAGGAGGGTTTGTTATGACCGCAAAAGAGTATTGCAAGAGCCATCCTGTAACCGCTTACGATAGCTGCTACGGCAGATGTGGTGGGTTTCAGATTCACGGTGATATTGAATACGGCATTGACGATTACCTTTATGGTATGTCTGGTGTGCTGTGTGATGATGAAAAATATCATAGCTACCACCATCTGAAGATCACTTACGAACTGTCTGGCAGAGCATATGTCAAGTGTTTCGGCAAGCGAATTTATCTTGATGAGTGCTTGAGAGTGTAAAGGAGAAACGACAATGAAAAAAGGTCAATGGTTCATGAACGATGAAACAGGTGTTATCACTAACATTCATCGTGAAGCTGTCGAGTGGTATCGGCAGGGTGCAAACATTTCCATCTGGATCAACGGCGTTGTTGTTTGCCGTTGGGGTCACTGATAAGAAAAGGAGAATAAAAAAATGCGTGCTACTGTTGAAGTGTATGAGAACAATGCAGGCGGGATCTATGTTGCAGTTTTTGGCCAGAGCGGTTTGAAGAATCTGTTTGCCGTTGCTCCTGATAATAATGAAACAAGAATGACGATGGCATTCTATCAGGAAGCATTGTACGGATTCTCTGGTATGGATGACTACAACGCAGCAGATTTTTCTGGTCTTTCTATGGATGATGCTTACGCAGACATCTGCAACAGCAATCTGATTGCAGAGTTTTACGACAATCATGTTGTAAACCTGTATCCGGCAGACATGGGTGTTGCCGGAATGAAGCTGTTTGGTATGGCTTGAACGGACGTTCACAAAACAGTCATGAATAAACAACGTATCAACGTACTAAAATGTAGCGTTAATAAAATCTACATTTTAGTGCTTGACAAAATTATCAGTATCCTGTATTATGTAGCTAAGAAAGGCAGTCCGTTAGAGGACTTTTATTTTTACCGTTCAGCTATATAATACAGGATACGCAAGAAAAGGAGATCCAACTATGGCTATGTATAAAACTAAGAAAGACGCAGCATACGCATGGGTTCAGGAATTTAACGCGATTCCTCAGAGCGTTATTGAAAAGCTCGCCAAGGTCGATTTGGAAGAGAATGGTGAAGGCATTACTGAAATCACGCCGCCGTCTTGTGGTGATCGTGTCTATATCTTTAGTGGTGACCACTATGGCGAAAATGGTGAGATTCAGAGCTACAACGAAGATGACAACACTTACAAAATTTGTCTTGATGGTACTGGCGAGGAGATTGATGTCAGAGAAGATGATTTTGAAGTCGAGCGTGACGACTTCTTTCCTATGTGGGGAACGATGTGGCAGTTTGGCGATTCGTGTGATAACTGGTGGCTTGAAAATCATCTTCAGGAAATGGCAGATTGCGGATTCCGTATCTACGAACAGGAAGATTTTGAGTACGTTTTCGGTATTGATGGCTGTGGGTACGACTTTTACGAATCTCATTGGATTCCGCTTTATGAAAAGCGTGGATTCCATTGGGACGATGAGACTGTAAAGGAGATGGAAGAAAATGCGTAAGTACACTCGGAAAGAACTGAAGAATATGGTTGCCCTTGGAATGGCAGAAGATGTTACTCGTGCAAACAATGAGGATTATGAAAAGATTATCAAAAGAGAAGATTATCTTTCTCAGGTCGGATATTCCTCTGGTGTTTATGGTTGCGATGGAATGTTACTCAAAGGATACAAAACCGGAACATATTATGCCGTGACTTCCAGAACGTCAGCAATTTATATTTTTGGTTAAGAGGTGAAAATTTTGATAATTGATCTGATTCTTGACCGTAAAAACGGCAGACGATACAGCGCACATGATTTCTATCTTGAGGTTAGAAAGTATGAGCGTCTGGGTGTTGGCACTCATTGTGAAGATATTTCTATTGCAATGGATTACGGCGATAACAGAGATGTGCAGCGTGTTCTGTGTCAGTATATCCAGCGCAATAGATACCCGGCAGACATTGAGGACTACATAAGAAGTCAAGTCTGGGTGGTATAAGCAGCAGATGCTAGGTGATTAGCGGTACTAGGGCAGACATAACCGCTACCAGAATGTGAAAACACAATAATATTAAAAGGAGTGTTATGTATGGCTTATATCGGTAAAAAGGACTTTCAGATGCTTGGAAAGATGTGGACACAGATGCGAGATCACAATGGATATGTACCTGAAAGTATGTTTCTTGAGTTTTCCGATGTAATGCATAGAGTTTCGATAAACAACGATAAAGTCACTAAAAGAACTGTTAAAAAGATATATGAAGCTAGAGAGAAGGATAAGAATTATGGTCGCCGCCAGCAGAGATTTGTAAAGGCTTATCGGTGGGCATACGATTGTAAAGCGAAAGAGGCAGTGGAGATGTATAAGAAATATAGAGAAGAATCTCCTGAGAAGATTAACGAAGTTATTGATTATTATGACAAGTGTCAAGAACAGTGTCGTCTTAAAAACGAAGAGAGTGATATCTAAAAGGAATGATTGATATGGAAACAATGTACGATCGTATTAAGCGGATGGATAAGCATGAACTTGCTGAGTTTATCTATATTATTTATCAAGTTGGTGTTAAAGATGGGGAACAGAATCTTTGTGATTCTCCTATGGGATTTTTTGGTTGCTGTTACTTCCTTAATGATAATGCAAAAGTATGGATGCCGAATGATAAGCCCAAAGATCTTTGTGATGCTTGGAATATCTAAAATCATGCTTTTACAATGACTAGGGAGGCTACAGAATGAAAATATTAAGGGACGACCCCATTGAAGAAGGAATAGATGCTTTCTTTGAAGAAAAACAAAGACTCGAAGAAGAAAAGCAAAAACTTGAAAATGAAATTCGAGATTATGAACAGAAATATTTAGATCAATATTATGATGGGTTAGAGGAGGAAGAACTTTCCGAACGCTTGGATTACTGGCGGACTCACTAGCTTCCTGATGGCACTGTGGAGGATTTTGTTTATGACTGTTTCTGAATTTATTAAAAAGTTGAAGGAGTTTGGCTATGACGAAAATACCGAATTGATTTTTGGAATGTATCCCAATACTGAATTCGGAGACTGGAAAGAACTTCAGGTCAGGGGAGTGTCAAAAGGTGTATGTTTTTCTGACGAAGAAGCATATCCAGATGATCCTTTGATTTGCGTAACGATGGAGCAGGAGTGATAAAAATGACCGAAAAAGATAAGCGTATTTTAAAATATGCGATTGATAATTTGATTGCAAGAGAAAACAACTTGTGCGAAGGATTTTGCAAAAACAATCCCGCACATAGAGCAGAACGTGAGCGTGACCGGGATTTGGTTGTCTTTGGTATTCGTGATGTTTTGTGTGAAGTTGAGCGTCTTGAAGAACAAGAGAAAGAGATGCTGGAGAAAGTCAAGCATGAAGTGATTCAGTTTTGATTGAGGTGATAAAAATGGATACTAACATAAACCATTTTAACAGTAGAAAAGAATACATGGAGCTTGTTTATCACAATTCTGATCCGTTTGATTTTTGGGAAGAAGTGCGAAAATTTCACAAGGAACGTGAGCAGGAGGAAAAAGAACATGACCAACACTGAAAAGAATATCGTTCTCGCAGCTCTTTCTTTCTATCGGCGTAAGCTAATGGATCAGAGCGTTTCGTTTCTTAGAGCTGGCAATCACGAAGACGCAAAGCAGTCAACGATGGAAGCAGCTAACGTGAATGCGCTGGTGATTAAGTTTACAAGAGAAAAGGAGATTGCAGTATGAATAGCAAAAATAAGATTATTGTGACCAGCTGGAATGGAAAGTCTTGGAAGATGACGCCTGAACAGATTGAGGCGGCATACCGTTATAGAGAATTTCAGTATCGTATCAGCGATGCAAAAAATCAGATTGAACTTAATATTGATTTGATTGAAGAAAAATATGGTTATTCCTACGATGAAGCGATTGAGTATGCAGAAGAATTAGCAGAGTGCTTTAATGAAAATTTTGATTGTGATGTACCTGAAAACGATGCGTGGAGCAACTGTATCGAAGAAGTATTTAGCTCTCTTGATAGAGTAGGAAAGATTAAACAAAAGTTGGAACATAATGGATATTGGATTGATGAACTTGAAAGTTCTGATGGTGATATTCGTATTTGTTCTAATTTGAGTAGTCTTCCGATGTATTTTGATTCGTGGAAGGAAATTAAAGAATGGATTGATGAGGTGGCAGAAATTGACTGATCCTTGCCGTTACTGTGTGGCACCTGAGCGTTATCCTGGTTGCCACGACCATTGTGAGAAACTGAAAGCTCATCGTGAAAGTGATGAGTATAAGAAGCTGTGTGAATATAAGAATACATACCTAAAAAGCCATTCGACAGCAAGCTCTTCTCAGATTAACAAAGCGATGCGGTATTTCAAATATAAAGGTTATAGCCTTTATGGATTTAAGAATGTTGGGAGTGTGTAAAATGAACGGCTATTACGTTACTATTGAAACAAGTGTTACTTACACAACGTTTGTTGAAGCAGACAACAAAGATGATGCTTATAAAATTGCGAAAGATAGATTTATTGCCGGTGAAATCGAACCAGATAATCCAAACCCAATTGATATTGATTATGCTACGGTAAAAGACGCAAAGGAGACTGAATAAAATGTGGGTTTTAGCTAAATGTCAATATTCAAATGATAACAAGATTGGATATGCTGTATTTTACGATATTGATAAGCTTGGGTGTGTAACACTTATGTTCAAAATATATGAAGATACAAATTCTATTGAGTTCTTTTATTGTCTATTAGAAGTGAGCACTCGGCTAGAAAAGAAAACGTGTGAGAATATTTTAAAAGCCTATTTGAAAGAGAAAGGGATTTTTGTAGAGGATTAACTATGTGGGATTTAGTTGAAAATGAATATTCTAAAAAATCTGGGATTGGGTGCGCAACCTTTTTTCGTGACAAACAATTAAAAACAGCAATGGTTATGTATAAATATAATGGCCGTAGCGTTATGTTTTGCTATTCCGAGTACGATAATAAGATTCTATCTGACGGTGATAAAGATGAAATTGAGATGACAATCAAAAAGAAACTCAACTTTTGGAAGGATTAATTATGTGGGATTTAATGGGTAACAATTATTCAGAAGTATACGGTATTGGATATGCTTTACTGAATGGAATTTCAGCTGGATTTTATGTAAGTGTCATGTACAAGAATCTTGGAAATGAAATTTACTTCTATTATCTTGATGATGCTCCTTACGGAGAACTCGATGATAATACCAAAAACAAAATTGAAGATATTATCTATGATGATCTTAACAAGCGTCATATTTTTGGGGAGGACTGATTATGTGGGATCTGATGGAAGTTCACGCTTGTTTTGATGGTGAAGGTTGGGTTTGGAATGAATCTTTTCATCACAAGGATGTATTTGTAGATGAGAACGAAAACCCGAGAGAAATCTTTTGGCAAGAATGTCAGATGTTCTTCCTTCAGGATTATCTGAACAAATGTGAGGTCGTGGATGATGGCGATATCCTAGAACTTCAGCTAAAGGATTCTGGTGAACCAGTTCTAGCTATGATTATAGCAGAGTAAAGGAGAATGAGTTATGAAAATTCATCCTAAATATATTGATGTTTTGGAATCGCTGGATTGGCGCGTATGTGACTATACAGGTGATGGCAGAATTGAAATTGAAAATTATTCTCCAGCAGGAGAGAACTTAATCGTTTGTGTGGAGGTTGAGAACTTCCCTGAATCAGTTTATGAATATGCTCGTGATTTTGATGCTGATGAGCACGCAGAGATGTGGGTGGGACATCGTGGGGAAGGCGGTTGTCCTTCTAGTGTCAGAGAACTTATTGACGACGCTGATGCTATTAAAGAAATGTTGGAAGAATTAGCTAGTAGACTTATGGAGGTGGAATGAATTATGACTCGGTTTTATCTTAATGCGGGTGCTTTTGGCCGTTGGATGCACCAGAATAAAGCACTATACACTGGTGCTTATATTGAAGGTGTTTTGGTCGATAGTTTTGTTGTTGAAACGAAGCGTGGAATCGCAGCCTTTTATGAGCATCCTTTGAACGAGTGGACGAGCAACTATTATGTTGAGTTTACCGATTATAAAAATGGTTTTAAGAACGGAGAGGTCGATAAGATTTGGTCTGATTGGGACGCTTTTGAAGAAAAGGCTAGTGCATAAGAGGTGAATGAATATGAATGATGTTAAAAAGATTATCATTGCCTTAAAGGACGAATATTCTTATTGCCAAGATATTGCTTACACTGCACAAAAAGAAGGCGATGAAGAGAGAATGACATGGTATTATGGCAAAGCAACCGGAATTAAAAAGTCTATTGAAACAATCAAAAAAATGAAGAATTACGGAATCATTTTATAAAAGGGAGATTTTAGATATGAAAAACTATATTTTGATCGCCGTTAACGAACGGAAAATTTTCGAACCTGATTATTTTGAAACTCTTGATGAGGCTCAAGCAGAGATGAGAAAACGTGTTGAGCAAATCGTGAGTCAATCTGGCGGAAAAACAGAAGTTGATTTTGAAATCAACAATGACAGTGCTTATGTGACGGACGCTCATTTTGAGCTTGGCGATGGAAACTGGGATTTTGCAATTTGCGAAGTGGTTGATACGAAATACCCTGAAAATATTAAAGATGCCATGTTTACTTCTGTTTGGGACGGTGGCTTTGAAGTCACTACGAAATGCAAGGTGAATACGGAAACAAAAGAGATTTTTGATATCGAAGTGTCGGAATCTACTGCAGATGCCGTGAATGAACTCGACGAAGAATATGTCACTATTGATGGCGTAGATTATTCAGCTGCAAATCATGATGACATCGATGAAGACGATAAAGAAACTTACTGGTATGAATAAACTTCAAGGAGAATAAACATGACTGCTCTGTATTGTTATGACAACGAAATAATAAAGTGGACTTACGGCGATAATCTGTATTGCTTGCATATCCAGCGCGATAATGAAGCGGATAATAATCCTCGCTGGTGGGATGACCATGATTCTGTAATGGCTTGTTTTCATTCTCGATACAATCTGGGTGATAAGATTGATGCGAAAACACCGGAAGAGTTTTGGAATAACCTGGTTTGCAAGTATTGCTCCGATGAAGAAATTATCAATGCCTTGATTGACATAAAACTAGAAGAATCCTGTGTGGTTATTGACAGCGATAACAGTAGTATTGAAGAAACTCGTTATGCGATTTGTTGTCGTGAAGATCAAGCCAATCCTTGGTATACCAATTTGAAATACAATGAAATTGCAACGTATGCTCGTGGTGATTTTTCTATTCGTGATTGTCAGATTCTTCTTGATAAACACATTGCATGGCTTCCTCTTTGGTTACATGACCATTCTGGTCTGTCTATGGATTGTGATACACGGTTCAGAGGTTCATGGGACGACAGCAAGGTTGGTTGGATTGTAACCGCTATTACGGATGGTTCGGATAATACCAAAAATAAAGAAGAGCGAATCATGCGTGATGAGGTTGAGATTTACAGCGATTATCTTTCTGGTGAAAACTACGGCTATACACTTTATCGAGAAGAACACGGCGAGTGGGAAGAAATCGATAGGGCATTCGGATTTATCGGTACTGATGTGTTTGAAAATGGTATTGCATACAGCGCTGGATGTGGTCTCGAAACAGCATTAAAGGAAGATCGGTGTCATATCGGTGATGCAGAGAAGGTTGTGACCGTCACTTATAACTTTGATAAATGTTGAGTCCTAAAAGGGGTTGAATAGATATGGCATATAAATACACCGAAGAAGAAGTTTGGGATGCGATTCATACACTTTCTGATATGAGAGCTGGATTTAACTGCTTTGACGAAAATGATGTACAGAAGTATGAAGCGTGCTCAATGGGGATTGTTGCATTAAGAACGCTTGTGAACGCTGATAAAAGTTGAATTTTAGGAGGAAGTATTATGAAACGTTCTTTTTATCTCGAAGGGGAATACCTAGAATTTAATCCTCAGAGTGATTTAATCAAGTCTATGCGACAGCGGAAGATTATTCCTGATAATGTTCCAGACAATGAGATTTATATGACCATCTGGGGCGCTGGCAGTTGGCAGATTCATTGGTATAAAGGTGAGGTATTATACACTTATAATCCCTGGACTGCACTTATTACAGAAAAGGAGAACAAGAAATGAAAAATATGTGGGCAGTCTGCGATGTTGAAACAGACGGAAAATATTATGCTTATCCAATAAGGATTTCCGTAATGGATAATCTATTAAGCAAATTAGCCATTAAGGGTATTAAGGCTGCAAATCTCTGTGAGAGCAAAAAGAGGGCAAAAGAGGTTGCGGATATGTGGAATGAGTGCCATAAGACAAATGAACAATATATGTTCACGACAGATGATCCAACGTTTTGAAAGGGAAAAATGATATGTGGTGTGTTATTGAATGTGGTTCCGAAGGTGAGATTTTTGAGCCTGAATTTTTCAAAACCAAAACGGAAGCAATAAAATACATTATGGACGATTCGGAAGAATGTTATGCAATGTATTCTGATTTTCCTGACGTCCAAACTGATTATGATGACAATGAATTTGAGGCACAAGTTTGGACAGATAAATTCAGTTTCAAATGGAAAGCATTTGATGTTTCTGGTAAGTTAATGTAAAAGGAGAGTTTTATTATGAAATATCAAACAGCAAAAGAGCTTTTGAAAATGGATATATCTCAAATGACTCTTGAGGAGTTGCAAAAGTACAAGATAAAATTACTCGATGCTTGGCGTGAAAGTCGAGCTGAATACGGATATCGGCAAGCTGTAGAAAATGGATATTATAAAGTTATTTCGTCAGAGTCCGCAGATGGTTTTAGTCCAAAAGATTTATGGCTAACAGCAAATCTTCAAAACCGTTACGATGAAGCAAATGGAAAAGAAAATAAATTGCTAGAATTGGAGGGTTAATGTATTATCATCTTGAATATTCTGTCAGACATTTTATGTACGGCGATACATATAGAGGGCATGAAATCTATCCCACAAAAGAGTTGCGTGATGCAGAGCTTGACTGGATGAAAATGTGTTATAGCAGGCCGACAGAGCTTGTCTATGCAACGTATGAAACCGAAACGCTAGGAGAAGATAAGATAATAATATAAAGGAGAATGGATATGAGTAATTTGAAATATAGCTGGAAATACGGGGAAAACGAACATCAAAAATATTACGATGTTTATATTGGAAAAGATTATCTTTGTGTCTGGCAAAACAAATGGGAAGCTAATATTTGGATGGGGATGTCCCGTGATAAAATGATTCATAACAAAACAAAGAATAATAAATATCGTCGCAAAGAAAAACTTCCTTTGAATACACATTGGAGCGAACTGCGATGTGACACTATTCTTTGTAGTATTGATCCTGTTTATATGATGAAGAAAGTCGAATATTGTTATCGTCATAATATTGATGAAATTTCAGAATAAGGAGAATGAATATGACGGCGCGTGAGATTGCAGAAGATTATATTTCTAAGATGAACCCATGTAGATGGAATGGACGCGGATACAAACCGGATACATTTAATAACAAAGATCATATTAAATATCATGTAGATGGTCACCATGAAATTGAGGTAGATATTTATTATGAATATGATGCTGGCGATAATAGCTGGTGGCATTTTTGTGATGCACGTGATAATACTTCTGGTGATAAAATTCTTGGTGTATGTAATTCTAATGTTTGGTCTATTGATGCAATTGAAGAAGTTATTAAATATTTGTTTAGCAAAATGAATATTGAAATTAAATAAAATCGAGGTTTTAAAAATGTGGACTTTTAATAGGATTTATCTTCGGGAAAGTTGTATTTTGCTTGTTGAGGAGGACGGAGAAAAGAGTGCGATCACAACAAGTGTATATGACTTAATAAGAATGTATAATAACGGTGAGAGTGAATGTCCTAGTGATAACGCAAAGGTTATTTATTGCTCGATTTTTAATGTAAAAATGAAATGTAAAACGTTCAAAGATTTTATGGATATGCTTGAGAAAATTGTAGCTGATTGTTGTTGAGGTTTTAGATATGAAAAGTTATTTATTTGATATGAATAATGTATTTTGTATTACGACAGAAGCAAGCAAAAAGATTGTTGTTTTTGATGAAGATTTTACAAGCAAGGATGTAGTTCTTTATTATTTGTGTAAACGAATTGTTGACCTCGAAAATGCTGGTTATTTAGTTTGCGGGGTCACAGAATTAAATCCAGATGGTTCTCATCCGAAGGTTGCGTTTCGTAATACGAAAGAATATAAGAGAGCTAAAAAGGAGTATAAATTGTGATGAATGTCAATGAAATTCGTTACTTTGAACGCAAGATGACCAACAGTGCATTCGACGATGCGGTGAAATACGATCCAGCGATTGCAGTTCGTGCAAAGCGAGCATGGGTTATGAAGATGCAAGGGCTGATTTCGTTCCGGGAGTACATTTCTTGTTTGCAAGATATCACAGGCAATGCACGACTGTTCTGGAAATACCAGTTTTGATAAAACAGTTCTTTTAGGAGAGAAGTAATATGAATGAAAAGCGATTCGCAATCGATACGCCCATCGGAAAACTGGTTGCTGAAGCTGATGGAGATTATAAGGATTATCCAGGAATTTATATTTATCTTCAGAGAGAAGATGGCGTTCAAATTGATTTGTCTTGTACGGAAATTGATAAAGACTCTGGCGAAGGCAGAGTCTTTATCTGGGAAAATACGTCTACGGATGAATGCACCAGGATGATGCGCTGGACTAAAGAACAACTTATGATTAAAGAGTGAGCGGAGGGAGTAAACAAAAATGACTACTAATAATCCTATGACTGTAATAACCTCTAAGCCCTTCGGCGCATTGAGTATGAATGTATACGAGGACAACAATCATCAGTATTACATGACCCGTGAACAAATTGGTACGGCGCTTGAATACAATAATCCTAATAAGGCAATTCAAAACATCCATGTTAAGAATACGGATCGTCTTGACCCTCTTTCAACTTTCCTCAAACTGAGGAATGTTGAGGGAGGAATTACGAAGGAACGTGAATATATCGTATATAGTTTGCGTGGTGTTATGGAAATCTGTCGTTTGTCTCGTCAGCCGAAGGCGGATGCGTTTATGGATTTCTGCTGGGACATTATGGAATCTCTGATGTGTGGTGATTCCGTTCTGGCTACTCCTCAGATGGACGCTGCACTGAGTAAGGAGTTCATTGATGTAAGACTTCATGCTCTGTTTGATAGTATGAAGAATCTTCAAAGTGAACTTGATTCTACTAGGAAGGATCTTAGTGACCAGATTGAGGAAGCTCGTGCCACCAGCAATGAAGCACTGAATGCAATTAGCAGTGTATCTCAGTGTGTTCATCAGATTAAGGACAAGCAGATGGATAACGCGATTCGCGCTAAGAACTATACTCCTCGCAATGTTTTTCAGGATGATATGAGTGATTGGCGTAAGGACTTGTATAGTAAAATCGGTGTGATTGCAAATACCAAAGGTTACACAAATAAGGAAACGCTTCACAAAATCTATGAATATCTGAATCGTAATTATGGTTTCGTTTTGGAAGATGCTCGTGCAAAGTATATTAAGAGAACGAATCGTAGCGGGAAAATCTCTACGATTGATATTATCGAAGAGGACTCCACTTGGAAATCCGTTATGGGTGCTGTTGTCGCAGATATGTACGCGGCATCTATTGAACGTCTGCATCAGAATCAGAATGAACTTCGTCTGACTCCAAAGGCTGTCGAAGCTGTTTCTGAAGTAAACGTGAGCGATGGTCCTATTGTTGACGTAGTAGTCAAAGAAGTTGTAGAAGATAAGCCTAAGAAACAGAGTGAGACGGCAAAGATTCTTTTCCCAATTATGATGCCTTTGGCAGAAAACCTTGGTGATAAGCCGCAATACAAGCACACTTATACCCTAATCTATGAGTGTATTGGTTATAAGAAAATGAATAATTTGTTTATTGCTTACGAGAAGGCTCATGGTAAAGCACCAAGTCCGAAGACAAAGGTGTTTATCGAAAACGAAAAGAATCTCGCACTATTTAAAAAGGCTGTAAAGCAGCTGATGAAAGAACAGGAGAACAAGTAAATGTACGTAATATCAAACGGTCATAATTATATTATGAAACGGAAAGGGGGCCGGATTTGTGCAACTTGTGATATTAACCTAGCGTTACAGTTTGAATCTAAGGGACTGGCGATTTGTGAAATCAACAAGCTTCCCGCCGGGTATAAGAACGGACACTATGTGCCGAAATCAATGGATGAAATCGAAGCTGCAAATAAGAGTCCGAATATAACAAATCAGGTTGCAAAGCCGAATACATACGCATTTCATATGGAAGATTCTGAATGGCTGATAGAGTTGAAGAAAAATCTTGAGGTCACAGACAAAACCATGGCCAGCCTCGATGATTTATATGCTAAAGTCTACAGTGATTTAACTGCGGCTAGTGATGAGATTGCTGATATTGAACACGCAATTGAGTTCAAAACAGTGAACGCAGCGCAAGGTTATCAGCTTATGGCGGAATTAAAGAAGGCTCGTCGTAAGAGGAGAGAAGCCAAGGATGCAAAGTTTCTAATTGAGATTGCGATGAGTCATCGAAACAACAATGATTGGGGTCATAGTCGGCTTGAGACTGCCATTGAGCAACTTGACACTCGTCAGTTTACTCCGAAAGTTCGCAACGATCTGTTTGAAAAGAATTGAGGTACATAAAAATGACGATTCATATTTTACATGAATGTATCGATTCTAGCGATTTCTACGCGGAAGGTAATATTATTACCATTAACAAAGATAAAGAGAAGTTGTCTGAAAAGATGTTCTCGCTTTATAAGGATTGCCGGGACTCGGAAGGAAATAGTGTGAATCAGGACGAAACGTGGTGCAATTCATGTGAGGCGTCCGTTGTTAGTGGGAGCTCTGGAAATTACTATCGACATCATTGGAAAATTGACAAGTTTGAGGTGTGAATTATGATGGTATATGGAAACATAACGTGTAATCGCTGTGGCATTACATGGTATGGCCCTAAATGTGGAAAGCTCTATTGTGATGAATGTCGTAAGATAATAAGAAATGAGGCATCCATTCGATGCAAGAATAAAAAGAAACATAAACCAACATTTGTTGAGATTGTAAAAATGGCAGATGCAGAGGGATTATCTTACGGAAAATACTGTTTGAAGTATGGAATTTGAGGTGAATGTAATGAACGCGCTTGAAAACGAAAAGAAAATCGAAAATACTGTTGCTCTTAATTTTTCTGACTACGATTCTTCTAACAAAGAAAAACGTCAGAAAGTAGTTAAAAAGAATTATAGCCTGACTCGTATGGAAGCAAATCATGGGTCAGTTCAGCCAATTAAAGACAAAGAGGATATCAAACGTATTTCAGAATATTTCTGGAGTAAACGTCAGTATCGCAACTGGTGTTTGTTTAATGTAGGATGTTGCACAGGATTCAGAGCAAGTGATTTGCTTCGTTTGAAGGTTTCTGATGTAGCAGCTACAGATATGAATGGAAAGGTTGTGGTGAATTTCAACGCAAAACTTCGTGTTAAGGAAAAGAAAACAAATAAGTATCGCATTCTTAAAGTTCCGGTCCCGGCACTAAAGTGTATTCAAACTTATATCAATATTGATGGATTGTCTTATGACGATTGGCTCTTCCCGTCTCGGCAAGGCAGTTGGAAGAACTCCATGAGAACAAACGGTGGAACAAGCGTAAGTAAATCTGATGTGTTCCGTAAGTATGATGCAAATCCAAAAGAAATGGGCGATCCGCTTGATGTGGATTCTTTTGGTAGAATCATGCGTCAAGTTGGTAAGGAGCTAAATCTTCCTGTCCAGCTTGGTTCTCATAGCTGCCGCAAAACTTTCGGATATCAGTTTATTGCATCTCATCCAAATGACATAAAAGCTCTTGCGTGGTTGCAGCATAGTCTAAATCACAGTAGTCAGGCAATTACGCTTCGCTATATTGGTCTGGATGAAGAAGTGGATGATGAATACTACTCTGGGATTGATTATGGCGTGGACTGCCATGAAAACTCTTGAGGTGTGTTATGGCTGATACTTATATTAAAATCTGGGATACTTATGAGAGCTACTTTGAGCCCCTTAGTGCTGCTGAGGTGGGGCGTCTAGTACTGGCGATGATGAAATATAAATCGTCTGGAATGGAGCCTGAACTCAACGGAAATGAGCGGTATGTGTGGCCTGCTATCAAGAGAGATTTAATTAAAGATGCCGAATACATCGAAGGTAAGAGGATTTCTGGTAAAGCTGGTGGCGCATCAAGCAAGCGTAAGCAAAACGAAGCAAACGCAAGCAAAACAAAGCTAGAAAAAGAAAAAGAGAAAGAAAAAGATAAGATATCGTCTTCGTCTTGTGATGAGACGACAACGACGAAATTTATCGAGGATGTATTTCGAGAGAATATCGGGAAGCTCGGTGCCACAGGAAAGAAGGCTCTTGATGGATATGTTGAGCGCATGGGTGACGAACTTGTGCTTGCTGTGATTGGAAAGTGTTCTGATCTAGGTGGTAGCACATGGGCTTATGTGCGAAAAGCTCTGGATGAAGCAGAATCTCTTGGTTGCAAGACTGCTGATGATTATCGCCGGGCTTGTCCGATAGGGAATGGTCGCAATACAAGAGTGGATAGACAAGCTCCCAGTGGAAACGATTGGCTAAAAAACGCAACAAAACGTCGTTCGCTGGTTAAAAGAGAGCTGGAAATAGCATGAATAGAGGTTTGAATTATGGGGTTGTTACTTGGTTTGGGTTTGCTTGGAGCAGCGTTTGGTATTGATGCGGTAAAGCAAGCACCGTTCGATAGGGCATATCGCCGTTTGGAAAATGAATGGGGAGTTTGTACATCAGAAGAGAATAAGCGGTGCGACGCTCTAAAGTATGCTGTACAGAACGGCTTGTGTTTCGAGGACGAGAAGAAGCCTGTTATCGAATGGAAAAAACTGAGAGATCTTCAATGGAAGTATCAGTTGGCTGGTGTTTCTTGGCCGAGAGAGTCTGCGATTCGAGATGTGTGTCGTTTGGCTGCTCGTGACCGTGGATTTGAGTATAAAGGGTATCTGCGAAACACATTGACGTTTGGTTATATCACTGATCCGAAAAACATTTGCAAGCTTGGTATTGTAGATTGAGAGGAGACTTGAAAAATGAATAACACTCGTAGAAAAGCTATAAAACAGACCATTGACCGCTTTGATTCCATCCGTAAGAAGCTGGATGAGCTGGTGTCGGAGTTCGAAAGTGTAAAATCAGACGTTGAGGATATTCAGTGGGAAGAAGAAGAGTATCGTGATAACATGCCTGAGAATTTGCAGGGGAGTGAGCGGTATGATAAAGCAGATAATGCTTGCACGAATCTGTCTGATGCTGTGGATGCTTTGGAGGATATGCTTGGTGCCCTTGATTTTGACTTCGGTGATGTGACCACATATCTGGAGGAAGCAATGGAATGATTAAGACCACAAACCCATTAAAGAGAAGTGCATGGGCTGTGTTCTTGTACAGAGGTAGGCAAGTTTATTCGTATCTTTTGCGTAATAGCAATCTTGGGGACAAGGAACGCATGGTAGAACTGCTGGCACGAAGGTACATGACAGAGCCTGAGAATATTGTTGTAGATATTGAATTTAGAGATTGAGGTGATATAGAATGACCGCGTTTGCAATGTTTGCTTTTAATGTGGCATTGATAATAGCAGCGAATAGTAATCCGTTTGCGTTTTGATAAAAAAGGAGATTAGTCTTATGAAAAAGTATAAAGTAATTTGGACGGAACTTGAAGATGGGAGTCTTAGATGTGATGCGAACAACGATGGTTTTAGCGGAATGGAAATTTTATGTCTCCTTGAATTAAAAAGAGATGATTTAAAGGCACAGATGTACAACAATACGAAGTTTACGAGGACTATTCTTGACATGAATGGTATTCGAGAGAAAATTACCAATAAATCCTAAATTTTGTGGAGGAAAATATGAAATATATTGAAGAGGATATTTGGACAGCATATTATTATTTGATTGCTCGTGTAAAGTCGGATGATGAAATTGGGAAGACGAGTAAAAAGGTTTTAAAAGACATTATTGGGCATTACCTAAGTTATTCTAAAAGCAAAAAGGTAATCATGAACCCGAAATATAAAAACCTAAGATGTCCAAGATGTGAGACGGCACTGATTGATAGCTACGACCATTACTGTAGACAGTGTGGTCAAAAGTTGGATTGGAGAGAAGTGAGATGAAGATTGAATTGACTCTTAATGAAGCACGAGTAATCCAAGACGCACTTGATGCGACAAGCCTATGCCGATCTGGATGCTACATGGGTTACAAGAGTGGTGATGAGGATTTGTGTTTCAAACTTGACAAGGATGGAAATTATCGCTGTAAACTGATGGGTGAAATTGATTCTATCAATAACAAGATTGAAGATGCAATGCACAAGGGTCGATAAAATCCGGGTTCTTATGAAATTTCTGGAAAAGCTTGACGAGAACTGGTTATACTGTTATGCTTTGCATAATCACAGAATGCAAGCGCAGGAAGGTGGTTAATATAATGTGGATTATGATAATTTTACTTATGGTATTGAATGCCGTGTGCATACTTGGTCTGTTAAAAGTGCTTTTTGATGCTGATGATCAGCGTGGGCGGTTGGTAATGGAACACAGAAAGGATGGTCGAAATGGATAATTTGAAACCGTGTCCGTTCTGTGGTGGAGAAGTTGCCATTGCAGAGGGTGGTTATCGCCAAACACGATGGATGTATGTTACGAGAGGAAACAAAGAAAATAGGTGCAACTGCTATGTTATCATGGAAAGCAAAACTTACGACTTTGATTCCTCTGAAAAAGACAAGGAAAGAATCAAAGCCGACCTCATCGAAGCATGGAATAAGCGAGCTGAATAAAAACTAAGATTTAGAAGGAGATAATAATGGGCGTATTAGTAGACCGGGAAACGGCAAAGAAAGTCGAAAGAATCTTTTGAACATCCAAACGAAATCTACTCTGTATATCTCAAATCGTCTGACGAAGCAGTCTGGCTCCAAGGAAAAGTTGAACTATACAAATATTTAAGAAGCTTGTAAAACCAAGTTCTACGGAGGAGATACATTATGAAAAAGTTCGTTGCTCTTTTTGAAGGTTGGAATGATAAACACGATCATGAATGTATGTGCTATGTTATTGATGTGGATGATGACTTTGAAAGCATTTTGAGTGTTGAAGAACAGGCAGAGAGGATGGCTCGAAATGAATATCCTCATCTGAAAAGTTTTGAGACGCTTTACATCAAAGAACTGCTTAACAGATAAAACTAATCTTTTATAGGAGGCAGTCTTATGAAACTTATAGAGATTCCAGATTCCAAACGAGAATCTGCTCGACGATACATTAACAACAATCTTGGCCCTGCTGAACTTCTTGCGCTTTGTGATGATATGTTTGATGTTATATGTCTCAAGAAAGATAAAAACGATGGAGTGTACAGCAGAACGCTTAACTTGCTGCAGTTGCAAGATGTTCCAGAGGCACTTCAACTTGAAGTCGTAGAGGCTGCATATCAAACATTTGGAAAAGTGGCTTGTATGCTATTCAACAACGATGTAAAAAGATGTCTGTATGGGCCATACATTGCAGAGTATGACTTATAAAACCAATATTTTTGAAAGGAAGTGATTCTTATTAACTCTAATTTGTTAATAAACCGTGAGCAAAATGTTGCTATTATATGTATTATGGCACTGCTGGCAGGGAACTTGGCGTTCAAAGTGATACCAAAACATCACGCAGACGACCATTCATACATGTATAATAGTAGTCAGAACGAAAATATTGCGCAGGCAACACAAAATGAATTACCAGAGATTCTTGTGAAAACGATCAAGGAGACTAAGGTTGTTAATTTTGAGCAAGCAACATATGAACTGACCGACGACGAACGTGCTCTTGCAGAACAGATTGTTGCTTGTGAAGCAGGTGCGGACAATATGGAAGGTCAGATGGCTGTCGCCCAGTGCTTATATGACTCCGCTGTGATTGATGGAATTACAATTCAGGAAGTTTTTAAGAAGTACGGGTACAGTACCTTATATAATAGGAAGGTGACAGCAGAGAACGAACTGGCTGTGTCTATGGTGTTTGATTACGGCGCTAAAATTTCAGACAAACCAATCCAATGGTTTGTGACCCCGGCGGCAGCTCCCGGCAGTTGGCACGAGCGAGGAGCAACATTTGCTGGACAATTTGGCGCACACAGGTTCTATTATAACGTAAATTTGGTTGTGGATGATGCTGAGTAAATGGTATCATCTAAAATTTTGATAAAATAGCACAACAAAAAGATGTGAAATATATTGACTAAAACAAAAGGCTGTGTATAATATATCTTGAAAGTTGTTTGCGTAAGTGGAAGGCGGTATTCTGATGAGTGAGAGAAAGGTTCTGAAAGTTATACGGGTTGATGATTTTTTAAAGTACATAAGAAAAAAGCGAGTGTGGGTTTGTTTTGTTTGTAATGGGGTAGACGTTCATATGGTCTGTAACAAAATGGCCGACATTAGCGCAGAGACGCATGGTGTTGTCAAAGGTGTTGGCTTTTTCGGGAACGAGAATCATGTTGAGCTGCAGCAAGAATGTCATGAAGTAAGAATGGTGGAGCTTAGACCTACCAGCAAAGAAAAAGCCTATGAGATGATCTTCAGCAGTACCAGTGTGATTGTGTCAGAGAATCCTGAGTTGTACGGGCACTAAAAATATTTTCAAAAACCTCTTGACTTATGAGATGGTATCCTGTATAATATAGCTATGGAACGGAGCTACACTATTATAGAGGAGAAAGACTATGGACAACAATATTGACCCAAAGGTCGGAGAGGTTTGGCTGGTTGATCTATCCAATGCGACAGGTCATCAGCAGCGCGGTATTCGACCGTTTGTTGTGACAAGCAATAACAAGCGCAACTTCTTCAGTCCCACAATCAAAGGGAATCCGTTGTCTTCCAGAATATACAAGCGTTCTCCGGTTCATGTCCTGCTTTCAAAGGAAGATTGCGATTTTCTGGAAGTTGACAGTATCGTTCTCTGCGAAGAGACTGATACGCTTAACAAAGGGCAGTTCATCAAAAAGCTTGGTGTCTTGTCTGAGCGTCATATGAATATGATCGCAATGGCCAGATGCAAGGATGAACCGTTTTTGCTCGCAGCATTCCTGAGCGGCGTACAACATACTATGGAATTTCAGAATTTTGCCGCATTTGCTTGATTTTTTATAAGGGTTAATGGTACACTACATATAATAAGAAGGAGTGTGCCATTATGCTTACTGAAGAAAAGATCAACGCTTTTGCTGAAAAGTATTCTGATAGAAGCGGCGAGTTTGTTATATCGACACTTAACCATGTTATGGACTACGAAGCGGAGTGCGGATATGGGCTATTCGACTTCACAAAAGATGACTTTGTAAAGATGTTTGCCAAATACAATTGGGTAAACTCAAGTCGTTCGTTTAAAAATGTGAAGTCGATAATCACTGGCTACATCAAGAGCGAAAATCGTACAAGCGTGTATGATTTGGCTGAATTTTCAGAGAGTGATGTGAGCTCAGACAATATGTACGAGGACAAGTATTTTGCATCGGTTGATGAGTTTGTTGACTTCTTAAACAAGTATGAAGAAGCGTATCAAATTCGTATGAATGTGATTGCTGTTTTGTACTGGATCGGTCTTACTTCTAATGAGGTTTCTAATCTAACAATTAACGATGTAGACTTTGAATCTCGTACTGTTCTCGATAGGACTGACGTTGACGCAAGGTTGATGGATATCATCAAGCAGTGTTATGAAATAAAACAGTATGATGCGCCTAATATGGGTGGATATAGAACGTTCTATGTCATAAATGGTGATTACATCCTTCGTAAAACAGAGGATAGGACTGGGGTGGATAGTGATCCGAAGATGTCCACAAATACAATTCATAGTTATCTTATGCGGTTAAACAACATCCTTGAAAGAAGGTGCCCCAAAAAGACTTTGGATCGAAGGCATCTGGTCAGAAATGGTGAGTATATAAAGGTATTTAATTATTGCAAGAATCATCCAGGATTTAATTTCACAAAACTTGGTTTTGACAGAGGCGGTGATTCTCTTGCGGATGTTATTGGGCGAGAGTGTAGTAAGGTTGCTTACGTTAGTTTCCGACAAGGATACAAGGGTTGGGTCGAATACTTCCACAAAAATTAAAAACAGGGGGCTTCGGCCCCTTGATTTTAACATCGTAGCTATATGACACAGGATGCTAAACTAAAATAGACATTTTATAAAGAATTGGAAATGAATAAATAATGATAATGCGTTAAGTAAAAGGAGAGAAAACAATGAGAACTTTGCTTCTTTTCCGTGGAGCACCCGGATGCGGGAAATCCACCTATATTAAAGAGCATGATCTGGAAAAGTATACGCTTAGTGCCGATACGATTCGCCTTATGTGTCAGGGTGGTCAGGAAACCCCGGCTGGCACAATGGAAATCTCTCCTCAGAACGATGATGTTGTCTGGGATATGCTCTTTAAACTGTTGGAGGTTCGGATGTCTCACGGTGAATTTACCGTGATTGATGCAACGAACTCTAAAACTGTTGAAATCAATCGCTATAAGAATCTTGCAAAGCAGTACAGATACAGAATGTACATCATCGACATGACTGATTTGCCGATTGATGAGTGTAAACGGCGTAATGCGCTTCGTGCTCCTCTGAAGCGAGTTCCAGATGCTGCTATTGATAAGATGTATGCGCGATTTGCTACACAGAAGATTCCGTCTGGTGTGACTGTACTTTCGTCAGATGTAAATGTCCTTGAGAAATTGAACTATGTTCCGCAGGACTTTAACAACTGGAACAAAATTCATATCATCGGTGATGTACATGGATGTTACAGTTGCTTGAAAGAGTACCTTGGTGACCTGAAGGATGATGAACTGTACATTTTTGTTGGTGATTATCTGGATCGCGGTATTGAGAATGTAGAGATGTTCAAGTTCCTTTGTGATGTTGTAGACAATAATCGGAAGAATGTAATTCTCCTTGAAGGAAATCACGAACGGTGGCTGAACAAGTGGGGCCATGATGAACCGGTTCAGAGCGAGGAGTTCGCAAACTACACTCGTCCGCAGCTTTTCAAAGCAGGGATTGACCATAATACGGCTCGTAAGGTTTATTCGAGAGTAGGACAGTGCTCCTATTTTGATTACGACGAGAAAAGATACTTCGTTAGCCATGGTGGTTTGAGTTATTTGCCTGAATTTCTACCATTCGTGTCTACTGACCAGATGGTAAAGGGTGTTGGTCGCTATCCTGATATGCTAACCGTGGCTGAGTCTTGGGAAAAATCGATGCCGGATAGCTACATTCAGATATTCGGTCATCGAAATGTGCAGGATGTTCCTATTGATATGGGGCATCGGTGCTACAACCTCGAAGGAAAAATTGAGTTTGGTGGATATCTCCGTTGCGTGGAACTTGAACACGGTCAGTCAATCAAATGTGTAGAAACAAAGAACGATGTATTCCGAAAAGAGGAGCCAAAGACTGAAACTGCCGTTGAAATGAAAACTGAGTTCGATAACGCAGAACTTGTCAGTAAGATGCGTCAAAGCAAATATGTGTTTGAGAAGCGATTCGGAGATATTTCTTCCTTCAACTTCTCTCGTGAAGCATTTTATAAGAAGCACTGGGATGAGGTTTCTACCAAAGCAAGGGGATTGTTCATTAACACAAAGACGAATAAGATTGTAGCTCGAAGCTATGATAAGTTCTTTGCGGTCGATGAGCGGAATGAAACGAGAATTGGAAACCTACAGAACACTTTGAAGTTCCCGGTGACTGCATATCTGAAGGAAAACGGATTTCTTGGCATTGTCTCGTATGATGCAGAACAGGATGGTATGTTCATTGCAAGTAAATCCACTCCTGAAGGGCCTTTTGCAGATATGTTCCGAAAGATTCTCATGGATACGACCTCTGATGAAGACCGTAAGAATTTGAAGGAGGTTGCAAAAGAGAATGGTTCCATCATTTTTGAAGTGATTGATCCTGTGAATGATGCTCATATCATCGAATACAAGAAACCGCACATTGTTTTGCTGGATATTGTTGCGAATGATATGAACTTCAGTGTGATGGATTACGATGATCTGAAGCGTGTTGCTGAAAAGTGTCATTTGCAGATTAAGGAGAAGGTTAAGATCTTTGAGAGCTGGAGTGAATTCTATCCTTGGTATGAAGAGGTCATGAATGAGAATTATCTGTACCATGGCATCGAGCATATTGAAGGCTTTGTTTTGAGAGATAACAACAATTTTATGTTTAAGCTGAAGCTTCCTTATTATAAGCACTGGAAGTTCTTGCGTGGTGTTATGCAGAGCGTTCAGAAGCGTGGCTATTATGAAAATACCGCAAAGTTGTTTACTGCTGAGGATAACCTGTTCTATGGTTGGATGCGTGAGCAACGAGAGAAAGACCAGGAATCTTTTTGCAAGAAGGGTATTATTCAGTTACGGAATGAATTCTATGAGAATCGGCACGAATAACTAAGATATTTTCTTCCTCCGAAATGCCCTGCGCGGGGCTGACAGCCGGGAAAGACCGGCATATATAAGCGGCTATGGCGTAATTGGCAGGCGCGACAGACTCAAAATCTGTTGGTGAAAATCCGTGTGGATTCGAGTTCCACTAGCCGCACCATGAAAATCAGTTGTCCCAGTTAGATCGGGGATTGGCCGTTCATTGGCAAACGACAGGCATCACACCGGTAAATGATGCTAAGCCAAATAAGAAGGGAAATAAGGTGCAAGCCGAGTAGCTATCGGACGAATACCCTTCAGGTAGCCAGTAAACTGGAACGTAAAACGAATGTTGGCTGTTTCTGATTTCTTTATAAGCCGTTGTGGTGAAATTGGCAGACACGAGGGACTTAAAATCCCTTTCTGGAGACAGAGTACGGGTTCGACCCCCGTCGGCGGCATTGACGAGAATGTGGTGTAATGGTAACACGCCTGCTTTGGGAGCAGGAATCGCAGTTCAAATCTGACATTTTCGACCACTATCAACTTATGTTGGTACATAATTATACTCTCGCCTGTTATTCCTATCTCTTTCAGAAACGAAAGCAGCAGGACTTTGTAAGGTAGGTAAATAATGCGCCATCGCCAAGCGGTAAGGCAGAGGACTTTGACTCCTCCATCACAGGTTCGACCCCTGTTGGCGCAATTTATGCGGATATGGTGGAATGGCAGACACGCCAGATTTAGGATCTGGTGCTTCGGCGTGTGGGTTCGATGCCCACTATCCGCACCACGGTCATAGAATGGTTGCGTACCGTTTGTTGATCTCCTTTGATTACCACTATTATTCCCAGCTCGCCAGTGATGGTGCAGTAGTGCTTTGCAAGCTGGGTGATTATGCGACTGTAGTTCAATTGGCAGAGCGTCAGATTTCCAATCTGAATGTTGCGGGATCATACCCCGTCAGTCGCTCCACACGCAGCCCCTTACGCTGCACCGGTTACTCAGAGCCGAAAGAAACCTATATGTTACGACATGGTTGCCAAGAGTGATCATATTGGAACGCGACGTAGCTTGGATAGTGAGAATTAAATTCTGAGGTATACGGCTGGATAGCTTAATGGTAAAAGCGCTCGGAAACACCGAGAGATAAGGTTCGATTCCTTCACTGGTATCGCGCCGATGAAAGTCGGCGTTTGCATGGGACGTTAGCTTAGTTGGTTAAAGCTCCTGGCTCATAACCGGGTGATGAGAATAACACCTCACAGGGGTTCGAGTCCCTTACGTCCCACCAGCCCGATAGGGCGTACATAAAACCTGCTAGAACTTTTGTTTTATAAGCGAATGAATAATATGACGTTAATACGTCTATTATTTTTCGCTCATTTTTAAAGTTTTAGCTATATTACACAGGATACTAAAGGGGGAGTTGTAATCTTACGAGTTTTAATTGCCTGTGAGGAATCACAGGAAGTTTGTAAAGCATTTCGATTGCTTGGTCATGAAGCGTATTCTTGTGATATTCAACCTCCGTCCGGTGGTCACCCAGAGTGGCATATTTTGGGTAATGCACTGGCAGCTTTACAGGGTGGGCAGATAGTCACAATGGACGGCACACAACACTATGTTAAGCAGTGGGATCTATTGATTGCACATCCTCCGTGTACATATTTATCAAACGCTGGCGCACGATGGTTGTGGGCTGGGCACAAATTGAATCAAGAACGGTATCAACAGGGATTAGAAGCTAAGGAATTCTTTATGGCGTTTTACAACGCACCGATCAAACACATTTGTGTTGAGAATCCAATTCCGAGTGCTGTTTATGAAATGCCAAAACCATCGCAGATGATTCAGCCATATGAATTTTATGGTAAGGACCATCCATGGACAAAGAAGACCTGTTTATGGCTGAAAGGTCTTCCTAATCTGGTTCCGGTTGAAGCGGTTGAACCGAAGGGTCCGTATTGCCCTTGTGGAACTTCGGCCAATAAAGGCAATGTAAGAAATCGTGGCGCAGCTAAACGTGGTGAGGATGCAAAGAATAGAGCTAAGACCTTCCATGGGATTGCTCGTGCTATCGCAGAACAATTTTCAGAGTACATTGAAAATGAGGTGAATTGATGCCAGAAAACAAAGGATATCTTACAGCTGACCGATCTGTATCAGGTGATGAGCGATATACACCGGTTTATGCGGTTGTTCCACTGCTTGAGTTCACCCCCCCGTCGAGTAAAGCTGTGATTTGGTGTCCGTTTGATAAAGAATGGTCTTCCTTTGTGAAGGTATTCAGAGATGCTGGGTACAAGGTAGAATGTAGCCACATTGATAACGGGCAAGATTTCTTTACATATGAACCAGAGCGTTGGGATGTTATGATTTCAAATCCTCCTTTTAGTAGGAAGGATGAAGTATTGCGTAGAGCCTATGAGCTTGAAAAGCCGTTTGCTCTACTACTTCCTGCAAATAGTATTCAGGGTAAGACACGATTTGACATCTTCAAAAATGATGTACAGATGCTGTGTTTTGATTCTCGAATCGGATTTATGGACCCTGAACATACTGACAGCCCTGTTGAGGGAGTGTCGTTTGGAAGTGCGTACTTCTGTAGAAATTTTCTTCCAAGTAAGTTAGAGTTACGGAAACTCGATAAAAAAATCTCATAAAAGGCTAATTCAAATAATAGGTGACCTAATGAACAGCAAAATTCCTATCAATGTAACTATCGACCACGGTTCCTTGAGCCTTCCGGCAAGTCCTATCTTTCAGAAGGAGAAGAACACGTATCTCTGTCCGTTTTGTGTGACGAAGCTGGAAAAGTTCGAGTGTGAATGTTCTGATTGTCATCGCAAGATGGATTGGAGCAGGTTTACTGAAAAGAAGGAGGAGATGTTTAGTTGAATATAGATTTCTTCCAACGGCGCAAGACACAGCTTGAAGATACGCTTCTTTTGAAAAATCAGGCAGTCGATATGCTTGATTACCTAAAGACGCACTGCATCAACAACGACCAGTATTGCGCCATTCGAGATTACATTGAAGAAGCTGCGAAGATTCTGGAGAGTGACCTCGAATATGCAAACAACAAGCTACAGTCCGCATTCAGACCTAAGTATGGCCGGAATAATAGACTGACTCGTGCTCAATCTAAGATGTTCCGTGATAGAGAATATTAAAAATGGGGTGATGCCGTATGAACACATGTAAGAAAATATGTAACTGGTGTGGTCGTGAAATCAAGTCGATAGGTAGCGAGCAGGGAATCAGTTTTGAGCATCAATACTCTTATGGTAGCCAGCTTGATGGTTCGTTTTTGAGTTTTGATTTGTGTCCTGAGTGTTCAGAACGGCTCCCAATAGTGCTCGGCGCAATGTTTGTACATAATCCCTTAAAGGACGATTTCTAACGGCGAGTGCCGTATGAAATATAAGCCATCAATAAGCCAGACGGAGGACAATACATAGAATGAATAGTACGTGAATTGATTTAAGACAATAAAAAGAAACATAAGTGATTATCAATGAAATAAAATTACATAAAGGAGACTTGATATGGCAGATAGAATTTTTAATCTTCCTCAGACCCGTGGTTCTTTTGAGATGGCTGGTAAGGTCACAGGCACCCAGCGTAGCAACTTCTATAACGAGAAGGAGACCAAGAGTGGTGCTATGCGCCGTGTTCTGAGCTTTGGCGTTCAGACTTCCAACGAAAATACTTTCTATGTTGATCTGGCTGGTATGCCTCGTGATAAGGTTTACTTCTTCCGCCGTGCCGATAAGGACAAGGGCATCGAGAAGGATAAGAAGGAAGTCGCGTGGAAGGATCGTCTGACTTATGTTGCACCGGAAGGCTATGATATGATTGGCGTTAAGGTCGGTGTTACCAAGAAGACAAATGAGTCTGGTAAGGTCGTCAATGATAACAAGACTCTGACCGACTTCGATGCAACCAAGGAGATTTCTGAGAACCTGCACGACGGCGATAACGTGTATGTTCGTGGTAACATCGAGTACAGCACTTACAATGGTAAGCACCAGATTCGCTTTGTTCCTACTCAGGTGTCGCTGAGTTCTAAGGAAATCGACTTCGATGCAGAGGGTTTTGAGGAACTGGCTCTGTTCACTCAGACCATTGTGTACACTGGTTGCCGCAAGAGCGATGAGGATGATGAAGTAGTTGTTGATGCCAAGATTGTGAACTACAACACCATCGAAGATGCCGAGTTCTTTATTGACTATAAGGCAAACGCTCAGAATAAGGTTCTGGCAGACTCTATTCGTAAGCGTCTGAAGTCTTATACCAGTTTTGAGTGCTTTGGTCCTATCGTTAATCAGCAGAAGGTTGAGGAAGTTGAGACCGAGAATATCTGGGGTGGTCCCAACAAGATGAAGCGCCAGAGCACTCCGGCGGTTCGCAAGCTGTATATTGAGGGTGTTAATCCTGACTCCTTTGATCCGAACCCCGGCGAGAAGGATGCAGAGCCCACTTACACTGAGGACAATATCTCCGAGGCACGGGCAAAGATTGCTGCCAATGCTCAGGCAAAGAAGGACTTCGACGGTAAGGCCGCTGAGAACGACACTTCTTGGTGGGGTGATTCTAACAAGTCTACTGCAACTCCTGTAAACGAGGAAGAAGATGACTGGGGACTGTAATTTTTAGTCTTAGCTAAGTAATACAGGATACAGAGAGGGCTAGTTATGCAAAATACTCTTGAATATACTGCCTATAATGGCATGAAGTTTTACATTGTTTATATTGAGACGCTTGAAAAAGAGCCAGAAGAAGATTCTCCCATGATGTCTATTTTGTTTACTACGCATCCTGAGATTATTGAAGAAGCTATAGCTTATGCGGAATGTAATGATAATGCTATTCCGGTAGGGTGTAAGGATATTCTGGCTGATAGTGTGGATAGCATTACCCGCCAGTTGGATTATATTGCTCATGCAGTTGAGACTGGTGATCCATGGTATGAGTGTTTGAAAGTTTAATAAAAGAAAAGTTTTATCGTATTTATGCTAAAATAAATGACGTAGGTGCGATAAATAATTTTAATAAAAACGGAGGAATTTACATATATGGCTATGATTCGTAAGGCAAATGCCATTCGCAAGAAAATTAAGATTCTTGTCTATGGCGAACAGGGTACTGGGAAATCTCGTCTGGCTATGCAGATGTGTTATTTGAAGAATGCAGATGGCCGTCCATTTCGTGTTTTATATATTGATACCGAGAATGGCTCTGTTGACAATTACACAGAGGAACTTGAGGCAAACGGTGTTGATCCTGAAAACCTGCTTGTTGTATATACGCAGTCTCTCGCAGAGGTACAGGATTTCATTAAGACTGTTGCTGACGATGAAGACTTTGAGTATTCGGATGGAAGCGTAATTCTCGATGCGGATGGTAATCCATTCCGTGCTGATGCGATTGTTGTTGATTCCACGTATATTTTGACCCTTACTTGTAAGCAGGGGCTTTCGGAATTCTCGAAAAAGCGTGCAAAAGTAAAAGCAAACGCACAAGGTTTGACTGGCGATGAAAAGGCAGTCAAGATTGAGGGCGCTGGTATGGAGCTGAAGGATTACCAGCAGTTGAATTTTAAGGGGCAGTCTTTGATTCTGGATCTGAATGCAACTGGTGTTCATTATGTTGTTGTCTGCCGCGAAAAGGACGAGACTGAAAACAAGATTGTGAATGGTTCTTCTGTCAGCGTATCGACTGGTCGAAAGATTCCTGATGGATTTAAAGGTCAGGGTCATAATGTTGATACTGAAATTCGTCTGTACAAACAGAACGGTGCGCATCTTGCTTATTTCGTTAAAGACAGATCTGATGTGCATCGAGACGAAGAAATTGTTGAAGATCTTACCTTGCTGGAATACCAAAGCCTTATCTCTAATAGTGCAAAGAATAAGGATTTCGTTATTAAAAACGGACTGAGCGATGCAGTCAAGACTGAAATCAAGCTGAATATGCGTGATCTTGGTCTTGATGAGAATGAAATTGAAGAATCTTCTGATGTAAAGAAAGAACTTTCGCTTGATGAGCTAAAGGCCAATCTAAGCAAGATGTTGTCTGATGCATCTCCGATTAAGAAAAACGCAGCAAAGAATGCGGTTGAGGAAGCTGGCTTGTCTACTCGATTCCGTTCCATGACTGATATCGAGGAACTGAAGAAGGTTGCCGCAATCATGGAGAAGGAACTGGCTTAATGGAGCTTACCCGTAAATGTATGATTTGCGGGAAGAATGTTTTCATCGAGCGAGACCGTAGCACGTTTTTCTACGACAAGACTGGCTTTTGCCATAAGGATTGTTTTGTAGAAAAAAAGAAAAATCAAAAACGCCCTTGGACAGATGACCTGCTAAGGGCATTTTTTGACAAAGTGAAGCCCGCTACGGATAAAAAGGTCGATGATCTTCTTTCCAAAAAGAGAGAACAAGACCACAATCGTGAGCTTGCACATATCAAACAGGAAGAAAAAAAGATTCTTTTCGACCATATTCGAGATACATACGCCCCGGCGGTTGTTCCGGGTAGCTTCTACTCGAAACTTACGCAGTTGATTTCCGGTAATTATTACAAATATAGAGGTTCGATTCCTCCGCTAGAACTTTACGATATGTGGGTTTTAGCGAAACCCCGACTAGATAAAATAATTGCCGAGAAAGAAGCAAAAGGTTTTGATATGAGTCAGCGATGGAATTATGACTTGGCTGTTTTGCTGGCACAATATCCGAGTTATCTCGAACAAAAAGAAAGACAAGCTTCGATTCGTAGTGAATGCGAAGGTAAAACAAAGGAAAACCTGACGGAAACGGTACTGAAACGGATGAAAACAGTACCAAAACAGAACAAAAACGAGAATGAAATTGATATAAATGCAATTCTCGATGAGATATAAAAGCACGAGGGAGGTGGATGAGTGGAACTCATTTCAAATATCCCGAACGAAATTCTATTTGTTGGCGCAATTTACAAGCATCCTGACTATTTGGTCGAGTATGGGCATTATGTCAAGAGCAAGTACGATTTTGCCGATGAAGCAACAAAATTTTTCTACGATTCAGCGTTAATTATTTACGAAACTCGGACTCAAGAATTCAATAAAACATCTGTTTTAACGTTTATGGCTGAAGACGAGTCCAGATTGTCCCAATACAAGCGGCTGAAGGGCTGGTCAACCATTGAATACTACACGAGCCTTGCGAATGACGATGACATCAAGGGATACTTCAATATCCTGAAGAAATATTCGCTACTTCGTGAGTATCAGAGAAACGGATTTAACATTGAAGGAATCTTGAAGCATCGACAGTTTGAAATGTTTGGTGCTCAGGACATTTACAAATTGATTCGTGGCAAGGCTGACAAAATCAATACGGTTATTATCACAAACGATGATGCTGAAATTTTGAATAATGGTCTGCTGCCAATGGTCAATGAACGTCTGAGTGTTCCTGATATGGGCTTGCCGTTCCAGCATCCTATCATGAATGATTTGTTCCGAGGATTGAAGCTGGGCACTGTGATGTTCAATGGTATGCCATCTAACGCTGGTAAGACTAGATATATGATGGCGATTGTTGCATACGTCACATTGGTTCAGAAGCAAAAAGCTCTTCTGCTGCTAAACGAGATGGATCTCGAATCCGTCCGGTACTGCTTACTGGTCACAGCTATCAATAATCCTGAGTTTCAAGAACTGCATGGTCATCGTTTTCATAAGGATGAACGAGAAATCACCCTTGGAATGTACCGTGATGCAAACGGAAACTTCATTTTCAGAAAGCAAAATGAGGATGGGGAGTACATAGAAAGCATTGATGAGTTTACAGCTCGTGTCTACGAAGAAAGCGAAGAGTACCGCAATGTGCTTGATGTTTGCCAGTGGATTGAGAGCGAATCACAAGGCTTGATTATCGCAAAGGATGTTTCTGCTGATTATAGTGATAAGTCCCTGCGATTTGAAATCCAGAAGGCAGCTCTTACTCAGGGAGTTAAGTATGTGTTCTACGATACTCTAAAGAACGACATTGCATCTATTGGTGAATGGGCAGCGTTTAAAGTCACAGCCACAGAGCTTGAAGAGATTGCGAAAAACCTGAAGATCTTTATCTATGGTAGTATCCAGTTGGCCGAAAACGCTCATGAGTATCTTCCTGATGAGCTGAATTCAAACAACATTGCTGAGTCAAAAATGATTAAGCACGTTGCTTGGACAATGGTTCTATTCAAGGAGATCCCAAAAGATAAGTTTGCGAAGTATCAATATATTTCTCATGACCCTGAATGGGGCGGTGACTGTGCCCATCGGTTGAATCCAGATAAACGGTATTACGTCGGAAACATCGATAAGAACCGTTTTGGCGAGAAGAAGAAAATCATGTTTGAAGTGAATTTGAACCAGAATGTCTGGAAAGAGGTCGGTGTCTGCACCAGAAAGTAAGGAACTACAATGGTAAATATCGCAGATCTGAAAAATTACATTCTTGAAGAACAGCAGATTGAGCCGATCCTAGAGGAGCTTGGTTGTCATCATATTAGTCACAAAGCTGGATATTACCAGTGTGCGAATCCAGATGGCGACAATAGAACGGCACTCTGTATTTACGAGAATGAAAATCTTACTGCGGTAGATTACACACGAGACATTGCCAATGGAAAGACCAGCTATGATTTGATTTCTGTCGTCCAGTTTTTTCTGGAACTGTCTTTCCCAAAAGCCATCAAGCAAATCTGCGAATGGGTTGGGCTTGATTACTATCATAACTTTGAGGAAGACCTTCCTAAAAGTATGTTGATCTTAAAAGAGCTTATCGCCATGCAAAATGAAGGTGAAGAACACGAGGATGACCGTCCGATAGTCCCCATCTCTGAAGCTATCCTCGGCTATTATAAACCTCATGTAAACCAGATTTTTGCTGACGATGGGATATCTTACGAGACGCAGCAAGAGTTCGAGATTGGCTTTGATGAGCTGACAAATAGAATCACGATTCCAATCAGAGATGAAATTGGTACTCTGGTTGGTGTAAAAGGAAGATACTTTGGTAAACCCCCAGAAGGTGAATTGAAGTATCTGTATCTTGAGCCGTGTGCCAGAAACCGTATTCTGTATGGCCTGTACAAAACAGAGCCCTATATCAAGAATAAAGGTCTGGTATATGTCGGTGAGGCTGAAAAGTCTGTCATGCAGATGTGGAATATGGATGTCTACAACTGTGTGGCGACTGGCGGTAAGAAGGTTTCACAGAATCAAATTGAAATTTTAACACGTCTTTGTGTTGATATTTGTTTCGTCTTTGATAAAGACGTTCAGCTTAGTGAGCTTATGGTTCTCGCCAATCGATTTGTCGATGGCGTAAGTGTGTATGCTGTAGTAGATGATAAAGGGATTCTGGATGAAAAGGAAGCCCCGACTGATAATCCTGAAAAATTTAAGGCATTGATTGAGAACTGTGTTAGGAGAATTAAATGAATGTAAAACTCTGGAAGGGGAGTAGGAACGACCTATCAGACCCGATTGGAACGATTATGGAGAATAGAGGAGTCGAGGACTATAAGACCTACATGAATCTGGATGATTCTTGCTTAAATTCTCCGTGGTTGCTGGACAACGTGGAAGATGCCGTCTTGCTGCTGAATGAGCACTTTTTGAAAAAGTCTACCGTCTCCATTCTTGTAGATTGTGATGTGGATGGTTTCACAAGCGCATCAATGATGTTCCAGTACCTGAAGGCGATTGATTTTTGTGGGAAAATCAATGTTCTGCATCATAGCGGTAAAGAGCATGGACTCTCTAAAGAAATTGAGGTTCCACCTGAAACTACCTTGCTGATTATTCCTGACGCTGGCAGCAATGATGTTGAGCAGTGCAAGGAACTCCATGAAAAGGGCATTGATATTTTGATTCTTGACCATCATATCTGTGACAGAGAGAATCCCTACGCAGTAATCGTTAATAACCAGAATGGTACATATCCTAACAAGGAACTTTCTGGCGCTGGCGTGGTGTATAAATTCCTTCAGGCTGTTGATGAAGATAATTGGACTAATGTTGCAGACCGATATCTTGATCTAGTGGCTGTTGGAAACATTGGTGATGTCATGGATATGCACTCGCATGAGACAAAGCGCCTTTGCACGAAAGGTCTGGCACGAATTGTAAATCCGATGATTTGTGCTCTGGTTGAGACGAATAGCTTCAACATTAAGGGTGACCCGACCATCAATGATATTCAGTTCTATATCGTCCCGATGATGAATGCGCTGATTCGTGTTGGCTCATCTGAGCAAAAGAAGCGGATGTTCCGTGCAATGGTCGGTGAAGAACAGACTTTCCAGTACACTCCGACTCGTGGTAAGAATGCTGGTGCCACGATTGATGAAACTCTGGCGCAGCATGTGGCTCGTGAGTGTTCCTCTTGCAAGTATCAGCAGAATAAAATCAAGGACAAGGCTGTTGGAGAGCTCCAGAACTGGATTTCTAAATATGGGGCTGATAGAAGTAAGATTCTATTTTGTAATTCCACTGGCATTCTGGACAGTAATCTAACTGGTGTTGTGGCAATTAAGTTGGCTGAAATGTATGCGAAACCGTGTGTGCTACTCCGAGAGATGACTTGTTCTGAAGAAGAACCGGACGAGAATCACGAGTATTTTGGTGGTTCAATGAGAAATCCTGACGATTCTCCGATTGAAAGCCTAAAGGAATTCTTGATGAGCACCGGAGATTTTGAATCGGTTCTTGGTCACGACAATGCTGCTGGTGTGAAAATCAAGAAAAAAAACGTGCCAAAGGCTATTGCAGACTGTGATGAGCTGCTTAAAGATGTCACGATGAACAAGGCAATCGTGGTTGACTTTGATTTTGATTACAATAAATTGAACGTTGCATTGCCGAAAACGATGTACGAGATGCACAAGGTCTGGGCGCAGGGTATTTCTGAGCCGTATTTCTACATTAGAAACATTCCGCTTGTTCATAGTGGATGTGCTCCGATGGGCAAAAACGGTAATATGTGGAAATATTCTGATGAAGAAAAGGGCATTGATTTTGTGTGCTTTGCAGATAATGACCGGATGCTTGGTTGGATTAACAATGACTTTTATGATGGTCAGGAAGAGAAATACATCAATGCGGTATGTCGGTTGTCTTTGAATCAGTATGGAAATAAGGTCACACCGCAGGCACAGATTGTGGATTTTGAGGTGATTTGATATGGGAAGTTGGAAACGTGCTATCGCCATCGACTTTGATGGCACTCTCTGTGAGAATAATTATCCCGATATTGGTGAGCCAAACTGGAATGTAATTTATGAAGCAATTCAGGAACAGAAGCATGGTGCGGGCTTGATTCTATGGACTTGCCGGGAAGGAAAGCTCTTGTATGACGCAATGGAAGCTTGCTTCGATTGGGGCATTCAGTTTGATGCAATCAATGAGAGTCTTCCTGAGTGGAAAGAGCATTTTGGAACTGCTCCTAGAAAGGTTGGAGCTGATGAATATTGGGATGATAAGGCTGTAAAAGTAAAGAATGGAGAGTTAGTTGACGATGCTAACTTCTGAACAGTTTGAGGCTGACGTTAAAGAATTTATTGCAGAATGCCAGAGCCATCCAGTGCCGAATTTGTCAAAAGATGATCCATGCGAAGGGTGTCGCTTTGAGAACTTTTGCGATAGGTTTTATCCGGGCGATGGTAGTACATGGCATTGGAGAGTTTATGAGAGGGGTGAATGAATGGTTTACATTACAGGCGATATTCATGGTGATTACAATCGGTTTTTAGAATTGGAAAAGTTTTGCCATGAACACAATCTTGGAAAGAATGACTGGATTGTCTGCCTTGGCGATGTCGGTTTGAACTATTACGGCAAGGACGACCCTCGCGAATGGAGTATCAAGACTATCGCCGCAGATATTCCTGCAAATCTGTTTTGTATTCATGGCAACCACGAGCGCCGCCCGTCTCGTAAGGATGGTTATAGGACAAAGGAAATCAGTGGAGATATTTGTGGTAAGGTGTGGTATGACTCACATTATCAAAATCAGTATTTCGCTATTGATGGTGAGGTCTATCAGATTCTTGCTGACAGGGAAGTATTAAACTGTCTTGTTTGCGGCGGAGCCTATTCTGTAGATAAATATTATCGGTTGGAACGTGGCTGGAATTGGTGGCCGGATGAACAGCCTAATGGGAAGACTAAGAAAAAGATCTGGAATATTACACACGATCCTCAAATCGATGATATTGATGTTATGCTCACGCATACCTGTCCATTCCGGTTCATTCCAACTGAATTATTTATCGGTAGTATTGATCAAAGCACAGTAGACCAGTCAACTGAAATATTCTTTGATGATATATACGAATGCTATCCTAACGATTGTAAACCATTCTGGTACTTCGGCCATTTCCATGGTAACAAGTACACCGATGACTATGTGATGCTTTTCAACGATATTATTAAGTTTGGAGATAAGAGGAAGGAGTAAGAATGTCAAGTAGTCTACATACGCACTCGAATTTTTCTCTGTTAGACGGGTACTCTTCTCCTGAAGAAAATCTAAAAAGAGCATCTGAACTCGGTTTAAAGGCCGTTGCTATTACGGAGCATGGTGAGGTGACAAGCTGGCCGTACTACTCAGAACTAAAAAATAAGTATCCTAGTGTAAAACTTCTTTATGGTATTGAGGCATACGAGTGCGAAGACAGGGAGATTAAGGACAAGAATAGTAAATACTGGCACTTGATCATCATCGCAAAAAACGAAACTGGTCGTCAGGCAGTCAACCGCTTATCTACACTCGGTCACCTTCATGGCTTTTATAGTCGTCCTCGTATCACAAAAGAGGATATCGCTAAGGAAGATACGAATAATTTGATTATCTTGTCTGCTTGCTTGGCGAGTAGGCTGTCCAGAACGGATGACTACAACACTTGTATCAAGCTGGTTCAAGAGTATAAGAGCTTATTCCCTCACTATTATCTTGAGGTTCAGGCTCACGCAAATAGTGAACAAGCAAGATATAATCAGAAAATCATACGGTTGGCAGACGACACTCACACAAAAGTAGTTGTCACAAACGATGTCCATGCTGCCACAAAAGAGGATCTTCATTATCAAGACTATTTCCTTCGTATCGCTCATGATACGGAAACCGCCGCAGAAATCTATGAAGGATGCTACTTTATGTCTCGTGATGAGCAGCATAGAGTCCTTGATAATCAGATTGGATACGATGCGGCAGAATGGTGTATCAATAATACTGACGAGGTTGCTGATCTGTGTGATGATGTGGATATGCCTTGGCATGAACCGGAACTTCCCAAAATTGAGATTCCGCCACAGTATTCTAATTCGGCAGCTTATCTGAAAGACCTTGTAAAAGAGGGATGGAAGAAACGTAGCATTGATAAGTTTGATGTAGAAAAGCAGAAAATCTATCGAAAACGTGTTGATGATGAGTTGTTTGTAATCGAGAAGAAAGACTTCTGTGACTACTTTTTGATTCTGGTCGATTACATTAACTGGTGTAAGCAAAACGACGTTATTGTTGGCCCAGGGCGAGGTTCTGCTGCCGGTTCCCTCGTGTGTTATTTGATTGGTATCACGCAGCTTGATTCAATTAAATATGAACTTGACTTCGGACGATTCCTTACTATTGAACGAAAAGACCTTCCTGACGTTGATGTGGACGTTAGCGACCGTGCGAAGGTTGTTGAGTATTTGACACACAAGTATGGAGAAGACAGAGTGGTTCAGGTTATGAACATCGTGTACACTACTCCGGTCACTTCGATTCAAGACGTTGGTAAAGTTCTCGGCTTTCCGTATACTGAAATAAGAAAAATCAGCGAGAAGTTTGTTCAAAAGACATGGAAGGATTGTCTTGAAGCCAACCCGGAAGTGGCTGAAAATCCGAAGTATAAGGAACTACTTGATATCGCAAGTCATATCAATGGTCGCCCACGAGGATATGGTATCCATGCTGGCGGTGTTATTGTCTGCCGACATCCTTATTATGAGTATATCGGCATTCGGCACGGCACTGACGGAGAACACGTTATTTCTGTTGATAAAGTGATGGACGAGAAAATTGGACTCGTCAAGTTTGATATTCTTGGTGTTGCGTCACTGGTTGCCATCGATGAGGCAAAACGTGAAGACAACATTCCAGACTGGGAAATTGATATTAACAATCCAGAGTTTGAAAACGATAAGGCAACTTACGATTTGATTTGTTCCGGGCGGACAGACAATCTATTCCAGATTGAGTCTTCAGGCATGAAGGATCTGGTTGCACAGCTTCAGCCGAGGTCGATTGAAGAACTATCCGCTTTGATTGCACTTTATCGTCCTGATGCGATGCCGTCCATTCCTACATACGTTGATTGCAAGTACCACCCTGAACACATTCACTACTTCCATCCTGACATGGAACCAATTTTCCGCAGCACTTATGGTGTGAACATCTATCAGGAACAGAGCATGAAGCTCACGAAGGTATTTGGTGGTCGAAACGACGCCGGTGCTGATAGAATGCGTAAGTGTTTGGCAAAGAAGAAACCTGAGAAAGTCAAGGAAGAGGTCGAGCTTCTTTACGATGAGATTCTTGCAAACGGATACGATAAAGCAACCGCCGAATATATTTGCGATGAACTGTCAACGAAGGGCGGCTACGGATTTAACAAGTCACATTCTCAGGCATACGCTGTTATCTGTCTTCAAACTGCATATTTGAAAACCCATCATCCGCTTGCGTTTTTTAAGGCAATGCTAAACCTGAATAAAGCAAAGGTTGGTAAGGTCAACAAGATTATGGTGGATGCACGGTGTTTTGGCATTCAGATTCTTCCTCCGAGTATCAATCGTTCCGGCATGGACTTTACTGTATCAAATGGGAAAATTCTATTTGGTCTGTCTGCGATTGGTGGTGTTGGTAGTACGCTTGCCGATGCTATTATTGCCGAAAGAGATAAAAATGGAAAGTTCAAGGGTCTTGATGATTTCACGAATCGTGTTCGTGCAACAAAGGCACAGATTATTGCACTGGTAAAGTCTGGTGCCATTCCTACAAAGAATAAACGAGCATTCTTGGAAAAGTACATTGCGAGTGGCTTGGAGCAATCTGAGTTCAAGCCAGTAAGCACGCTTCCAACAAAAGCTGTCTTGCTGAGTAAGTGGGATATTGATACGGAGCACTATAAGGTGGGTAAGAAGGTTGATAAAGAAACTGTCTTACGAATCTATAATGAAAAGCGCCGTGTTGTATATGAAACTGAAAAGCTCAAGAAAAAAGAAGCATACATGACTGAGCAGTCAGAGAAGTATTTGAAGGACGAGCAATTCTGGGAGTTCCAGACATTACAGACGTTCATCATCGATAAGAATCCGTTTGAAAAGGCATACGAGTACATTCAGGATTTCTCAGAGATTGAGAGTGGTGACTCTTGTGTGTTGGTTGGTATTATCGCAAAGATTCAGAAAAAGAAAACAAAGACTGGTATGCAGTTTGCGTTTGTAAATCTGTATTCTGGTGATGGCATCATTGAGCTAACTGTGTGGCCGAGAATCCTTTCTGATTATCAGGATTTGATTGTTAAGGGAAGTCAGGTAGCTGTGCTTGGCAAGAAGGAAGATGATTCGCACGTTATTGCGAATGACTTCAAGCCTTACAAGCAATGGCTGCATGATAGAGAGATAAGGTAAGAGGGTTGTAAGGTGGCAGATAAGAAATTTAATGAAAATATGATCCGTTGTTACATCAGGATAAAACGAGTCTTTTATCCGAAAGATGGGAAGGAGGTGGAGCCCGGCGGCTTCGCCACTTTCTCTGCCGAAGTGGTAAAAATCAAGCAGGGAAACCCTATCATGAGCCGATATAGTGACCTCCGACTGAAAGGCAACGTCCCTAGTCTTGATATGGATAAGACTTATTCGTTCTGTGGCGAGTATGTTCACCATGAAAAGTTTGGTGACCAGTATAAAATCGTCTACATGAATGAGTTTCAAGAGATTACTGACCCAGAAGAACAGAAAAGCTTTCTCCATTTTATCTTAACAGAACATCAGTTTGAGATGCTTTATGAAGCATTTGACAATCCGTATGAGATCATCAAGAACGGTGATATCAAGTCTCTTTGCACTGTTAGTGGCATCACGGAAGGTCGAGCACAGAAAATTATCGATGCCTTTGAAAATAATATTGATAATAGCGAAGCATACACGAAGCTGATTGAGTATGGTTTGACTCCCAGTGCAATCGGGAAACTTGTTCATCAATATCACGGTGCAGACACTCTGGTTAGGAAGATTGAAGAGAACCCTTATGTTCTGATTGACGATGTATATGGTATTGGATGGAAGAAAGCTGACGCTCTTGCATTGAATATGGGATTGAAGCCAAACTCTCAGTTCCGAATTGAAGCTTACGTCATGCATTTTCTTGCCGACCGTGCCGAAGAAGGCAATTCTATCATCCCGGCAAACCAGACAATAAATAGTTGCATTAAGGAACTTGGCTTGGATGAGGGTGACCAAGAGGTTATCAAGAGAGCACTTTTCCATCTGCACGATGTCCGTGAAACGCTTTGGTGGAGTGATGATCGTCAAGAATTTGCTTTGACCAGAGTGTGGAATCTGGAAAATGAGATTGCAAAGGAAATTAAGCGTCTGGCGGATGCACCTGTTGAGCCGATTGGTCGAAACATGGACGCTGCAATCGATGAGGCGGAACGTGCTCTTGGCATCGAGTACACCGAGGGGCAGAGAGATGCTATTAAAAAGGTATGCTCTAGTAATGTCTGTATCTTGACAGGCTACGGAGGAACCGGTAAAAGTACCGTTGTCGCTGGTGTCCTAAAGGTTCTTCGTGGTAAGTCGTTTGCCCAGACTGCACTCTCTGGTCGTGCTGCTGCTCGTATGCAGGAGATTACTGGTCAGGACGGCAAGACAATTCACCGCCTCCTTGGTTACGACATTGAAAATGGTGGCTTTATTCATAATAAGAACAATCCTTTAGAGGAGGATATCATCATTCTGGATGAAACCTCTATGGTTGGCGCTAAATTATTTTACGATTTGATTCAAGCAATCGAAACTGGTAAGCGATTTATCATGATTGGTGATGACGGACAGCTTGAGAGTATCGGTATGTGCAACATCTTCAAGGATATGCTTGCATCTAAGGTTGTTCCTGTTGCTCGTTTGACTAAGATCCATCGTCAGGCAGCTAAGTCTGCAATTATCACGGAAAGCATTAAGGTTCGTAATGCTACGCAGTTGGTTCCTTATGGCTGGGCTGGCAATGAGATTCGTGGTGAACTTCGTGACTTGGAGCTTGATATCTATAAGGATGCAAATGAGTCGTTCAACCACATCATCAATCAGTACCGTACCTTATATAATAAGGTAGGGAATGATAGTGCGAAGATTCAGATTGTACTTCCGCAGAAGCTCCGTGGTAGCATCTGCACCTACGAGGTGAATAACGCTATTCAGGAGATTGTGAATCCAAATCGTGGTCAGACCGAAGCGAAGATTTCCGTCTATGGTGATGGAAAGGACAGAGTGTACACTCTGCGCGAGGGCGATCAGGTCATTATCAACAAGAATAACTATGAACTTCATACATACAATCTCAAGACAAAGAAAAAAGAAGAGAAGTGTCCGGTGTTTAACGGCAACCGTGGCATCATTCGAAAGATTGAAAGCAGTTTTATTCTGGTTGATTTTGACCAGTGGGGAACGATCTTCATTCCACATTACTTTGGTGGGAATAACATCTGGGCAACGCTTGAACTTGCTTATGCTTTAAGTTGTCATAAACTGCAGGGCAGTGAGGCTCCGTATGTGATTGTTGGTATGGATAACTCTGCGTACTTGATGTTGACGAGAGAATGGCTCTATACGGCCATCACTCGTGCTAAGAAGTATTGTGTGATTTGTGCTGAAACTCATGCTCTTGATCGGGCGGTAAAGACTTCGAGAGTTCCATATAAGCGGACGTTCCTGAAGGAATTTTTACGGAAAGAATTTTCAGAAAAGCATTGACAATTATATAAGCATCCTGTATAATATAGCTATAAAAAGTCTCCATCTCGGAGGCTTAAAAATCTCTCTTTAGCTATATAATACAGGATACGAGAAAGAAATGGCTTGCTCGTAATGGCAAGCCTTTCTTTATTGGTTGTAACTACACAACACAGGATGCATGAGGAGGCTTTATGACAGATAAGGAGCTCATAGGTAAGCTCAATGCGATGGTAAGGGCATTACAAAGCACGAAGAAAAAGACAGACAAAGCCCGCATTTTACTGGATGTACGAAAGGATTTCGGAGATGAGGCTGACGAGCTGATGGCCTTCTTCCGATTCTTGCTTGATCCAGCAATCGTAACTGGACTGTCGGATGCAAAAATCAATAAGCAGGTTAATGCCAAGCCTGAAATTGATATTCAGTATCTCAGTTGCGGATACCTTTATATTACAGGTGCTGGTCACAACACTGGTTCTGACGTGTCTATCGCAACAATCCAGAATTATTTACATAAAAATCCTGAGCACGAAGAATTCTTGAAACGACTGTTTACCAAGAACCTGCCGATTGGCGTGGAAGCAGCCACCATTAACAAGGTATATGGCGAGGAAATCATTCCTGTCTGGGAAGTTCAGCAGGGATATCCAATCGATAAGGTGAAACTGAAACCCGGCATCTGGTTCAGTCTGAGCCAGAAGATGAACGGCAATAGGGGCACAATGTATCGTGGAGATTTAATTTCTCGTCAAGCGCAGAAGTTTGAAGGACTCGACCATATTAAGAATGATCTGCTCGCTCTATATGATGGAGGTGTGGAGAGGCGAGATTCTTTGGTGTTTGATGGCGAACTCATTTATAAGAACCCTGAAGGAATGTCGGACGGAGAGGCGTTTCGTTTCGGCACTGGCCTACTTAATTCTGACAGCAAGAACAAGACTGGAATTAAATTTGTGATTTTTGATGTAATTCCTGTTGTAGAGTTCGACTGTGGAAAGTGTGCTGTCCAGTATCAAACCCGCCGGGAATGGCTAAATTGTCTTCGTGCGGAGATTGCTCGTAAGAACCTTGAAAACATCGAAATTGTTCCAATGGTATACGAAGGTACTGACCAGAGTGTGATTCCGAAGTGGCTTGATTATGCTGTGGCACATGATTGGGAGGGTTTGATGTTAAACACGAGCGTTCCTTATCAGCGTAAGCGTCATACTGGTTGTCTTAAAATCAAGCGTTTCTACACGGTTGACCTTCGCATTACTGCAATCGAGGAAGGACAGAATCGGCTGGCTGGTACGATGGGTGCCCTAGTTGTGGACTACAAGGGCAACGAACTTCGGGTTGGTTCTGGCTTTGATGACGCTACGAGAGCTGCCGTGTGGGCAAATCTTGATGACTATATCGGAAAAATCGTAGAAGTAAAATACAAAGAAAAGTCATGCGACAAGAAAACTGGTGCTGAATCCCTGCAATTCCCGACCTTTGTAAGATTTAGAGATGACAAGAATGAGGTGTCTTATGGCTGATGTAAAAGATTGTCCGCTGAAGTTCGCCAGTTCTGGTTTATTTTACTACAAAGATAAGTGCAAATGCTCAAAAGAGAACTGCGCATGGTGGATTGCAGTTGATAGGCGATGTGCGATGGAAAGTATTGCGTGTAATACAAATCATTTGAAATATATTGATGATTTTGTTGGGCGACTACTTGACTTGTATGCACGATAAGGTGATAAACAATGCCTAAAAATAAGTTAAAAGATTCCTTTTATTGGATGGGCAAAAATGGTAATGAATGTGATGTGAACTTGCTTGATAAGTCTGTTGCGAAAAGAATTAAGGAAGTAAAAGAACATCTCAAGAATGTTCCTTCTGGCAAGGCTGACTTCATGTATATCTCTGCAAAAGAATCGCTTATCGCCGGTTTTGTAAACGAAGAAGGAGAACGGTTCATCTTCATGGCAAGAGATTACTGGGAAGCGGATTATGTTCCGGGATGTGGGTGGATAAAAGTGGAGGATGAAGATGGTTATTAAAGAAGATCAGGTTAAGGATTTTATTGATTTTGCAAGGAAAGTTGGGTCAGCAAAAATCTGGATGAGATTTTAGATATGATTGATGTAGAGGAGTCAAGAGATGAATCTTTCAAAGAAGACAATTAAGTACATCCTTCGGATTCTGGATAACAAATGTATCGAGGTTCCTACAAAGGCATTCGCTTATAGCAATGGTGGACGTAGAATTTTGACTCGTGATTTTGAGCCAAAGGAGTCACACGGAATGAATGGCTGGCAAAGAATCGTCTATGTGCCGTCTGAAGGATATTTTTACGGAATTTATAACGGGCAGACAAAGGAAGATTGGGATATTCCAGACATCTGGTCTCCTGCCCAGCTTGCAGATTTATGAGGCTTTACAATGTTTATTTTAACACAGAATAAAACAGGAGTTGTTAATACAAATGAATGCTTTTCTATTCGTATAGTGGAAAACACAACGACAATTAGAGCTTATGGACCCGATTCACACACATGGTTTCGACTTGGCTATTATCAAACTACAGAGAGGGCAAAGGACGTAATTCAAGAGATTAACACTGCTCTTTGTGAAAACCGTATTGGTTTCGATATGCCGGAGGATTAAAATGCTACTTTTAACGAAAAACAAAGAAATCGTAAATCTTGACCGTATAGCTATCATTGATACTGCAAGCCTTAATATTTACGCAAGACAGGGAAATGGTGAGCGTGGAATCATTCTTGGAGGATACGATTCCGAAGAAAGGTGTAAGAGTGTTATTTGCGATATTTTTTATTGCTATAAGTTAAATGCACTTGCTTATATTATGCCAAATAACTAAAATGAATGATTTTAAAAAACTAGCCATCCCAAAGAAAGAACGACTTGAAGTTCAACTTACAGATGGCACAGAAGAACACAATATATTGTACATAATTACATCTCTAGCCACTATTAAAGGTGCTGAGATTTTTAAAAATTTTCGTTTGTATTCTGTAGGCTCCGCCGGGGAGCTCAACTTATTAGAGAAGCGAGACGGCGATCCCTACTTTGATAAGCTGAAAGGAACAGAATATGAGTAATTCAATGAATCGAGAAGACCGGCGCAGAGAGCAGCGTAAGGCACGAATCCTTGCCCGGCGAATCAAAAAGGCCGGTGGTCCCGACTTTCTGGCTGGGATGCCAGTTGAAGAGTGGGAACCCAAGATTGGTGATGAGGTCACTATTAAGGTAAAGAGGATTCAGGGTAAGAAGGATTTCTTCAAGATGAGTCCGCAGTATCAGGACTTTATCAATAGCCTTGAAGACGGAAAGCCTTACAAGATTACCAGTACCGGTATGAAGGGTCAGGTCTACGGCATTGATGCACATCCTTATTTTCAGATTTGGAAGGGTGATATGGAACCCTACAAGGAGTCCTAATGAGGATGTACTTCAGGACGGATTATAAAGAGTGGGGCCCGGCAGAAGCCACTTTGCAGAAAGGACGCTGGTATAAGGTTCTTTGTGATGCTGGCGACTTCTACATAATTGACAACAGACCAGAAAGTAACAAGTGCGGCCTGCGACTAGGAGAAATATCGTTTGTTGATAAAGAAAATCTCGAAGATGACGTCTATGTCGTGACCGGAAAGAGTGAAGAATTTGAGGAAGGAGGTGGGGCGATATGATTGGTATTGACCATCGTGAGCAGGGTCGTAAGGAACGAGCCCTTGCAGAGTATTATAGAACCTTAGCTCGATATCCTGTCGAGTGTGGAGAGCCGATTACATATCAGTTATCGGAAGAGCAGCTTAAACAGGTTCTCTGTGGAGAGGTTACCGTGGATGAGTTGATTGAAAGAGGTGAGGTAAATGAAAGACAGGATTAAGATGTGGATCGCTTTCATTAAGATTTTTAAGGATTATCTTATTGCGGTCGGAATCATGATTGTGTTGTGGTTGCTGTCTTACCTTATTAAATATGGAATTTCAGTATCCAGTTTACCGGATTGGTTTAAGTTTGCACTTCTAAAGTAATGGAGGATTAAATGGTAACCGATATTCTTAATAGAGAGATTCATATTGGCGATATGGTGCTTAGAGCTAGAACTCGAAAAGGTCGAGGAGTCCTTTGGAGTATTCATAAAGTTGTCGCCATTATGAACGTAATGATTAAAGTTCAAGACGGAAAGTACACAACGAATGTTGCACCAAGGAATTGTATCGTAATTGACGAGAGTGACATTCCTGAAAACTGGCAGGACGAATATTAAGGAGAGTTGAATGATTGTTGATTTAATCGCGTACACACAGCGAGTGGTTCCTACAAGTGATAAGAATCCTTTGGATATTGTGGAGGAAGCTGCGAGTATTTGTTACGATTCTTCAATGACTGACGATTATAAGATTGCCAAGGGATGTAAGGCAAGCGGTCACTATTCTGTGCTTGAACACATCAACTTTACGTTCTACGTCAAAGATGTAAGCCGAGCACTTCTGGCACAGATTAGTCGTCATCGACATATTAGCATGAGCTGCCGTAGCCAGCGTTATTGTAGTGAGGATGGGTTTAAGTATGTGAACCCGTTTACCGGTGAAGATGCTGATGTTTTCGATAATATGATGTCTGACATTGACACCGATTATCAGATCCTCAAAAAGTATCACAACGCCAAAAACGAAGACGCCCGTGCGGTTCTTCCGAACGCTTGCTGTACAGAGTTTTACATTACGATGAACGCTCGTGCTTTGATTGAGATGAGTCATCTTCGGCTTTGCTCCAGGGCTCAAAAAGAAATCCGCGAGATGTTTACAGAAATGAAGAAGGAAGTTGCACAGGTTTGTCCCGAAGTAGCAAACTGGATGGTTCCTTCCTGTGAGGCCAATCCGAAGTATCCGTTCTGCCCAGAAGGTCGTGGCTGCTGTGGCCGTCATCCTCGGTTGGCAGATGTTTATAAGCCTATTGAAAAAAACAAGGAGGTTATTGATGCAAACACTTGACGAAATTAAGAAGAACGTCGAGCACCCGTCTTATTACGGCGGTGCAGACAATCCCTATGAGGCTATCAAAGTGCTGCGAGAGTGGCAACTGGACAAGGATGCTTATCTTTGGAATGTTGGTAAATATTTGAGCCGGGCAGGACACAAAGATGGCAATTCTCAACTTCAAGATTTGACGAAGGCACGTTGGTATTTGGACTATAAAATCCGGCTTTTAGAGGAACAGCAGAAGGTTGCTGAAAGTGTCATAGATACGCTAAAGAAAGTTCCTAGTGAGGTCGCTGATAAGCTGACTACGACGCTAAAGAAGGACATTAACGATTATTTTTATGATCCAAATCTCGGCGGTGTCTGCCATGATTTGGTTTATCGTCCTGATGATTCATTTAAAGAAAAACTGGCAAAGGCAGAGCCGACGTGCAGTATTGAAACTGCTGTGGTTCCGAGCGCTCATAATGATACTATGTCTCCAAATAACAAAGGAGTTAATAAGGTTGACCATTCGATGCTGAACTCTAAAGTCTATGCCGATGATGTCAAGTTTTAAGAGGTTTACATAAATGAGATACAACTGGAAGTTACCTATTATCGTTATTTGTGTCGTGTTGATTTCCATTCTTGGCATGACCTTTATGGTGCAGGGGCCTAAGAACACGGCCATCTCTTATGAAGAGCAGATTCAGGAAGCTAAGTCTGGCATTGAGATTCAGGAGAAGCGTAGAGCTGATCTGATTCCAAATCTGGTTGAAACCGTCAAGGCTTATGACCAACATGAGTATCAGACTTTGATGGATGTTGTGAATGCTCGTGGCGCTTCCGGCCAGACCGCTCAAGAGATTACGACTCAGATTGCAGCTATTGCGGAAGCATATCCTGAACTGAAGTCTAGCGACAACTACAAGGAGCTTATGAATGAGCTATCCGTCACTGAAAATTTGATTGCAAACTATCGTGGCGATTACAATCGTGTCGTGAAGGAATATAAGCAGAGCGTTCGTAAGTTTCCGAACTCCTTTCTGCTGGGTCTGACTGGATATGAGGTTCAGAATTATGAGTATCTGTCCTATGAGGGGAATGAGGCGGCACCGGCAGTCGGTGACCTTTTTGGAAATCGGTAATGCCGAAATTACTTATCGTGAATTGATTGTCAGTGTTGGTATTGTGTTCATTATGCTGATACTTGGTAGCGTTATCGCTGGAAATATCACCAGAGATTCGCTTGAACAGAAAAAAGAATATAATACAGCAATTTCGATTGAGTCCGAAAATATGTTCGATTATGGAATGAGAACCAACGTAGGTAATGCGTTTTGCCAAGGCGCACTGGAAGCAGTAGATACCGTAAGCGATCCACGTATCGACGGTCAGTGGATGTATATCTATTGCGAAGAAAAGCATTACACGATGCATACACGAACTGTCACTACTACGGATAGCAAAGGCCATACAAAAACAAGAGTCGAAACGTACTGGACTTGGGATTATTACAGTTCAGAAGAACACAATTCTAAGAATATTACGTTTCTTGGCAAAGAATTTGAGTATGGTGATATCAAAATGCCATCCAGCAAGTATCTGACAACTGTACAAGTCAGTTCTCATGTGAAATTCGAGTTTTATGTCAAAGATGTTCATTATGATGGCACGTTGTTTGCAAATTTGAGCGACGAAAGTATACATAATGCACAATTCATTAAGGATAAAAACATCGAAGAAGCACGAGATTATATGATTTCTGCAGCTGGTACACGAGTGATTTGGTTTTATGTATTCTGGATCGCATTGATTGTAGCTGTGGTCGGAGTTTTTTATGTGGCCGAAAATCGTTGGTTAGAAGATTAAGAGGTGATTGCATGGAATATGTGATTAAACGCGATGGAACGAAAGTTCCTTTTGATAAGAGTAAGATTGTAAATGCGATTGAGAAGGCGATGAATGATTCTTCAGATCCTGTTGACCACAAGCTGAGTGATAGTATTGCATCGGAAATCGCAGCCATTGACTCTACTATGGATGTAGAAGCGATTCAGAATGCAGTTGAGAATCGCCTTATGCAGAGTGGCTATTACGAGACGACTCGTTCCTATATGAATTACCGGTATCTGCATGGTATTGCTCGCAGTAATTACAAAGAGTTGATGGATGCAGTCGAAGAGAAACTTCTCGGCAAAAAGATTGATAACCAGAATGCCAATGTTGATGAAGCATCTTTTGGCGGTCGTATTGGCGAGATGAGCCGGGTGGTTTCTAAGCGATACGCTCTTGACTACTGCATGTCTAAGATGGCTCGTGAGAATCACGAGAACAACGAGATTTATATCCACGATCTCGATAGCTATGCAGTTGGTATGCACAATTGCTTGAGTATTCCGTTTGATGACCTGCTTGCGAATGGTTTTAACACTCGACAGACTGATGTTCGCCCTGCACAATCCATCAGTACGGCATTCCAGCTTGTCGCAGTCATCTTCCAGATTCAGAGTCTTCAGCAGTTCGGCGGCGTGAGCGCAACACACTTGGATTGGACTATGGTTCCTTATGTACGGAAGAGCTTCCGTAAACATTATAGAGATGGTCGAAAGTACATTTATGCAGATGGTCCAATCATCAAAGGGCTGGATGATGAAGTAACTCTCGCGGAAGACGACTTTAGTATCACCAACCCGATTTTTGAAGGGTATTACCCGAAAGCATATCAGTATGCAATGGACATGACAAAGCGAGAATTGAATCAAGCCGTTGAAGGCATGTACCATAATCTGAATACACTCCAGTCACGTAGCGGAAATCAGCTTCCGTTCACGTCTATCAATTATGGCACATGTACATTGCCTGAAGGCCGAATGGTTATCGAAGCATTGCTAAATGCTTCCATTAAGGGTATCGGCAAATTACATAGAACTAGTATTTTCCCTTGTGGAATTTTCCAGATGGCTAAGGGAATCAATCGTGCTCCAGGAGACCCTAATTATGATATGTATCAGCTGGCACTGCGTTCCACTGCACAGCGTCTTTATCCTAATTATGCCAATGTCGATTGGAGCGGCAATGAAGGATACGATAAAAATAATGTAAAAACGTATTTTTCGACGATGGGCTGTAGAACTGCAAATGGTTGGGATGTCAACGGCTTTGAGCAGTTGAAGGATGGCCGAGGGAATATCTGTCCTGTTACGATTATTCTTCCTACTCTTGCAATGGAAGCGAAGGAATATACCATTAAAAACGCTACTGGAGAAGATCTTGAAGGACAGACTGTAGCCAAGTTTATGTCCATTCTTGACCAGAAGTTGCATGAAGCAAAAGATATGCTGATTGAACGCTTCGAGTGGATTTGCTCTCAGTCTCCTGAGTCTGCAAAATTCATGTGGGAGAATGGAACAATGGCCGGATATGACGGAAAAGATATTCGTTCTGCTCTGAAACATGGCACGTTGGCTGTTGGTCTGCTCGGCATGGCTGAAACTCTTCAGATTTTGATTGGAGAAGATCAAACTTGTGATAATGGCCTTGAACTTGCAAAGAAAATTTGTCAGCTCTACAAAGATCGTTGCGACGAATTCAAGCACAAGTATTCTTTGAATTTTGGCGTGTACTTTACGCCCGCAGAAAACCTTTGTTTTACTGCCATGCAGAGATTTAAGGCTAAATATGGTGATATCAAAAATGTTTCAGACAAAGAGTTCTTCACTAACAGTGTCCATGTTCCGGTATGGCGAGAAGTGACACCGTTTGAAAAGATCGATATTGAGTCTCAGCTTGACGGATATTCAAGCGCAGGCTGCATCGCGTATGTAGAGCTCGACTCGACTGTAAAGAATAATCTCGGTGCGCTGGAAACAATTGTGAACTATGCAATGGATCATGACATTCCGTATTTTGCAGTGAATGTTCCAAATGATACCTGTATGGAGTGCGGCTATTGCGATGAGATTGGCGATACTTGCCCTGAGTGTGGTAGCCACAACATTCGACGTCTTCGTCGTGTGACGGGATATCTCACGGGCGATTATACAACTGCTTTCAATCTTGGTAAGCAGCAGGAAGTTGAGCTTCGTGTTAAGCACAATCGAGTGATTCATTAACGTGTAAGTGGTGGGTTGGTGGGATTACATATGAAAGAAATTATTGTTTTCTTTGTGATTGTATGGGTTATCGCCTATTACATTTTAAAAGATAACTACAAAGATTGAGGAGATACTTATGAAGAAATTTATGGCAATTTTTGTTGCATTCCTTATTGCAGTTGGTACGGTGCTTTGTACAGAGCGAGTACATACCGGTTATGTAGGTGTTGTGTATTCTGCAAAGGGTGTTGAGCAGCAGACTATTTCTCAGGGCTGGCACTTTATGAGCCCATTGAAGCATGTGTCTGAGTTCCCAATCACTCAGCAGCGTGTGGTATTCTCTAATGCAGCATCTGATTACGGTGCAAAGGAGCACGCAGACTGGCATATTGACGCTCCTGCAAATGGCGGTACGATTGCAATCAATCTGACTGTAAACTATAATTTCCTGCCTGAGCATGTCGTTGAGCTGTATACCAAGTTTGGTGGCATGGACGGTGAAAGCCTGATGGAGAGCAAGATCCAGAACGATATTATTGCTTATGTTAAGGAAGTCACTCCTCAGTTCAGTGTCATGCAGATTTATTCTGATGATCGCGCAGGTGTTAATACTGCAATCACCAACTATCTGAATGAGAAGCTGACCGCCGAATACGGTATCAATGTCTCTTCCGCTCTGATTGTTGATGCACAGCCGGATGATACCCTGATGCAGAAGATTCGTGCAAAGGAGCAGGCCAAGCAGGACGCAGAGATTGCTGAGTTGAATAAGCAGACCGCTCTGGCTCAGGCCGAAACTGATAAGGTCAAGGCTCAGACGGAAGCTGACGTTAAGATGATTGAGGCACAGGCTGAGGCTGATGCAAATAAGGTACTTTCCGAGTCCATCACTCCTGAACTGATTCAGATGAAGGAAGCAGAGGCACGTTTGAAGCATGGCTGGGTAACTGTACAGGGTGCCGACACCGTTGTAACTAAGGGTGAGTAAGTAGCATCTTATTGATGGAATAAAAGCAGGGTGGGTTGGTGGGATTAAATATGAATAGACTTAGTAAGAAGTTGCAAGAAGAAAAGAAGAAAGAAACCAAGGTCACAAAATACTATCATTACAAGGATGTACAAACACCTTATTGGTTTCTGTATCCGATTCTTATCATTATCTACTGGCTTGAGAGACTCTTTGTTGTCGCAGAGAGGCTCCGTCGCAAAAAGTTGAATAAATGGAGCGATAAGCGGACTGACCGTATCCTAAGATATGCGTTTCCAAAAGTGTGCAGCGTGTGTACTTTGGACAATAGTTTTTATCTTACTTGCCGTGATAATGCATATCTTCTTCACTGGTCGGAATGGAGTAGACCATGGGACTGGTATTATTGCGATTTACACAACCTTGAAATTCTAAATTATCTTGCGTGGAATTTTGAAATGCCCGGATATATGAAAACAACAAAGGAAGAAGAGGATTATCCAGATAACTGGATTACGGTTATATTCAAAAAGGAGCTATAAAATGAAAATTTTTGAAAGAAGGTGATTGGATGATTGCTAAACTTTTGAAACGTCTACTCCATTGGTTCCTTCCCGAATGCAGTAGCTGTGGCGGTGTTATGCTTTACGATAACACTCATAGCTGGCATGATAAATGGCACTTTGTATGTGATACATGTGGTAGAGAAAAGTGGGGTGCTTCATGAGTGTTGAGTCAAAATGTCACTTCAATATTGAGCCTCTGCTTAACCCATCATATAAGGAAGTGCTCATTATCGAAACCGACAATTGGGCATCTTGTGAGATTGTAAATAAAAACACTTATTATGAAGTGGAAAGTACAATAAGGTACGAATACCGCAATAATGAACCAAATGAAACAAAATATCTTGAGGCAAAAAAGATAAATGGAATTCCGTTGAGAAATCTTTGGATAGAAATTCATTCACGATAAAAGTGCCGTTCTAGGAGGCGACTGTATGGAAAAGAAATATGTGAAAATCTTTAAATGCCGTGGGTGTGGTCGCGATGTCATTAAAAATGATGTAGACCTATCTGCTACTGAACAATGGAGTCTTTCTGGAGTATTTGAAGACAAATATAAAGTGGCAGAAGTGTCTGGCGGTTCTAGGCTTTCTGGACAGAACAAATTCCTGCTTCATCGGTGTGATCCGGAGAAGCTTTGTATTTGTGATTTCATTGGATGGAAAGAAATCGAGGCTAAAAATGATTAACGATCCTTTTGCAGAAGATGGCATCATTTCCTGCCAGTGCTGTGGCAGTGGTGAATATCTCTTTAATGAAGATGGTAACCATAATGGTTACTGTGGTAACTGCGGAGCTAGAATCGACTGGCCGGAGGACAACGATGAAGAAAGTAACACTTGAACTTCTGGTTGATGAAATCGACAATGAGAATATCAAGTCTATCGAAGACGATATTCGTATAGAGCTTTCTAATTGTTACCACAATATCGAAATCTCGTCTTACAAAGAGGTTGATTATGACCCACGATGGATTCGAGTAAAAGACAGAGAGCCGGTTGTCAGCAACAAACTCCGCTCCGAAAATGTCTATATCCGATATGGTAACGACGGTCCAGTAGAGATTGCCTTTATGGCATGGAATACTCAGTGGTATGACTTAAATTGTGATGTAATCGACAAGCCAGACTTCTGGCGATATATAACCGAGGATGAGAAGCAGGAATAACAAAATAGAATTCCGCATTTATTAGAAAGGAAAAGTATGTTTAAGACTTTCAAAAATACTGCCGTATGCGTACTTCTAGCAGCTATTATACTGACTGGATGCAGTACAAGCGTGAAAGACTCAGTAGGAAATGTAGCTGTAGAGAATGGATGGTTCTATCGTATCAGTGATACCCCTATGGTATACGACAAGGATACACACGTCATGTATTATTTGTTCAAAAAAAGTGCAGGTAATCAAGGCTACGGATATATGTCTCCTTATTATAATGAGCACGGTCAGATGTGCTACTACGTTGATGGCCAGATTATTCCTGTAGAGGAGGTGGTAATTGATGTTAACTGAGATTGCTTGGCTTCTTGTTGAATCGTATTTTATTTTAATTCTTACAGCAGCAATTATCCGCTCTGAAGAGATTCTATACGATTTCTTATGTAGTACTGTAATGCATGACATCAAACTTAAATATGTAAAGTGGACTGTCGTTGCACTGAATGTTCTTATTATCGTATGTGTGAGTCTATGGACAAAGGTGATTTAAAATGGATACTAGCTTTAATTTAAAGCACGTTCCCGGAAGCTTTGCATGGATTATTGAGCGAGAAAATGCTGATAAAAATTGTAATAAATGTGATGCTGACGGAAATGTGAACATAACATTCATTGATGGCACTCAGAAGAAATATCGTTGTCCTATCTGCCTTGGATATAAAAAGATCGTGAAAGACGTATATCGAATCAAAAAATGTAAAGTCAAGAGAGTGAATATCGGTGCAAGACTTGAAAAAGATGACGATTTGATAATAGCGGAAGAGTCTATTCAATTAGAAGGATTTGATATTAGCGACAACATCGATCCTGATTTTGAGTATTACATTCGTAATATCTATGATACAGAAAGTGATGCGAAAGCTGCCGCAAATAAAATCAATAAAGCACGAGGGAACATTGATGAATTATATGAAGATTGTACCATGTGATATAGCAAATGGTCCGGGCGTAAGAGTCACGTTATTCTGCGCGGGATGTAACCATCACTGTACCGGCTGTCAGAATCCTACCACATGGGACCCGAATGGTGGTCAGCTATTTACCGAAGAAACGCTTGATAAAATTGTAGATTTACTTCGACCTGATTATATTCAGGGGCTTACGCTTACTGGTGGAGACCCACTGCTGCCGGAAAATAGAGAAATTGTTGAGAAAATCGTCCATCGTGTGTGGACTGAATTTCTAAGCAAAAAAGACGTCTGGCTCTGGACTGGATATAAGTGGGAAGAATTGTGGAATCAGGATGGGCTCGTAGCTGACATTCTTGCTGACATCAACGTCCTTATAGATGGGCCTTTTATTGAAGCAGAAAAAGATATTTCACTTCCATACATGGGAAGCAAGAACCAACGAGTAATTGATATTAAATGGAGTCTTGGGTATAAAGAGCCAACCCTTTGGTGGGCTCCAGAAGAGAAAGGAAAATAATATGGATTTGGGAAACGCAGCTACTAATCTTGGCTATGGCATGAGTCGGATGCCGTATCGCCCCAACATTAAGATCAATAAACTGCACGACGATGCTCATCTGCCGACCTACTGTTCTAAGAATGCCGCTTGTGCAGACCTGTATGCCTATATCGATTTTGATGATGCAACGATGGTAAACAAGAATGGTGACCGTTGTATTATGATTCAGCCTCACGAGACCGTTAAGGTACGTACCGGTCTGCGGATGGCTCCGCCGGAAGGTTGGTATGTCGCTATCTATGCTCGCAGCGGTTTGGCAACCAAGCTTGGACTTGCTCCTGCGAACAAAACGGGGATTTGTGATCAGGATTACCGTGGAGAGTACATCGTGGCACTACATAATCATTCTAATATCCCTCAAATGATCACTCATGGCGACCGTATTGCTCAGATGGCAGTTGTTCCGTTCTGGCAGGCTGATTTTGAAGAAGTTTCCGAATTGGACGAAACTGAGCGTGGCGGCGGTGGCTTTGGATCTACTGGGTGAAGTAATAGAGAGTGTATATGAAGTATTATACTATTGAATCTCATTACGAGAAAGAAGCTCCATTTGGAATTGCATGGCAAGTAAAGTTGTTTGACGGGCATACGCTTTTGAAAGAGTACGACCACATCTTCTATAACGAGATTGCTGGCTACTGCAAGTGTCTTGAGGATATGGGGTTTGTTGAAAATGTTGAAGTGAAACTGGACATCGAAAACGAATTGAAGAAGCTACAGAATTTCCAGAAGAGTATCGATGAGATCACGGCGAAGGCCGCGATGCTGGAAAATCCTGCAAAAAGTGTAGAAACACCTTCAATTAGAACGAAATATTCATTCTGGTAAAAGGTAAATTTTACGGAGGAAGTGATTCTATGGCATACGCAGGCAAAAATGGATACGATGAAGACACGGATATTTTATTTCCGATAGCTACTAATATTATTGGATGGGTAGGTAAAGCAGATAGAGAAGAGATTCTTGATCTCAGTTTTGAACGAATTTCCCTTTATCAAGTAGGGAAGATCCTTGAAAAACTTGGCTATCAGAATATTGATATGAGCGAAAACGAATGGGAAATGGATTACTGGTGGGAGTACGAACTTGCCAATAACACCAATGATATTCCAAGCCTTCCTTGTCGAGTTCAAATTAAAGGAAGTTGCGCAGAGGGCACAATGATGCTTAATGCTTTAGATAACGAATAACTCTAATAGTAGTGGTGGGTGGGAGGAATAAACAATATGAAAGCACATATTCGAGAAGAAAAGAAAACAACTCCATTAAAACTTGGTGAGGGAATATTACTTCAAGAGAAAGACGGCAAAATGTATAAGATCTGCGACACGGCAGAATATGACGAGACGCATACAGATGATGAAGTTATCAAGTTCGCTCTGTCTGAAGAAAACTTACTCTCGGAAAGAGAATTGTGGTTCATCTACGGAGCTAATAACGTGTATGTAAATCGAGACGTAAATATGCATAAGACTGATAGTTTGAAAAATCCAGTAATCATATTTCCGTGCAAGAACTGCGGTTGTACAACTAAGATTCGAGTGGCTTCTTTTGAAAATCCTGATTTGGACATTCCTGAGAATAATGTGATTGCGTGCTATAGGTGTAGAGCGGAAGTTGCTGGATCTGAGTTTATTTCTTGGAAAGAGGCAACTAAAACTATTTTTACTGTGGAGGTGTCAGATGGCTGTTAAGATTGTCAAGCACGGCCATGAGCCAGAATCTCAGAAATTTGCTATCGAGTTTAAATGTCCTTATTGTTATTGTGATTTTTATGCCGACGACACATTTGATTCAATCTACAAAGACTATTATACCACAGCTGCTAATTTCGAGTTGCGATACACTTGCCCTGAATGTGGAGAAACCGCTAAACAAATCGATATTGCAGATTACAATGAGGTATTCGGTAAACCAACATTTTTTGAGTGGCTAAGAGCTATTTTTGAGACACCATTCGGTAGGTATTATAGGATTCAAAAAATCTTGAAGAGTCTGAGCGAAGGAGAAGAATAATGGCGATTAAAATCATTCAACATAAAAAGAAGTCTGTAAGATTCGCTCTGCACTTCAAATGCTGCTGTGGATGCGAGTTCTGGGCAGACGATAAAGAGGTTTTCGATTATTGCATGGGAAATGATATCGTATCACAACATCTTTGTTGGAATGCGTATTGCCCGGAGTGTAAACGACTCGTCCAAAGTGGAGAAAGTCCTGTGCCGAGAGAAAAGATTTTTGATGATTAAAATGTATGTTTTAAAGTGTGGTGAACGTAATGGAAGTTTGGGAACTAAATCTTCTGCATGATGGGGATACAAAACAAATATGTGTGTGCTCTGACGAGCAACCACTATTTGAAATGGCGATCGATAGAGCATTTAATTTATTTGCAGAAATAAATGAATGGCCGCTTAAACAAGAATATTGCCATGCTTCTATAAATGTAAACGTGCAGCTTCGTTCTATTTTTGTGAAAATCAGTACACAAGACGACAATACAGTTGAAATTTGGGAGTATAAATGGAGTTGTATTTACAACGAATCTTGTGAAAATAAGAACTTCAATACTTTGCATCAAAAAATTGTTTCTTGTATACGTGACGTTCCAAAACTATTTTATGATTGGGCGGAGAATTTCTGTTGGAAAGCGAGAAAGAATGGCTATTTGCAATAAATGTTTACATAAAGAAGTATGCGCTTTTAGGAAGAAAACAAGAGATAGTTGCGCCGAATCTTGCGAAAACTTCCTCGGTTGGGTCAAGGTCATGGATGAACGTCCGGTCCTTTTAAAAGATAACGTTGTAATAAGTGATTATGGTCTGTCATTTATTGGATATTATGATTACAACAAAAGAGATCGAGAGCACTTTTACGATGTAAACGCCCTCGAAAAAATTTATGAATGTCCATCTTACTGGCTGAAAGGACTTAATTTACATGAGCAGGAAAAAATCGCTAACAAAGAATACGAGTGTAGGAAATCCAATATGGGACAAGTATGAGATTGTGGGAGTCTCTTTTGACACATCAAATAATCCAAACAAGAAGTTCTTCAAGCCGGTTTACATAATGCCGGATGGAGATGTCGTAACTTGCGATGGAACTCACGATTTCAATTATGATCCTAACAAAGAAATTCAAATTGTTCCAAAGGAATCTATCCCATTTTATGGCAAGCCAACAGAGCCTGCTGTTTATTGTGATGATGATGGCAACTGTGTGGATGTTGACGGTAATCCTCTCGGTATGAGATGGGATGACTTTATGGAGAAACAGTTCCGAACGGTAAATAAATAACGTATCATCGCTATAGAAATTAGAAAATAATACGGTAAAACTAGACTTTTATGAGGTAGATTGAATGGACGATAGATTTTCAATCGAAAAGAATCACTGGGAAATACAAAATCCAGAATGGGAAAGCTATTCTCATTTCATCTGCACTAAAGACCATTATTGGACTGGTGTACACGGTATCAGCAACTATTTTCTTCAATATAAGAATTTTGACAGAAGTAAACCAGTCGAACGATTTTCTGTAGAATGGCCGAACTTCGTAGAGCACATGTGGTTTATCCATTGGCGTGGCCCATGGGATTATATTTTTGCTTCATATAAATTATCCGAAATCAAACGATTTTTAGAACTTGATATTGATGCTATTAAAAAGAACCATTGGCCGGATAACCGTTGCACTTGCTACAGTATTTATGACTACGTGACGAAAAAATGGTACTATTTTAAAATCGAAAATTTGGGAACGTTTTATGGATGCACGTGGCCGTTGGGTGATGATACGGGGGAGGTGATTAGTTGTGACTAAACAAATAGGCTATTATAGATCAGACTGGTACATTATGGGCATCGACGGAAAAAATAACAATGCCTGTATCTCGCATACAGAATCGCAGCTTCGATATACAGTTCCAAGGTCGCCAGAATGGACCATCAACGGATTGGGTTTTGCTTACCTTAGAGAACATGGATTTGAAGATTATCCTGAACTCTATGGTATTGTATTCTATGATATGGAGTGGTGGAGACGAAAACGCTATCCGGGTGACTTTTATGTAGAGATACCAATTTGCGATTCGTGTGCGGATACCTTTCATTTAAAATGGCGTTGTAAGGAATTTCGTGTACATCAGTGGTCTAACTTGAGAAAAGAAACAAAGTGGGTGAAAGGCAGAAGTAACTACACTATTTGTGAGCTCGCCCATAAATTACCACATGAAGAGTTTATTGAGTATTTGAAAGACAACGGCATCTATATTGTAAACGAAAGTGGTGTTGAACTTGGATGGTAATAACGAAAAACTCACCCTTGGAGAAAAGATCTTGTTTTTGACAGTTGGTGTGCTCATTACTCTTGTTGTTGGATATTTTGTGTGGGCGATTGGCGACGGTATCTATCGTCATTATAATCCGATTGAGTGGACTGCCACTATTGAAGAACTGGAACCGGACATCTACTATGGTATCTAATATTCCAGCAGAAAATTATGAGATGCTTACGGTTCTTTGCAATGGCACTTATATGAATATCAAAGGACATATAAAAATTGTATATGATAGCAACGCTCCATATATCGAATATAAGTCAACCAATACTGTTAACGCCGACTCTGTAATAGTTCATGTTCAAAAAGGACAGATTAAAAATAATGGAGTTAGTACAGTAACGAGGTGATTCTTATGGAAGAATTAGGGTTTTATAAAGGAGGTTCACAATGATTATTGATTGCAAATCTATCGCACAAGATATCAAAAATAAAATCAAGAATATTATCGCAAAAGCCGACTACGCTCCTGTTTTACTTATTTATCAAATAGGGGACAACCCTGCATCTAATGCTTATATTCGCGGCAAGCTGCGAGATTGTGAAGAGGTTAAAATTAAAGCAAAATATATCAAGTTACCAGAGAAAACGACTGAAGATGAATTAAATAAAATGATATTGCAGAATCGTATTTATGAAGAAGCAGATGGCATCATTGTTCAGTTGCCACTGCCCAAACATATCAATCCTAAGAATATCATTATTCCAGATGTAGTTGATGTCGATGGTTTTAATACTACATCTCCATTTCAGCCCTGCACTCCACTGGGAGTTATGAAGATTTTTGACTCCATCGGTTACGATCTGGATGGCAAGAATGTACTCGTAAGCGGTCAATCTGATATTGTTGGTCGTCCGCTGGTTGATATGCTGATTAAGCGGCACTGTAATGTGATTTCTGTAAATAGCACGGGTTCCGCTATGAAGGACACTGCTCTCGAATTTAGAATGGTTAATGTCATCATCTCTGCTGTTGGTAAGCGTAATTTTATCACACCAAGAGGACTAGATCGAGTTGATGTCTGCATTGATGTTGGTATCAACTATGACGAGAATGGCAAGCAGCACGGCGACTGCTCCGACGCTGTTTATGACATCGAAGATATCAAGGTGACCCCTCGTATCGGCGGAGTTGGCCTCATGACCCGTGCCATGCTACTTTATAATGTATGTGTGGCGAAATATGGCGAGCACAAGCTGGAGGAGGTGATTGAATGAAGGAAGTCCCAATTTGGGAAAAGACGACCCTGACGTTAAATGAAGCGGCTGCTTACACGGGGATTGGGGTCTGCAGACTAAGAGCGATTACTGATGATGAAAACTGTCCATTGGTACTTTGGGTGGGGAATAAACGTCTTATCAAACGTAAGGCTCTCGAAAAATATATAGATCAAACGTATTCTGTTTGAAATATAGGCTCTGATGTGGTATACTCATGGTGTCACACCAGAGCTTCTTATATAACGTAAGGAGTTCCGCATCATGATAAGACGTAAAGATAATAATGGCAAAGTTTTAAAAGACGGCGAGAGCCAGAGAAAGGATGGGAGATACCAATATAGATGGACAAACAAACTTGGAAAACGCTCAATAATATACGCCACTTCACTTAAAGAATTGAGAGAAAAAGAAGCTGAAATCCAAGAAAAACTTAATTTTGGTGTAACGTCTATTTCAAAAATCACAGTGTACCAATTAGCAAAAAGACATCTCGAAGAAACAAAACTCACTATTAGGCCAAGCAGCTATAAAACAAAATCGCAGAATTTGAAAATCTTTCAGAATCACCTAATTGGGGAAATGAATGCAACTGATATTTTAGTGCGCGATGTAAAACAATTTGCACGAGAATTGGATAACGAAGGATATTGTTATACAACAATCAGAGATGTCATGTCTTTAGCTAGACCGGCATTTCAAGAAATGTTTGATGAGAATATAATTCCTAGAAATCCATTCGTTTTTAAATTAAATACAGTTGTCAAATGTGACTCAAAAGAAAAAGAAATATTAACAGAAGAGCAGTATCAAAATCTGATCAAGTTCATGAAATCTAGTCGAGTATATAAAAGGCATGTTGGCATGGTGATGCTTTTGCACGAGACAGGACTTCGAGCAGGAGAATTATGCGGGCTAACAAAAAAGTCATTTGATTTTGATAACAACACTGTTACTATATCTCATCAGATGGTGTACGATGGAAAGAGCGGCGGGCTGTATTTAGCACCTACAAAAACAGAAAGTGGGATAAGGACTATCCCATTGTCTAAAGACGCCATCATTGCTTTTGAAGAAGCGATAAAACAACGACCGATTGTAAAAGCAGAGAGAATAATAGATGGGCAAGCCGACTTCTTGTTTATAGCAAAAACTGGAAGGCCCTATACGAATAAAAACCTTGTTAGAATTTTTGAAGGACTAATCAAAGCCTATAATAGTTGCCATGATGAACCATTGCCTGAAGTCACTGCCCATAGTATGCGCCACGAATATTGTACACGGCTTGTCAAAGCCAAGATGGATGTTAAATCGGTTCAATACCTCATGGGACATTCGTCGCCCGATATAACCTTAAAAGTGTATACTCATATCTTAAAAGAAGAGACCGAAGCAGAGGCAATCAAACAGTTTAATAGGATTGTTTCCTAATTATTTGACACCAATTTTGACACCAAATCTTCAAAAGATATATAGACTTACAGAGATTTGCATAGAGTCCATTTTGGAATGGCAAAAAACGACTTCGAAATAATGTCGCAATATCGATAAATATAGACTTATAGAGATTTGCATAGACCATCTTGAAAAAAAGTAGAAAGTAAGGTATAATATACCTAATTTTGAAACTCACACAGATAAGCAGGAGGTCTTACC